TTAGTTCTTGACTTCGACTTCGTTGCTTTCCATGAAGTTTTTGATCTTGGCCTCCGACCAATAGAGTCGACCGCCAATCTTCTTGGCCTTCGGAAAGAGATTTTGACGTTGCCACTTCCACAGCGTCGTGCGCGAAACCTTGAACGTCTTCATGATTTCTTTCTGGGTGAGCAATTTGTCGATCATGTCGACCGCCCCCCGAGCTTAGCCAGCGACTTGATCAAAACGTGCCCCGAATTGCAATTCGGGTAACGCTTTGCGACATCTTCCTTGAACTTCATGTAACTTTCAGAATCCAGAATCGGCTGATAAACATATATCGTATTACTCACTTTATTTTCCTTATCTCAAATCTCTACACGGAATCACTATGTTTCCAACAGCGCAAATTTCATCAACTTGAGCATTGTTTTCTTTCTGTTGTTTGCTAAGCGAGCTTCGATGAAATTGAGCGCCATCCACGCATTCAACCAAATATACATTCGCTCCACTCATAAATGGAAAAATAAACATTTTGTATTTATCCGGGCCATTATTCTTTACGCATAAATCCGCAATCCTTTGAATGTCTTTATTTTTAATAGAAACGTCACAGCCCGCCAATAAAACACAGCACAGAATCACCGACAGTTTTGACCTCATTCTTTATCTCCGGTTAATGTGTCTCTGAAACGAGAAAATCTAGGATGCTGAAGAGACCCGTCTTCAGTTTCTTCGTGATATTCGACCTCAATCAATCTGCCCAATACTCGACCTTTATACTCGGCGTGTCTTTCGCCAAGCACGACAGCCCTTTGCTTTAGAAGCTTTTTCTTGACCCGAATCGACTTCTCTTTGAAATCGAGTTTCAGCTCCTTCAAATCCTCCAGAATTGCTTCCAGAAACTCGTCACGACTGTTGCCGTCGCGCTTGACCGAATAACCGCCGCCGACCTTCACGACGACGCCGTTATAGTCGATCAAAAGACCGCCCAGCGTATTCTCGAACTGTTTCCCGAGATCGCCGTAATAAGCCCCGATAACGCGCACGTCCGCCGTCTGTTCTTTCTTGACCTTCATCCATGAATAACTGCGTTTCTTTTCGTAAAGATGCAACGGATCTTTCACCATGATGCCTTCCTGACCCATATCCCACAGACGCTGCGCGTGCGCTTCGATTTCCTGAACCGAATTGGCCTTCCAGAGTGGCAATGAATAGATCGGGGTGCCCTTGAAGTGATCCCGAATCGTCTGTTCGAGCCGAAGCCGACGACGGGTGTAGGGCATCGGGCATCCATTGTTGAATTCGTCCAGTGTCATGATTTCGAAGACGTGATATTCGGCATCCGTGACCTGCTCGTTCTTGCGCCGAAGCTCCGATGACGTCTTCTTGAAACTTCCGGTGATGACTTCGCCATCAAATACCATTGGCAGATTGCCAAACGCAGATTCGACGCCCTTCAGAAGCGGCTGCTTCAACATGTCAAAAACCGTGAAGGGAATGCCTTCACGCGAGAGAAAATCGACCTGCCGACTGCGCACGTCGATCTTGGCGACAACTCGAAATCCGTTCTTCTTGGGTTCCACCACGACCGGGAAGCGCTTCACACGCTTAGGATCGAAGGGGTGCGCAAGCATCACGCCGAAAGTCGGAATAAGCCCTTCCTTGAGATTGTTGACGCTGGCGATGCCAACGCCGCATCGAAGGTCTTTCTTTAAGATGCGAATCAAGATTTGACCCGACTTGAGACTCAGTCTTTCGAGCTCGGCGCGAACGCTTTCGCGTGCGGCATTACCGGTGAGTCTCCGAGATTCAAGCGCATCCAGAAGATCGTAGGTGTCGGTCGTGAAATGACCTTTGCCATAAGGTATCTCGTCAAGATCGGCCGTGTCGTCGATGCCATAGGTCTTGTACGGGTTCAGCGCGTAATCGACGACCTTTACGAAAGACTCGTTGTCGAGCAGCGGTCTTAACCGCTCAAGTTTGGCGTTCCCCGATACGCTCGCAAGATCCACAAGATGATCAAAGATTTGATCCGAGTTCATTATTGTTCTCCGATTGACAAACCAATTAACCGATCGATGCCTGCTTGTTGATTTCCAACTGCCGGCGAATGAAGTTCAAAAGCGCGATCGCCTCTTTCTTCTTACCCTTAGCCGTCAGTTCGCGCACCTTCTGACTCAGTCGAGTCAGCTCGGCGTTGGAATAGGTTCTCGTCTTTTTGTTCACCAAATCGTTAACTGCGCTTGCCATGTCAACGCCCACGAATGACTCGGGCTGAGGCGTTTTCGAAACTGGTGCAATTCGCGGCGAGATAATGTCACGACTGACTGATTCTTTCGGATCGAGAAACGCAAAACCCCGGCGATAACTCGGGCTGCTCTTATCAATCCGAATCTCGGATTCGGGTTTTCTCGGGCGATCGAGCGTGCCCTGACGCTGCAGGTAGTAGAGCGACCGACCCTTTTCGACCTCCTCCTGTCGCATTTTGAGCGCGAGGCAGGCGCTGCAGCCGCGCTTGATCGCATTGGCACAGGATCGTTCGTCTGACGATTCGGCTTTGTATACTCCCGCTTTTGCCCGGGCGATGAGATAAAGACAGCTTCGATAATACCGGCGCTGTTCGTGAAAATCGCACCAAAACGTGTAGACGTTGTCTGTCTGTTCCGATCGCTCGATCGGTGCTGAAGCCTCTGTCATGTGTATTCTCGCTTTTTGTTTGAGACGTGATGATAAAGCGCGAGTCTCGGGCACTGTTTGGGAAATCGCTTCTAAGTCCTTACCAGGTTCCGTAGTGCGCGGGTTTGTCCTTCTTGAGCCGATTTGTCTTTTCCTCGAATTCGTCCGCCTTACGCACTTGTCCCTCGCGCCGCGCATTCGCCTGCTTTTCGGCTTCGATCGTGCGCATCTCCGCAATTAGATCAAAGGCTGTAAAGCTGCTAAGCAGCTTCGCCCAACGATCACCTCCAAAATCCGCAATGAGTTGATCGAAGTTGGGGTCCGTCCCGCGAAACCCGATGCGATATGTCACGTCGGATATAGCCTCATAACCCCGATTCCTTCGATGATCGCTCAATTTCCTGAAAAGATTCTCCGCCTGAAGATCCTCCTCTACCGAGACGTCGAACCGACCGACCAATCCAACCTTGCCCCATCGCCTTGCGATCAGCGATCGTCCATCGCCAATCGGAATGAGTATTAAGTGATAATTCTTCGTTTTGCCTTTGTGTTGAAAATAGGCCATTCGAACATTCAATATCGTCTCTTTCATAATCCCTCCTTTAATCAAAATCTCGTTCGAGCATAGCGTCGAAACGCTGGATACTCAGCGGACACTCAACAGAAACAGCGTGGCGCTTTTCGGCGTCATGACGATCGCCTGATCGATTGTCTGCAGTAAGGTATACGAATCGACTTCGTTCGGGTCTTTGTCGGCCGGCAGCCGCGCAACCTTTGTCGTAAGCCCGAGCTTTCGAACTTCGAGGGCTGCGGCGGTCGCATCTTTAAGAGCTTGAATCTCGCCATCCCATAAAAAGGTGATCTCCTCCAGACCCTCGCGCTTGAGCTGAAGCAGGGCGCCGAACTGATCGTCGCCTTGACCGATCGAAAGATGCTTACCAAAGGTTCCGACCACCGCGCGATCCCGAAATGCCGGATCGCTGTTCAAAGCAACCTGAGTCGCCATGACGTCGAACACCCCTTCGCAGACGATAAGGCGCTTCACGCGCCGGGCATTGTGGCCGTTATAGAGATATCGACCGGTCGAGGCGAAGCCGGGCGGAAAGAGATATTTCTTCTCGGCGGTGCCGGTAATGTCGCGTCCCTGAAACGACACCAGATTCCCGTCGAGATCCAAGACGGGGATAATGACTCGTTCGGCATAGGATTGAATTCGATCGAAACCATTCTGCCTGTAGCGAAAAATGCCGTTCTTTGAATAACGCAGATAAAAATACTGCGCCGTTTCGCCATCGATCCCGCGTTGTGTCAGATAGCGAAGATTCTTGCCTTGATAGGGCAGCTCGACCGATTCCGGCAAAATGAGATCGCTCGTTTCGAAAATCACATCCCGTGCGATCCTTTTTACCCGCCAGCCCATCGATTGCGCCAGTTTCTTGAGCATGTCGAAAAACTCGCGCTTCGATAGCTGCGGGTAAATCGCCTGAATGAAACTGTATTTCGAGAACTTTGCCTCACAGCTTCCCGAAAAGCAGTTTCCCGCCCCGGTCTCGGCGTTCAGATAGACCTTCCACTTACTACCGCCGCAGACCGGACATTCCTTTACATTAAGCTGCTCGCCCGATCGCCCGGGCGTTAGCTTGTAATCGATGCCTTCCCAATCCAAAAACGCCTCCATGTCGATGGCATCGAGCCATTCTTGAACCGCGCTCATGTCACGTCACCACAAGGGATTCGAGAGCTCGATTAAAGGCGCATCGACGACCTCGACCGGGGCGGGAGCATATGCCCTTGATCGGGCCACTCAGAACAATTTTCATTCGTCCTCCTTCGCCAGCGCGGCATCGGCGATCTGGTAGATGTCTCCCAGCAGGGCGGTGAGTGCATACGGATTGGGATTCATCGCCAAATTCATCGTGCTTCGGCTCAGGACCTCTTCCAGCGCCTCTTTTAGTTGAGTAGCCCTCTCCGGCAGGTCGTGCCACGAATGCCAGACGCCGTCGGGCGGCTCTCCTTTCAAGGCCGCAGCAGTGCGCGTCAAGAGGTGGCTGAGCTTCTCGCGGATTTCGTCAGACTCCATGAGGTCAGCGTGCAGCCTTTTCACCTCAGCCCGCAGCGTCTCGATCTCTGCCTGCTGCGCGTCCCGTTCTTCCAACAGCGCCCGGATGGTGTCGGGGTCGCAGGCGGCGATGAGGGCGGCGTTGGCGCGGGCGTTTGGAAACGTCTGTAGGCGCTCGCCAAATCCAACGTAGTCGTCTGGCGTGACATCCTCGTACAGCGTGCATATGATAGGATCATCCCAGCGGCGGCCCTCGTTTTCCGGCAGGGCGACAGTCACATAGGGATAGCTATCGCCGTCGATCACGCGCCTAGAGCCAGGCGTCGGCTCCATCGCCAGCGCGTCGCGGATTTCCTGGTAGCGGTCAGTCATTACTTGCCCTCCTTGTGCATGGCGGCAGGGGCAGCATCACACTCGGGGAAAACACCGTACTCGCTCAGTGAGCCGCTTGGGTCATACCGGCGGCGCTTTGGCTGGACCTGGGTGATACTGAGCAGGCGCTTCTCGTAGATGCGCACCTCGACAGGCCCATCCGGGATGTACATCGCCGCGTAGTGGCGGGCCTCAGACTGGGCGGAGGCATAGTCGGCTTCTCTGCCACCAGCCTGCAAAACTCCATCCTGCCACACCTCGTACTCGTACTCGGCCTCCGCCCGCAGCATGGCTTCTACGCGGGCTACACCATCCACGATTCCCTCGCCGGGGGCCAACTGCGCGGCCGCCCATATTTCATGCGACAGCGCCTTGAGGTTTTTCTCGTAGCGGTCAGTCATTGCTGTTCTCCTTTGACAGCGCGGCCTTCATCTTTCGCCGCATGTTCCAGTAATCGCACGTGCACACTCCGACCGAGTGGTCGCACGTGTCCATATCCTCATCGAGCCAATCCAGTTCGTTGTCAGCGTCTTTCAGTGCTTCGCGTAGGCGCTCGTTCTCAGCCTTCAACGCTGCCAGCGCCTCGCGCAGCGCGTCCACCTCCGCCCGCAGCGCCTCGATCTCGGCGTCCACGTCTGCGGCCAGATAGTAGTCGCCGTCGTCAGCACGGACACACTCGGCTACGTATTCGCCAGTGCCGATATACACAGTGTCTGGCTCGTACCTTGCAAGCGTCTTGATGGACGCCACAGGTTTCTCACTCATGGCTGGCCTCCTAATGAACATTCATTCGTGCGGCCAAGTCTTCGATGGCAGCGGCACACTCGGCCCCGCACGCTAGCCTGTTTTCCTTCGCCAGCGCTTCATCATCCAAGTCCTTGCAAACCCGCGCCGCCTCTTTCAACACGTCGCGCATGTCATCTACATATTCTTGTGCAGCACGCCGGTTGCCATCCCACCGACGCTCGGTTTCTCGGCGCAACTCACGCATCAAGTCGCGGATGATGGCCGCAGCGTCCGTAAGCGCCACGAACAACACGGGATCGCTTTTGTACTGCTCCGCTAGCTTGGAGCAGATGTGCGCATGGTCGTCCGCCAGCCAGTCGCGCTCTAGCACGGCAGGCTGCTGCGCGACGGTCAACTGCGCCGCCAGCCGCTCGATCTCCCTCACCGCGCACTCGTAGTGCTTCGGGCCCCAGCCCCAGCATTCGTCTTCGCGGTCCTCCGGGCCCGCCAGAAGCATCAACCCTTTCGGCGTCTCGCCGTCGTTGAGGATCGGCCCCGGCGTGTGCTTTGCTTCTTTCTTCATTGCTGCCTCCGCTCTGTCAGACGTATACAAAACCGCTCTCCCTGGTCAACTTGAGCTTTTACAAGCTCCGGCCTTCAGGCCGGGGTGGTTGACACTATCGACACACCCGAACCGAAGCACGATGCCTTCGAAGTCCTTCTCGTCAACACCCTGAAGCGCTAACCGCGCTTGAGTTCTTAAAGCCGCATCATTCCCTCCCCAAAACCTTCTTTACGAACTGCATACATTCCATGTCCTGAGTCACCTTCAGCGAGAACTTGCCGCTCTGATTCCGACTGGACGCGAAGAAAAGCCGGGCTTCGTTTTTGGCGCGCTCTTCCTCCGTCGCGTTGATCGAAATCGTCAGGTCCGCGATACGAATGATGTTGAAGTCTTCGGCGACATTGATGTCATCCGCGACCGTCGCTTTTGCGCCGTCGCGATTCGTCTGCGCCGCAGACAACACGGCAGCATCCTCCTCTTGCGCAATGGCGCGAAGACCCAAATGAATTTGTTTTGAGTTTTCGATCTTGTCGGTCGTGTAGACTTCGGGCGCCATGATGCCGCCGTAGTCGGGCACGATCAGATCGAACTTGATTCCCTTTGCCTTGTAGCGTTCCAGAATGCGCCTGAGTCCCGAACACTTGAGCGTGCCGGATGGATATTCCTCGATGTAGAACTTGCCGGGTTTCTTGGCTTTTGCGACGTTTCTCACTCGAATATCGGTGTCGACGATGCGAGTCGGAATTTCCATTATCGGCACTTCCGCGATCGAGGCGTCGACGCGCTCGGAGACGATTTCGGTCGAGACTTCGAGCGTCAGCAGCAGAACATTGTGCCCCGCAAAAGCCGCATTGCGCGCAAAGAAGGAAAGAGCGGCCGATTTGCCCTTCTTGGCCGCGCCCATGATCATCGACAATTCGCCCCGGCCCCAGCCCCTGTGTTTCAGGCAACGATCGAGCTCGGGGATGCCGGTCGTGATGCCGCGCGGGGCGATCTTGCCGGCTGCGACATCCTTTCGATACTGGGTACGATTCTCGATCTGTTCGAAGTATTCGTACTCCTGCAGTGCTTCGGCGGCGCCAACCATACTGGCATTTTGAATCAGTTTCTCGATCTTCTGAAAATCGCCCTTTTCGAGATACTTGACCGATTCGATGATCGCGTTTTCGTAGGCCCTATGTCTTGCGAACTCAGCGACGCAATCGACAACATAAGGGCCATCCGCAATATTAACTTCCTGAAGCTCCTTGAGCTTGTCTTTAATCTCGGGCACTAAATCGCTTCGAATTAGTTTCTTGGCGATTTTCTCTTTCAGAATATTGACGAGCGATACGACATCCGGCACACGGCCATAGCGCGAATAAAAATCGATGCCGATATCGACGAGCGTTGCTTCCGCCGCGTTTTCGAAATAGTCGGGACGAATGAGTCCCGACGTCCTTCTGTTGAAATCGACGTCTCGAATGATCAGTGCCGCTATTTTGGTCTGAAACTCGGCATCGAAATCATATTTCTTGGTCATATGGCGCGACGATTAAATATCGATGTCGTTAAATACCAAAACTGACATTATCGAAGTTGACTGCACTCGAATTCATATTCCCGGATTTGAAAAAACCGATATCGTGCTTAAAAATGCACACGATATCGCCCTTAAACGTTTGAATTGTTATCGAATATTTGTCGTAATCCACCAATTGCGCTCGAACAAATCCGGTCTCGCAAATATTCACCGCATAAAATTCAATGAGCTTATTTTCCGAATCCAAAATCTTTTGAAGCACGGCTTCGTGGCCGGTTTTGACGACTTTTTGGGGAGGGTACTTAAGCTTTAGCTTTCGGCCGCGCTGTTCCTGCCGTTTGGCGAAGGTCCGCTGCAGATTGCGCTCGGCCTCGTCTGTCGAAATTGAGAATTTGCGAATCTCATTCATGACGTTCTCCTTTGTTTCTAACTGTCGAGTGCGTCTAGTCTAAATAAATCAGTAATGACTGACAATGCTTAACAAAGCATTCCCGATTCAAAGCAGCGTTTCCCGATAAGCTCGCCTTAAGATCGCTTCGTCAAAATACTTTGCTGCCTCGCTCTCGGCGATCAGAGGCTTTCGGCTGAAGCCATAGACGTAGTCGGCGAGCGCGAAGTGTGGGTTGGCACGAGTCCTGATGCGCCGACACAGCCAGCCCTGAAACAGCCGATGCAGCGGGTCGTCGAGCGATTCCGGCTCGATAAAGAAGGGGTGTTCCGGCAGTACAATGCCGCCTTGAAGCTGATCTTTCCAGGCTTTGAGCGTCGCCAGCTTGAACTCTTCGGTTCGCAGGTGATTGGGTCTTGGCAAATAATGCTTCCACTTCGACGCATCGGCGTATCTGAACGCTGCGCGAAAGAAGAAGGAATAGGGCAGACCGAGTTCGTCGATCGTCTGTCTAAGATGTATGAAGGACGCCGCCTCGCGATGTTTAGCGAACGCCGCGAGCGAGTCGCAGCGATTCCCGAAACCCCGACGATATTTCGCCTCTTCGACATCGTGGCGGCGTTTTAGCATGTCCTGATACGCGGCCCCGTAAGCCCGCACGCATTGAAGAGTCGCTTCGCCGGGATGCAAGAGTCGATTGTCCCACCATTTCTTGTCGAACAGCCGCGCTTCCTTTTCCCAATCGATTGCACCGCGCACCCGCTGCAGTTCGAGATCGAGCGATCGAACCATGTCCGCCTGTATTTCCACCTGTAATCTCTCGTCATCAGCTAAAAGTGAATCAAGAGTATCGATGATTTTCACAGGCACAGTAAGAGACTCAAAACAACTCCCGCGTGTAGGCTGCCTCTTGAACGAAAGTTATTTATGACTTATTTGACTACTCCCCTCCCTAAAGGAAGGGGATTCCTAATTCATAGACCGCAGGACGACAACACCGAAATGCTATCGCCGCTTACGCAGTCTCCAAAGGCTAACACCGCCAGCCCGGCGGCTTTTATATTACACGCCGCGTTAACGTCGCGGTCGTGCTCTGTCTCGCATTCTGGACAGGTCCACGACCGCACATCGAGCGGCATCGATTCAGAAACAAACCCGCAGCAATGGCAGCGTTTTGACGAAGGGAAGAATCGGTCAATCTCGACATACACTCTACCGGCCCAATTAGCCTTGTATTCGAGTTGCCGGGTGAATTCTCCCCAACTTGCATCAGCGATATGCTTTGCCAATTTCGGGTTTTTAATCATGTTCTTCACGGCAAGGCTTTCAACACAAATAACTTGGTTCTCGTTAACTAATTTGTGGGACAACTTGTGCAAGTTATCCAACCGGCAATCGGAGATTTTGGCGTGAATACGGGCCACCTTGAGCTTTGCCTTTTGCCGGTTCTTGCTGCCGAGTTTTTTCTTGGCAAGGCGGCGCTGGTATTTGGCAAGCTTGGCGGCGTATTTAGCCGTATAGCGGGGATTGCCGGACTTGAAGCCATCGCTGGTGACGAACAAATCCTTGATGCCCACATCGATGCCGACCTTTTTATCATTGACCGGCAGCAACGTAGGCTCAAATTCGCACAGGCAGGACACGAAGTAGCGCCCGGCCTTATCTTTGGAAACGGTAACGGTGGTCGGATCGCTTGGCAATGGCCGGCTCCACTTGATATTAAGCGGATTTTTGCACTTGGCAAGCGTCAGTTGTCCGTTTTTGTAATTGAACGCGGTTTGTACAAAAGTCGCGCTCTGTTTATGTTTTTTGGATTTAAACACCGGGTATTTCGCCCGGCCCTCAAAGAAGTTTTTGAACGCGGCTTGCTGATTTCTCAGGCATTGCTGCAAAGGAACGCTGGATACTTCATTGAGAAAAGCAAACTCAGGCTTTTGTTTGATCTCGGTCAGCTTGGCATTGGCGCCAATGTAACTAACCTTCTCCTTGGCCTGATAGTACGCATCCGTTCGGTATCTCAGGATGTAATTGTAGACAAAGCGCACACAACCAAACGTCTTAGCAAGCAGTTCTGCCTGTTCTTCGTCTGGATAGAATCTGTATTTGTATGCGCGTTTAACTTTCATGGTTTACATTATATCGCAAAAAATGTAAGTAAATATCATTTAATAATCAGCTCACGCCGATGCGCCTTATATCTCCGGCCTGAAGGACGAAGTTTTACGACGAATTCTGATAAAATATATTATATATATTAATTACAGGCGGGACTGGTGACCTAACGCTGATAGGCTTCGATAATATCCTGAACCAAATCGTGGCGGACGATATCGGATTTTTCAAACTTAACGACGCCGACCGATTTCAGGTGGCGGATGCGCCCGACGGCATCGGTGAGACCCGAGGGGCCTTGAATGTCCTTTTGCGACTCGTCGCCGTCGATGATGAGTCTTGCGCCGCGACCGAGACGAGTCAGAAACATCTTCATCTGTTCCGGCGTCGTGTTTTGAGCTTCGTCTAGGATAACGATTGCATTCTCGAAAGTTTCCCCGCGCATAAACCCAAGCGGAAGTGCCTGGATGCGCTCGCGACCCGGTTTCATCAGGTTTTCGAGATGGCTTTTGCCGAGGCGTTTGTTGAAGACGTGCCAGAACGGGCCGAGATAGGGCGCGTACTTTTCAATCAAAGTTCCCGGCATTTCGCCCCAGTCTTCATCCACCGTGGTTTTGGGACGGGTGATGATGATTCTTTCAATGCGTTTCGCCAAGAGTTCGTCGATCGCGAAAACACCGGCGACAAAGGTCTTGCCGGTGCCGGCAGGTCCCAGGGCGAACGTAATGGCATTGGATTTGAGTGACAGAATGTAATGTCCCTGTGCTTCGGTAAGCGCTTCGAGCGGGCGGGTGTTTTTATCGATCTGGGTCGGATCGTCGTCTACGTAGGCGGGTTCGCAATGGCAGCGTTTGAAAGATTCTGTGGGATAGGTTCTTGTTTTTTTCTTCGCCACGTTTGGCCTTTCGCTAGTTAAATGATCAGAGTTTCGTTTGGCATAATTTCTCGAATCCGCCCATTTACCAACACCAGAGGATTGCCCTCGCTGGCGACTCGCTGTTTAATTCTGCCCGCATCAAGAACCAAAGGCTTTTGTCCGGTGCCGACTTGAGCGTCGGTAATTTGTCGAATACGACCAGAATCGAGAATCAAGGCGCGGCGCGAAAGCCCCGAACCAAAAATAAAAATCGTGCGAGACCGCTCGGGTTCAAGCAGATCCCAAGGATTTTGGGTCCATTCGCGTAGTACAGCGTCGAGATTGGTGCCTAGCGGCGGAATACCGCGAGCAACGAGCAGAATGTGGTCTGGGCTGTAATGTGCGAGAGTTCCGCGTTTTAGAGTCCCGATAGCCTCATGGACAAACGTCCCTGAGCCGGATGCTTGAAGGGTGCCCCCTGTGGCCGTATACGACGTGCCATTTACCCATAGTTTGTTGTCGGCTGATGATGTTGACGACACATACCATGCGCAAGCATATAACTCACCTACCGTGGGGGCCGGGCCGGTCGCAGTATGTAGGGTGGAGTTATCAACGCTCCGGATTTGGGCCATGATCGGCGTCGTCGTATCCGACCCGTTTGAGATTCGGATATACGCGCTTGATCCAAACATCGCCGATCCTAGCGAATAGATTGTTTTCGGTGTCGCGCTGACAACAGTAGCCTCAAACACAGCCAGCATCAAATGCGGTCGGTAGCTCGATACGTTGATGCTGCGCGACAGATAGCCCGTGCTACCGTCCCCCTTAACTGCCGTTCCCGCTTTGCTGATCGATGGATCGATCGCGCCGACTTTGGCCCAACCCATCTGACCGCTAACGAGGTCGACCGGATTGGTGTCGTTCGGCAGGGTCAGGGACGACAGATAGCCGGCGAGCGAATGATCCATTCGAATCCGGACAGGGAAATCCGGTTTGAAATCTCGCCGGATCTGCTGACGCTGAAGACGTGCGCCAATCATCAGGTATCAGGTATCAGAGTAATAACGCGGCTTGACGCTCAAGGAGGCCGTGAATCCGCGTAAGACGGCCTTCAACTTGAGCAGGCATTTTTGCGGAACGTCCCAGATCATCACCGGGAACTTGCCGGTTTCGCCCGATCCGATTTCGAATGGCACGGTCGCAATTCGATACCCCTTCTGGTAGTCGCCGCCGTCGTGTTGCTCGGGCTCGCACCAAATCTCACAGATCGCAGACCCGCCCGATGGTCCTGTGGTTACATCGACCTCGCACTCGGCATGATCCGATCCATCGGCATTGCCGCCCGAAGTGGCATCCCAGGCTACAGGGTCACCTGTGGAAAGTGAGTCGGCGGTGATCGCAGCCGATGCCTGTGCAGTAAATGCGGTTCTGGTTCTCAGTTTGATGTCGGTCATTAGACCTCCCCTAGCACTTGTTTAATCTGCTCCAGTTGGACCGCCTCACCCCACAGCTCCTGAGCGCGGGATTTTCGGATCTCCCCAAGTCTTAATATTGCGTCTCGGGTTTCCGTTGAAAGCACTTCCGCCGCCGTCAGCGCTTCGACTTTTTGCCGCCATTTCGCACGAGTCATGTCGATGACGCTGCATTGCTCAAGGTCGAACTTCAAGGCTTTTCCCTCGACGGTGTCGCTGTTCATCAGGTCAATCAGCTTGGCTTTTTCATCGTCCGTTAGGATTTCCAGGAAATGCCCCTTATCCATTGGGCGCGGCTGCGGCGATACAACCCAGTCATCTACCGACGCAGAGCCTTCGGCGTTGATCAACGCATAAATGACCGACGCCCCGGCGCCAGCATAACCGAGCGCCGTGGGGTCAGTCTGGATTTCCGTGAGGAGTTCGTTGTTGGGGATCATGCGATAAAACGTCAGTCGTGACTTATTACGCCAAGATAACGCCGTCTTCTTTCTCGAAGGAGATTTCGGTTGTGGAAATCGCCTTGCCGAGATATTGCACGACATTGCCCGAACCCGACGGCGAAGTGTCGGTGACGCCGCCTGCAGTAGTGCTCAGATAGTAGCGGCTGCCGGGGGTGAGCTCCGAGAGTTGCGTATTGGTGCCTTCAAAATAAACCGTCGCATTGCCGCCACTAGCAACGGCAGCCAACACAAAACCGTCGGCCTCTTTACCGGCAGTGGTGGCATCCGCCTTGCGGACCTTCGATGTGCCGCCGTCATTCCAGATGTTGACGAAGTCGCCTGCGGCCAGCGCTTCCGACGCTTGAATGATTTTGGTATCCGCACCGATGCCTACCGGCATGACGGACTGATCGAGTTTTCCGGTAGGGTCCAGCGCCGGAATCTTGCCGTCATCGGCGGCCCCTGAACTGACGACGGTCGCCTGCACCTCTTGCAAGCGCCCATTGTTGAGAGACAAATATTTTTTCGCGGCCATGAATTACCTCTATCGAAGAATGGCTTGTTTGATATCAAGGAATAACGTGTTGGAAGATGTCGGAAACCCCACCATCAGCACAAAGCCTGTTGCGGGGGGTGTTTGGGTCAGTTGACCCTGCGTACCCAAAAATACCGGCTGATTCAGCGCCCAATTCCAGGACGGCTCCGAGATTTCACCGCTGTTTTGCACGGTAACGAGCGCATCTTGAGCCGCTGCGCCGAGCGTCAGTCCCAACACCTTGTCGACGTGAGTCGGATCGCTCGAATCGGCATAAATCGCTTTCTGCTGCGCATTCAAAACCACCATACGATGTCCGCCCAGCGCTTCACCGGCGGTGTATTGCAGCGCGCTACCGCCCGCAGGCCCCGGCGGACCTTGCACGCCCGGCGGTCCCTGAATGCCTCTGACGATGACCTTGATCGCGTTGGTCATTGCGTAACCATGATTTTAGGGATGATCTTGCCTTCGAGAATCGGGAAACTGTCGCCGTTCGGGGCGATCAGCTTGAGGTCGTAGACAAAATTCTGCCCGGTTTGAAACTTGTTCTTAAGCGACAGCGTGGCCGCGCTGGAAATCAGGATTTCGATCGTGCCGAGTGAACCGCCCAGCGTCAGCCCGCCATTTTCCGTGGTCAGCTCTAGTAGTTTTTGTTGATTGGGACGTTTTCGAATTTGAAGCGTCGCGTCGTATCCGTTCAATTTCACCAACGAGCCGGTTTCGTCATAGCATTCCAACTTCTCGCGAAAAGTCGCGCCGACATACAGCTCGAAGTCGAATTTCCCAGGTTTCATGGGGGCGAATTATAACTCAGCGGTGACTTATTGTCCAGGCGAAAACACCGGCGTTCAGGCCGGGGTGGTTGACTGCTTGGTTTGAATATTGAGAGCCTTTGGAAGATCGATCTCCCAGGTATTCTCCACAGTCCCTTCTTCGATTATCGTGCCAAAGGGCATTCGATGTCGTTTGGCGCGTTTCATGCGCAAACGACGAGCGCCGCGTCGATAGAGTTCCGCGAAAATCTTGAGCAGATTTTTTCGCCCAAAGATGCCATTGGCCCCATACAACAACGCGCAGTCGTCGGATTCCCAAAAGACCGATACCACGCCGTCGTAATCACTGCGTTCCTCGAACGATCCGTCGCCGGCATAAACATAGATTGTGGCCGATTTTTCACAGTAGGCGATGGTCGACATCAGTGTCTTCTCAGCCATTCGATCAGATGATCGTGCTGCGTAGCCAGCTTGTTGTAGCGAACGGCGCAATCGATGTGTTCAGCGATCTCCTGCGCCTGCGTCATGGGAAACGACAGGCTCGGAAGCGGTTCGCTTTTCTGCATCAGATCGCCCGGCGGCAACTGCCGGGGTTCCTTGAGATACACCTTGTCGGGCGTCGTTGAGCAGCCCGACAGCGCCAGCAGTAAGATTGCAAGACTCGTTATCCGGCACATACTTGACGATTTCCTTGGTGATCGTGGTTTGTTTGGCGTTCAGGGTATTAAGCGCCGTCTGGTAGGTGCTAATGAGCTGCTGATCGAGCTTTCGAAGTCTTTCCAGTTCGCGAAGCTGTTGGTTAAATTCTTCCTGTTTCGCGTCGAGTTGCGCCTTCAATTCCTTTTTGCTTTCCTCGACAACATCTTTTCGGCATTGGTTGTAACCCAACAAATAAGCGCTCGCCAAAATCGCCAGCGCCGCGATCCCGAGCACAATCTTTTGTCCGAGATCCTCGGCAATCTTGCCGCCTAGCAGCGCGGATAGCATCGCGATTACCTCGGTGGGAGATTACCGCTCGATCTGACGGTATTCATGATCTTGAGACCCCATTCGATGGCACGAACGCCTCCCAATGCCGCAAGCCCGCCAATGAAGAAGATTTGCGCGGTGCTCATGCCTTGCATGAGTCCAAAGGACCACATGATGACGGCGCCGACAATGGATAGAAGAATTTCGCCGAGAAATCGGCGAGGATCGAAGGGTTCCGAGGACAAGAGGTTACGCGCGGCAGCACTCAACATAAAAAGTCCTATGATCGTCCACAAGACCTTATCTCTGAAATCGGGCGCGGCACCGACGGCGGCAAACTGAGCTTCGTCGCTCATTGGAACACCTGTAATTGAAGATATTACATCTTACTCCAAGACAGGCTCAAATTCAAGTCACCGATGACTGATTTCCAGGGAGCAAAATTGACGAAGGCAACTCCATTAACGAACCCTGTTCTTCTGAATAATGCTCAATCTCGCCAGTTTGCTTATTTAGCCTGAGATGTCGAGCATCCATAATGCCGCTCTGCAACGAGTGCTGAACAATATGTGGCCCGCCAGAGTTGACTCGAATCAGATTTTCATCCGACGCCTGCAATATTCCAATACATTCGCCGGTTTCTTCATCAAAAAGAGCTATGTGATTCATCGTTTTAAACCCACGAGAGTGATAGCGCGATCATCGGACGATACAGATACTCCCCAATTGGCATCTGAACGAGTTTTCGCCCATTCAAAATAAACATCATAAGTATAGCCAGCTTCAATTACCAACGGGATCGTGTAGTTAAACGGGTAACGATGGGAATAAAGCTGTGAGCCAACAACGGTCAGTTCCATCAGAGTATGAATTCTTTGCAGAAGAATTGTGCTGGTTGTCAAGATATAATAGGGAACATCCGACTCAGAGCTCGCCGCATAATTTGTCGTCAGAGTAATCTGTGTGTCGGAATCCACAGACTGCACCATGTAGCGAGTGTTGGAGTAGACGAAAAAAACATCGCCTGCCGACACCGTGCTAAGCCAATTGGTTCCAGAACCCGTCACTATTGGGGAGTTTTGAGTGACTGTTACGGTGCCCAATTTAACAAATGTGTTGCGAATGATGGATAGTCGCCCCAAAACAGAAGCGCCTCCCGTTGCGCCAATGGCAGAAATGACGGGTTTAAAATGATTCTGAATATGAATCAACGCATTGGTGTCTACGGTAGATTCCGAGAACAACGACATCGAAATTTCCCACACGCCATAATTGACGATGCTTTGCGACACGAAACTCGACGCGCCAAGCATGACGGTTACAGCTTCTTGAGCGATGTCGTCTGTTTGCGCCGCCGCAGGGGTTGCGAAACCCTGAGTCAAGACCCCGTCGGTTCTGCCGTAAATATTACGAGAGCGAATCCAGTAATAGCGCAATACTCCAACTGGCGCGTTGACGTGAACGTAGGCGTTGTCCTTGATCTCATCAAGCTTCGTTGCCGTATTAAAGTCATCAACTTCGCTATGCCATATCTCGGTCGAAGCGTGAGTCGAATCAGCCGGAATGTCCCACTTTAACTGAACGCCTTTAATTGTCGGCGTGAGAACCAATCCGGTCAAAGTCGGCGCCGGGGTCGGGGTAATATCAAGCTGGGTTGGCATCGATGATGACCTCGTAATCGGCGTAACTTTGGGTTGAGACGCGAATCGAATATTGACCCGGAACGGTCGTGGTCATTCGAAATTCGCCATCAGTAACAGTCTGGACAGGCTGCTCGGGTATCCCCTGGTCCTCGGGAACCGTGACCGTAACGTAGGACGGATTGGGCAATCCAGAAATCGACGCATAGTCGCTGCCGTCCGCGATGATGGTCGTCTTGTTTAAGATGTATTCGGGCTCTGTCAACACGACGACCGAAGGGCCGGCGATATAGGTCAGATCGGTCGCGGTATCTCCACTGTAGGGCTCGGTTAGAGTGAGCTGGTTGAAGGCGTCGACGTTCTCGATCAGATAGTGATTGGTCTCTTCGCCAAACAAAATCTTATCGCCGGGCTCCAATACGCCAGTCCAAATAACGCCGAGCCCCGTAACGACCTTGCTGCCATTCTCGACGCTGACGGTGCCGATGCTGTAATTGCCTCGCATATCAGTCACCTATAGCCATCCAGTTCAAGCCGCCCTGAGCGAGCGCTGTGCCGCCTGCGAGGGTCCAGTCCACAGTATCTACATAGAAATTGTTGTAGGCATTGGTGTCGCTCACCTTGAGGCGTTTGCGGGTGATTCTGGCGTAGCGATTGCGCGTGTAGGCATACGCCTGAATGTTGCCATCCGTGAAGTACCCGCCCTCCGCGGTAACGGTAATTCGACTTGGATTGAACTGTCCGCTGTCCGTTACGGACGCTGCCGCGTAACTGGTTTCAGGAGCAGCCCAATAAGTACCGTGCGGGAAATATACTTTCGTTAGTTGTCTATTGCTGATACCCTGTCTCTTTCTCCATTCGTAATAATAGGTTACAGAATGCCAGCTCCAGCCGCTGGGGAGAGTATAGCCAGACAAGGGGTGGGTTTCCGTAACGGTCTGTGGAAAGAAGACTCCGCCGTCTGGCGTTGATTCCTCATTGGAGCTAACTGGGGTCTGATCTGTTGCATACTCATACTGCCCGCTGCCCGCGCCTATGTAGTAGGCGCCGCCGCTATTGCCGGCCGTGAATGCTACATAAATCCGGTCATACTTCCCGGCCGGCGAAATAGCGATGTTGACCGAATCGGAGATCGTTGCATCGTGCTCGGCGGCCGCAATGTTTCGCGTCTTGACGCTGAGTTGGTCCCACTGCGTCGGATTAGAGGCGACCCGTCCGTAAACTCGCCACGTAACCGATCGATAGTAGTAATAGTTGGAATCGGTCCCGACCCCTTTGCGCGATCTGAATCGCACGCGCACGGTGATCTGGGATGTGTTATTGAACAGACTGATCTGATTCGAATTCCAGGAGTCGTTATTAGTCTGAGCAACCGACTGATTGACGCCGGTCGATCCGACATTCGAGGCGAACGTCAATTGAGCAATCGCATCAAATTTCCAAACCCCGGACCCGGGCGGCTCCTCACGAATATTGGTCGCAGCAAACGACAATGTTTGATCCTGCTGAGCCGCCGTTTTGTTGTAGCACTGGAGCGAGTAGGGGCTCACCATGATCTTCGGCTGCGCGTTCCAATACCCCGGCAGCGTGACCGTCGTGCCTGAATTGGCCTGCCCGGTCTCGACTCTTTTGACCGATTTGTGCTCGTAGTAAACGCCATTCCGATAACGCTGAAACGATAGATCGCCATTGGTTAATACCGCAAAATCCGGGTTATTCGGATCGGGGCCGGTGTCGTAGACGAAAATGGCGCCCTGACCGTCTAACGCAATTCGCCCGTTGTTGAGCGTAATGCGCTGATCCGCTGCGATATCGCCGCTTCTAAGCTGATTCGCGGAGACGTGCCCCATAATATAGACGTTCGACTGCATCACGACGGTCGGTTGATCCTCGATCTCGACAATCGCGAACGGGATGACATTCTCGTCTTCGCTCAATCGGACGACGAATGCCTCGGTGTTGAACACGAGCTTATTGCCCGTCTCTGTGTCGTCGAGCGCTTCCTGAACCGCTTCGAGCGTTTCCTGCGGCGTCGGTAGGTTTAGGCTTGTTATCGTCGCCTGGTATTCGTTCGTGCCGAAGTCGAGCCCGTCTATACCGAAGGTATCGTAAGCCGCTAGCCTGAAATAGTAGGTAACGTCCTCGGTTAGATTGGGGATGACGATCGTTCGGTCGCCACCTCGGTAAACCTCGTTAACGCCTGGCTGCGGCGTGAATCCCTGCGTCGTGTCCATGCAAACGAGTACCCCCTCGAAGTCCAAATCTGCCGGCCGGTCGTAGGTGATCACGACGCTTTTGACCCCGGCGTAAACCGATACCCCGGTTAGGGGGCCTGGGGCTGGGTTTGAGAGCGTGATTTCGGCTGGAGATTCACTCTCGCCGAGCGAGCTGTTTGCCCAAACCTTGAAGGTCAGTGTGCGCCAGGGGCCGCCATCCTTCTTCACGTCCTCTGCGGTGTATTCATAACGAGGAACCGGAACACTGACCGAACGTCTCAAGACGCCCGCCGCCCAGATCTCGACGGTGTAATATTCGGCGCGCGGAGCTTCGTTCCACTTGATTTTGGCCTTGGTGCCGACGAATGTTTCTTCTGCTGCCAATCCAGTGACATTGCCAGGTGGTGGCACTTGTCCCGCAACACCATTCCAAGTGACCCAATTACCCTGGGTTAAACCAACCGGCGCGACTCGAAGCCACACCGGGCCGGGTTCAACCGGCACGCTCGTGCTGGTTGAACTCACATCGGGCTGTCGAAGCCAATTGGCGTTATCGCGCGATATCTCGACAACATAGTGATCGGCATTGACTGCCGGGGACCAGGACACCAAAAGAATGGGGTTGGCGCTCGTACCGCCCTGCGTCACCGACAACGCGCCCAAGACCGGCTTGGTGTTGCGTTTTGGCAGTTGCCAATTGACCGGAGTCCCGACGACGTAGCCGTTTTCGGCGGTGTGAACGGAAATATTTTCGTTGATCGCCTCCACTTCGACCTCAGCATTGCCGCGCGGAACCAGGCGAGTCACAATCGCCTGCATATACACCAGCCCCGCAGGGCCAAAGCTGAAGTAGGTGCGTTCTTCGTCGTGTCCGGTATAAGGCGTAAAGCCCAGCGGCACGATCGGGTTCAAGGTCACTTTCTTGGGATCGCCGCCCAGATCCGGCGCGACCTTCCACGAACCGACCACCGACCCGTCGCGCTTGCGAAGGGCGATGAAGTGCTCGGCGTCGGGCTTGAAGGTGACGGGTTCGCTCAGAGTAAATGTGGTTCCGTCGAAGGCCAGAATTTCGCCCGACTCGCCCCATGACGGCATTTCGTGCGAAATGGCGATGAGATCGCCGAAAACCGGCAGGTGCCCTTCGAGCTCGGTTCTAAACGTAATCTTGCGTCGCCGGTAGCGATTATTGGCGGCGGTATATAAACCTTCGCGGCCCGCTTGCTTCTCTTCCGTGCAGCCGAACAGTTTGACAGACCAAGGCTTTTCGGCCGTCGAACCGGGCAGCTTCGCGCGATAGGTCTTGGGCTTCAAAGAATCACGATCAAAATACTCAACGTCGACCGCGTCCGCCGTGGTCTCGTTCGGCATAATGTATTCGACCTTGAGCGAATCCTTGACGATGTTTCGCATGGTGAACATCGCGGTCGGGATCGTTTGCTGCCGATCGCGAATGAAGCGAATGACGCCGCCCTGACGAATGGGCACGGTGCGCCCGCAACGTCCCGTTACGGACAGCGCCTCCCACACGTTGATGCGAGAGTCAAACACGGCGTCGAAATAATCGCCACGCGCATTCAGCTCGACCGACAGTTGCTCCAGATCCTCCAACAAGAAACGATTGGTGGTGAGTCTGCCGCCATACTGCGCTTCGCAAATATCCCTTAGTGCCGAAGCGATCGATCGGGTCGCGATGTTCGTCGCGGACCAGGTGCCGGTATTGGGGTCGTAAACTTTGAGTTTGCGTGTGACCTTGAGATTGACGCGACGGCTGGAGGTTTGCGACAGATTGTTTGTCGCTCGCATTTTCATGGCAAGCATGGTAACGTTGCCGTAATTGCGAGACCCCTCGACAAAACCACGCGCCCCGGTCCACATCACATCATGGCCGGCGCGCATCGAGGTGTCTTTTGCGTCGATGCGCTTGGCGCGAATCATGTAGCGCCCCGGCGTCGGGACGTTGAATCTGAAGGTTTTGCGAATCGGTGTATTGGTTGCGCCACTGATGTTGGCAGTCGTTCCGCCAACCCAATCGCCGATGCGCTGACCGGCGTCGTTTGCCAAAGCCACTTCAAAGACAACCGAAACGCTTTTTCCCTCCGGCTCGCCCTCGTCATTCATATAGAACAGACCCTTGGGGCAAACCAGATCAACCGCGATCGAGGAGATCGAAGTGCCTGCCGAATTTGCCAGAAAGCCCTCGCTTGACGGCACGTATTGATTTGTCAAAAGCTCCTGACCCGACACCTCGTCGATCGTCTCGACGTTGGTCGGGAACATCGTGACCGTTTGATTGGGTCCGTAAATCTCATACGTGATTTCGGAGAAATTCGAAATCGGGGTGTCTTCGATGCGAATTTGAGCCGGATCGATCTCGTATTCGCCCTGCCCGATGCAGAAAAGCTGATAGAGATACTGTTCATTACCGGCAAATTCGGTATAAGGATCTGCCGCAAAATCGGGATAGATGCGGTGCTCGCCGTAAATAACCGGGATCGGCTGACCAATACGCGCCTGATTGCCCTGTGCGCTAATGCTATAAACCGAACTCGGCGCCGCCATCTGTTTTTGACTGAGCGACGAAGGCGCTTTGGGCTGCGGAATCACCATATTGATCAAAGCAGAGCCCGCCGCCATCACGACGCCACCCGCGACGCCACCTATGACGCCCGCTGCGGTCGCAGAATATCCCGCCGCAGTCGCCGCAGCGCCCACATAAGCGCCGACGCCATACGTGACGACGGTTAAAACGATCATCGCCAGAATCATGAAGGGGTTCGAGCCACGACCGCCTTGCAGAACGGTCATGAAACCGACCACATCGCCATCCCCGACGATTTCGGTGTCCCAGCGATTGTCGGCTCTTAGAATGATCTCGCCGTTCTTGACGCAGATCGTCGGAAGATTGAATACCAGCCCTTCCTGGGCGATGATCTGATTGATCGTCAGGCTCTCGGTGAGCTCAAGCTCGCGAATATCGCGGTCAATGTAGGGCTGAAGTGGGTTTTTAACGTGAACGACAACGGCTTTCACAGTTCGTCTCGGTGTCGATAAAACTCGATGCGGCCCCAGCCGGAATTTCGAAGCGACTGACGGTCGGAAAAGACAACTCCCATGCCGTAGACGCAATGCAGCACGCCGCCTCGATTCGCCTCAATCCACATGCCGATATGCGAGGGAAATCGCGCGTGCGCCATTTCGACCAGATCGCCCTCTTTCGGATGGCGAAAATCGACGTCGCCCATGTAAACCCAGTTGGCCCGTTCCGGGCTGTCTCTGAACGCACGACCAACGGCGAGAATGTCGTTGGCGTCGACATTCACCAGCGGCAATTCGCGGCCAAAGCGCTCCTTCTGAAGATGACGAACCAGAGTGAAGCAGTCATAGGCATCCGGCCCCATCGCGCCGGACTCCCAGCGTTTGCCAATATATGATCCCGCCCAATGCGTCATCCGAGTCCAGGGAAACGTTCGAGGGTGTAGTCTTCGCTCGGGAACGGCATGTTGGCGAAATCGCCATAGCCACACCGAGCCGTCACTTTGTATACGTCAGCGGTGACTGAATTTACGTTCAAATGAATCGGCGGATTCATGTGCGGCCCATTGAGACGGCCCGACTCGTCCACGTCGTTCGACAGAAACGGGCGATAGGTCACTTCGATCGTGTGGGGGCTTTCCGAGGCGAGTTCCAGATTGTCGCTAATGAGTTTCGAGACGTTGTCCATCGAAATCACGATCTCGGGATTGGCCCCTTTCTCGATCGGCGCCAATTGAATGTCGAAGAACATCTTGACGAAGGTGACGTATTGGCCAGCATCAAGCGGCGCATCGGCTTCGAGCTTCGCCGTCCAATCGCGGTTGTCGAGCACGACGCGAATGGCGGTCGGGTTGCCGTTTTCGTCAATGAAGTCGGGATGGCGAAACTCCAGCGTATCGAGCCGAACCACGTCGACCGGGCAAGCGGCGTAGGCTTCCTTGATGGCCTGTGAAAGAAGGGAGTTGGGCATAGGGCAATATTAAGTCACGACTAATTTATTATATCGGCTAAGTCGGAAGCTGTCTAGCCTCGACTTCCAGTCTCGCCTTTACCACCCATCCTCGTCCTTTTGCGACCGATACGGCCTCGGGCGGCTCGTTGGCATCGAACCGCGCCGTATAGGTCTTCTCGCCGACACCATTGACCAATTTGATCTCAAACCATCGTTCACCGTGCAAAAGATCCTGTTCCCAGAACTTTTCAAAGATGCCGAACTGCTCCAGCGTGAAGTCGAACCGCACGTTGATCATGCTCGGCACTTGGGTGTAGCGCCGTCGTTGACGCGCCGGCCCCGACTCCATCTCGGTGCGAATGACCGCCTTGCCGAACTTGATGGAGTAATCGGTCATGGTAGGGTTTGGAAGTGTCGAAGGCCAAACGGGTGTAGTCACGATTTACCTCTTCTTCACGAAAGGCCCCGTCCCTTCAGGGCGGGGGAGGATGTCAACTTAATAACGTCCGCCGGTGCGGTTAAGCCCATAAGTGGATTCCATCGCGCTCGGGAGCGCCCCGGACCCCGAAGCGATATTGCCTGCCAGGCGATGCTCGATCTGCTCGATCATGATGTCGATTTGAAAATCGCCATTCTGGTTGGTTTGATGATTCACTCTGGAGCGCGTTCCGGGCGCTTCGTGAACGTTGATGATGACGTTCGCGACACTGCCGCCGCCCAGAGTCTCGATCGGCTCTTTCAGGGTCACCGGGATCGAGCGGCCGTCCGGCAGGGGCACGAACGCCTCGGGCATCGAGCCCTCGCCAAACAGGGCGAGTTGCGGCGAGTAGGCGATGCCGCCCCGCGCGTATTTTCTGAGCTCCACTTCGCCCGCACTCGTCATAATGCCGCCGTTTGCAAGCGAAGCGCCGGGGTACAGAATGCCCGCGACACCGCCGCCCATATCGGGCGCGGTCGGGTTGACGCCCGTGAAGCCGCCGCTGAACAGATTGCCGAAGAAATCGTCCATGTTGTTCGTCAGCCACTTCACGAGCGGGCTCAATTTCTCCTGCATCTGAAGTCGCATCAAATCCTTGATGATCGAGTTGACGAGATCGGTGAAGTTGGCCTTGCCGGTCGTCACGAAATCGGCGAGACGCGAAGCCGTGTCTTCGAGCCAGCCCGCGGCCGCCTCCTTCATTCGGGAGGTCATATCGCCCCAGCGATCCGCAAGTTCGAGCAGCGGCCGGTTCGAGATTTCGGCGATGCGCTTCAGTTCCGCCTCCTGCCAGTCATGAAATTGCTCCATGAATTCCTTCTTCTTCTCGTCCGAGAATCGCTGCTTGTACTCCTGACTATCCAAAAAGCGCTGAAACTCGACGAGCTGTTCCTGATACTCGGCTTTGACGATCTCGGTTTCGTTGATCAGCAGCGCCTTGCGAGCTTCAATCGCCTTCTGCCGCATGTTGGTAATCTTGTCTTCGGCGAACTCGGCGTTTTCAATGCGTCTTTGCTCGTCAAACAAGGACTGATAGCGCCCCACCGCCTGTTTGAACGCTTCGACGCGCTCGGCGCTGTGCTTGGTCGGATCTCCGAAATCGCCCTGTGCAAGCCGCGCAAACAGATTCATTTCCTTGTTGGTTTGATGAAGCTGTTCTTCGAGCTGACGCGAGGCGTTATTGAGCCGATCGATCTCGTCCTGCAGCTTGTTGTCGGCGGAAAGCTGCTCGATCTCATTGCCCAAGGCGCGAATCTGATTCTTGTAAAGCTCAGGAATATCCTTGCGAGCCGCGAGATTCTTGATTTTTTGATCGAGCCCGTCCAAGAACCCTATGCTGCCGCGCTGTTCGAGCTGGGCGCGAAGCTGGGCGGCTTTCTCCTTGAGCTGATCGAGCAGCGTGATGTAGGCGGGGGTGGGTATTTTGTCCTTCTTGTTCTCGCCCGACTTCTTGCCCGACATAAGAATTTCGTCGGGGTTGTCGTAATTCCGCAAAATTTCGGCACGACGCTCCTTGAACTCCATCAAGGTCTTATTGAGCGCGGCAAGCTGGGCCTGAATAATTTCCCGGTCTTCGCCGGTCTTCGATGCGAGGGCGCTTTCAAGACGCCCGCGCTGAGTTTCGAGCATTTGAATGTTGGCATCCATGACCTCGTTCATGGCGTTGCGTAGATCGCCGCGCAATTTAGTGGCAAGTTTTACATTGCCATCCTTTTCGGCGGCCGTGATCTCGTCGAACAGCTTTTCCCGTTTGCTGCGATAGATCGACGAGATGCCGTCCAGCTCTTTGTCGAGCAGGGTTCGAAATTCCGCGAGCTCCTGATCGATCTTGTTGTTTTTGACGACGCTCTTGCTGATGGAGAGATTGAATTCGGCGTTTTCAATCTCGTCCTGAAGCGCATCTGCTTCCTTCTTGAGCGTTTCAATCTCTTTTGTGAGTTTTTCCCTTTTTCCGATGTTCAGATAGGTGCGATTCGCGGGCTTTTCGAGCTCGGCCAATCTCGATTGTTTGGACGCAAGCTGACCCATGAGACTATCCAACGTCTTGATGCGCTCCCTAAGCCCGGCTTCCGCCTCTTCGACTTCTTCCTGAGTTTGCAGCTTCCCTTTGCTCTTTGCGATGCGATCATAAGCCTTAGAGCCCGCTTCGCCAAACGCCCACCACGCCGCCGCAGCGGTGCCAAGCAGAGTGATCAGCCCGCCGATGGGCCCGGACAGGGCTCGAATCCCAAGGCCCAGAACGCGCAAGGCGCCGCCAAGACGCCCCAGCGAAGCAGCCGCAGCCCCCGCCATGCCGCCGAGCAGTCCCAGACCCGATGCGGAGATCGAGCGACCGAGTGCTACCATCAAGACGCCGAGCATACGCACTTCGCGACTCAGGCCGACCAGAGCGGCACGAACCAACGATGTGCCCTTCCAGGCCAACATGAAGAGCCCGACGGCCTTGGTCGTCGCCAGCACCTCTTCGCGATGCTTGATCGTCCAGCCGATCAGATCCTTGACGTCCGCAACGATCTCGACCAAAGCTTCACCGAGATCGCGCGCGAACGCCTTGGTATCTGCGCTTTCCAAAAGCTGAATGAGCTCCTGAAGACTTTGTTTGGCGAGCGCAAAATAACCATTTTGATCGTTCTGACCGCCGACGTTGTTCAAGAATTGCATCCAGGCGGTCTTGAGTCGCCCGATCAGGCCATCCCAAGTCTGCATCATGCGATTGCCGGAGCCCGCGAACGACAGCTCCATCTGGTCCATCATGCGCTGAATGGCGGGCCGCGCATCGACCATGCCCTTTGAGATTTGCTCGACCAATTTGGCGACGGTCATCTGCGTGCCGGTCGCCATGAGTTGAATCGCGCTCGGTACAGCTTCGCCGAGCTGTTGTCTCAGCTCTTCCATTGAGACGACGCCCTTCGACGCCATCTGCTGAATGGCGATCGTCGCGCGGTGAAGAATCTCGTCTGTACCGCCGAAATTGGCGATGGCGTCCGTCAGAATCTTGACTTGACGAATAGGATTCTCGATGTTAACGGAAGAGAATTTGACGAACGAGTTCGTCATCTCCTGCATCGAGAAAGGCGCTTCCTTGGACAGATCGATCAACGCCCTGACGTTCGCCTGCGCTTCTTTGAGACGATCGGCGTCGGTCGCGGCGTGCGACATGCCTTTCAAAAGCTGCGTCATGCGCTCGATCTGGGCGTTGGCGCCGATGATGCCGGACTGCCAATCCCAAATGGTCGCTCTGAGACCGTGAAAGACGGTCTTTACCGACATGCCGATGATGGCAAGATCGCGCATCTTGCCGAACAGTTTGTTGAACGAGACCTCGGCGGCCCTGACGGTACGATCTGCCCCGCCGACTTCGCGCGTGAACTGACGAATGACGTTGCCGGCATTCCTCATCTGCACGTTGAATCTCGTGCCATTAACCTCAAGCTCGATCGTCAGTGCGCCTAATGCCATCGTGCCGCATTAACTCAGAAATGACTTAACCTTGCAATTGTCGTAATCGTTCCAAACCTTCTCTGTCCAACGTGTCGTAAATCACCGCGATCGTCCCGATCTGTTCCGTCAGCTTCGCCTCGTAATCTTTGCGATCTTCCGGCTTCGCCCTGGCCGCCAGTATCACCGTCAGAAGCCTCAAATCCCTCTGCGCCTCGATCCTTTGAATCATCCCGCTCAATAGCCAAAAGCGACGAAGCGGCATTTTTAAGACCTCTTCGTCGCTTAAACGGTAAAACTCCATGACTCTGGCGAAGACGAAGCCAAAGTCGAGAAGCTTCAGGTCTTTTTTTTCGCGTCCTTACCGTCGTCTTCCGGTCCCTCTTCCAGCGCATCCCGCGCGAACTGCCAAATCGCCATGACTTGCTCCAGCGACAGCCCTTTCAAGGTCTCGTCAGTCATCGTCGGGAAGGCGTCCCGAATCTGGTTGACAAACCACTCGATACGCTCCGCTTCGGTCTTCTTCTGAAAACGATCCTGTTCCTCCTGAGATTCGCCTCGCTTCAAGACCTCGATGAATTCGCCCACACTGAAGTGACGCATCTCGTGCTCTTCGCCCTTGAGCCGAATGATCTTCCGAGGCGGCGCAATTTCGTCGAGATTGAGATATTTCGTCTGATTCGATTCGCTCATAACAATGGTCCCAGGTAGTCAGCCCCGCATCGACTGCGGGGCTTAGAATTGAATTACCAAAAAGTCACGAATGACTTATTTATGCCGCCGCCGGATCTCCAACACTATACAGCTTCTTGGTAATCGGATCCGGGTAGCCCTTGAACTCGGCGTTGTAAATGCGCTCCTGATCATGCTTGTAGGCGAAGTTCAGAGCGCCCGCCGTGGCCGCCTTGTGAATGATGAAATCATCCTTCGGGTCGTTGCCGTTCTCGACCGGGCGCAGACGCAGTTCTTTCGCGATCGAGAGCAGGTTGGTGCCGACTGCGTTGGTGACATCGACCCGCGCCGCCGTGGGGTCCAAACCGCCCGTCAGAGCCACACCGGAAATGGTCATGCCCGAGCTGCCCGCGCCCAACGTGAAGTTGTTACCCTCAACGCCCTTGGTCTTGTAGGTAATACTGATTGTCGCGTCGGCGCCGGCATAGGTCGCGCAAATCAGCTCCTTGCGGTAGGAAGTATTCAGGAAAGCCCTGAGATTCGTCGCCGTGTCGTTCGCGGTGATCCCGATCGCGACCTCGTCTTTCTTCGCATCCGCATCGAATTCCTTAAACGTGATGACTACGCCATTGACGACGATGGTTTCGCCGTCGTCGGGCTGAGTCACCGTGATCGAGCCGGTTGCCGCAGCGCCGCCCGTCTCGATCAGCGTCGCGCCCGGCATGATGTTGACCATGTTCCGCAACGTGGTTTCGGCCAAGGGAATCTTGGCAACGACGTTGCGTTCCATGATGTATTCGTTGATGGTGGATTCGCCGAACTGATCGGCCTTGACCGGATGCGTGTTGGTGGTCACGTCCACTTCAACGCCGCCCTTGGTGTAACCGAGGTCATTGCCATCGAAGAAGATGTTGCAAACCCCGAGTCGAATATTGTTTGTGTCGGACATGATGTACTCCCGTTAAGATTCGTCGACGAAATGGATACGGAATTCGACGGCAAACTCGATGTAATCCCCCGCCGTCTCGGGGTAGGGAATGGGATCGCGAAGCGGCACGCACTGCATGACCTTGAAAGTCCGATCAAGCGCTCTCGGGCCGCGCCAAGTCAAAAGTTTTGCGATCTCGGACGCCAACCTGTAACCCTTGCCGGGATCGGCGTCTCGAATCACCATCAAAAAATCGCCGCGCCGATAGTTTGGAATCTCCGGATAACACTTGGCGCCGGGTAGATCGATCCTTAAGAGAACGCCCGTTTCGACGGTCTCCGGCATGTGATGCACAAAGATCGGCAGCATTGGGTATTGAAGCTTCAGATAATCGGCAATCGGCAACAGATTCATCAGTGGCCGATCCCTTTCAAAAGATTGGCTTCGACATCGAAGCGAATCTCGTCTTCGAGATCTTCCGCCGCGCGTTCGAGATATTTGTTGCCGACGCGATAGCGTGAAGCAGCCTGCTTACGTTTCGATTCTTCGCCGAGCTCGTAGTCGGTTTCGTGGCGAATTTCGGCATAGTCGCCGACCTTCTTCGTGCCGTCTTTTCCGGCGGCATGATCCCTATCAATGCCGACTCTAAAAGCGACGCGATGACGTTCGTCCCGAAACTTCTCGACCACGATGGCGTCTTCGAGATTGCCGTATTTCCGGGGCGCCTGTTCCGCCGCGCGTTCGGCGATCTTGTGCGCGCCTCGCTCCAATGCTTCGCGCGCACCCCTCGATGCACGTTCGGCGACGTTCTGAAGCGCTTGAATCAGAGCGCCGGCATTTCGGACCAAAACACCCATTACGCCATTGCCTTGCTGATGGAGCAGTCAACCTCGACGTGATCGACCTTGCCATGAACGGTGAAACGACGCGTGATGGATTCAACCTTCAGCGTGTGACCCGCGACCACGATTTGAGCGCCGATCTTCAGCGCAAAATGCTCTTTCATGAGCAATCGGGCATCGTGGGCGACTTCGTGCGCATTGGCACTCGAACCCGACGCATCGGTACGAATCGACGTGCGTTCGCGATTCGCTCTGAGCCTGACGATCGCGCACAACCATTCGTACCGAGCTTCGGACAGCTTTCGCCGCCCATAGATGTCGTATTCATCCAGCGGCGTGATCGTGCAAGGAATCGTAGGATGCAGCATGCGCGAATTATACCAAAAAAGTTAGCTCACCGCTAACTTATTTTTGGATGCGAATCAGACGCTTGCTGTTGGGGTGGAAGAGCTTGTTGCGCGCATTGGCATAGTCAAGTGCCGTGAAGACATCGCCCTGATCGGTCTCGAACCGAGCGAACCCGAGATACTGCGCCGCAAACACGAAGGTGTCGGCGTAGACGGAACGGTAATGCCCGCGCAGCAGCAAGCTCAACGCCTTCGAAGCGTCAATTCGGCGGCCGGCGCGATTGATCACCTTATCGGGCGATTCGCTGATCTTAACGAAACGAGCGCCGCGTTCCAGCGAGGTGTCGAACTTTGAGGCGGCGATCGCCGATCGAATCGCGAAATAACGAATCTGTTCCTCAAGCGCACGCGCATCGCGAAGAGCCTGATGATAAAAATCGTCCGCCACGCCGCGAGCGTGCGATTCGGCCAATTTGATCAAATTGCCGCGCACTTCGTCGTCGAGCGTGAGTCCCGTATCGAGCTCGACGGCATTCAGGGCTTCGAGCGTCAACGCGCGCGTACCGAGCATTACCTGAGCCTTGAAGCCTCCTCGAGAAACGTTGATCAGATAGCGCAACGTTCGATGAAGCTGCCGGCGCGTCGCAGGCGAAGGGGTTAAAGATGCCGCCTGCTGAGTGCTCGCGACCAGAGTCGTGCGCAGGGCGCGATAATGATGAACGCCCTGCTCGGCGAGCCGGTCGATACGATCAATCAAAGCGTCGCTCATGCGCGTCCCGCAATCATCCGATAATCGAGATAGTCGCTCAGCGCTTCGAGCGCCCGACGCGACATCTGCCACATGATCGGCGTGCCCGGACGATACATATTGGACGATTCGCCGACCGTTTCCGACATGAGTCCTGCTTTACGGCGTTCCTGAATGGGATCAGCCCCCAGGATATCGTCCGCCTGCAGCACCTGTGCCCGATAGAGCGCCGACAGGAACTTCTCGGGCAACGCCAAAAACTCGTCGACGGAGAACGTCGAAAGATCGATTCTGCCGAGCGATTCGTTTTCGATAACATGTCCGCTCTGCGCGATGACGGCGCCATTGCCCGAGAGATTCTTGAAGCGAACCTTGATGAGCCGCGCGTAGGCATCGATCAGAGCGATCTTGCGTTGGCGATCGGTCGCGATATGCCAGTGGCCCGAAAGCTGCGGCAAATCGTCCGCAACCATCATGGCGCTCGCATAGCTTTGAAAGCTGTTGACCAGAATCGATGGTTCCGACACGTTGCCGATCGCGTAGAGAATCGACTTCTGAATCAAAGCGCCGCTCGGGAGCGTCAGTTCATAGCGCAATTCTCTGGCGGCGCGAGGTTGCCCCGCGTCAAGCTGGTTCAGTTCCGCCGCCAGGGTCACGCAGACCTCGACATCGCCGTCTTGAATGACCAACGGCGTCCAGTCGAGCAACACCATCCCGATGCCGTCGAGCAACTGATAACGCCCCGATATCGGCGTCGCGTCGACCTCGGCATCCGACCAAAAGGGGATTTTGAGCGTGACGGCGGCGCTATGAGCGTAGTAAGGCAGCATGGCTTAGTGGGCTTGTTTGGTCAAAATCTCATCGATCAGCTCGACGATGGCGGTGCGAATAGATGAGGTCATTGCATACCCAGTTCGCGTAGATTCCAGATCCCGACATTCGCGATCGATAGCGAGGCAGGCGTGGCAATGCCGCCGTTGGCTGTACACGCGATGTAAAACTCAACGATGCCGGCTGGGGTCGAGCCGTCGAAATTCAACTCCGGGAAAATGCGCTCCATATAGATTTGTCCGCAGTCGATCAGCCCGGGATCGATATGCTCCTTTGCCGGCGTATTTTCTGCAACCTGCGCCCATTTATAAGTCATTAGACTTGTTCCAGGTGACGCTCTATCGCTGATACCAACTTGAAATTGTCCATTCCCGGTGGGGCCTGCCCCACCGGGGCGATGTGCGAAGTTGATAGAAAACGCTATGCGATCGCCAGGCTGGAATCCAGTGAGACGCAATTCGGGCGCGGTGAAGCGGCTGTTAACGTTAAAACTTCCCCCGGCTGGCACGTCGAAACGCCATACATTGCTGTTACCGTATGCGCCGACATTCGGGTCTGCGGTCGCCTGGTCCTGAATGGTCTGTGTGGCTCCGCCGTTCAGCGTGACCGTGCCTTGCCAGTAGGACCCACTTACGTCTGCGGTCGATCCGGTTGTGTTTATTGTTCCGGTATAGGTATTGAAGAGCCCGTTGATCGCCTTTTGATCGGTATTGTTGACCGGAGACGTTTTCATTGCCAGCCGAAGCTGGCCGTGTGCATCGTCCCCGACCAGCGGCTGCAACGCTTTACGCAGGGCATTCCCCGCGTGCCAACTGCCTACGCTGCTTAAATGTACGTTGTCTATAAAATACCCTGCTTTGAAGGCCATCCCCGCGCCATACGTATAATCAACGCACTCTTCGAATATGTCGGCGCACGGCAGGCCGTATATCGCAGCAAATCGGCGAATCGCATTATTCAAATTGCAGGTGCGTGAAATAATCGCCGTGTCAGCCGTGTTCCGCGGCGGGATTGTCGCCGCTATCGGCGTTTTCCCCTTGGCATCGATCCTATCCCAGGCGCGTCGAATATCGTCAATGGTTTTCGCAGTCGCAACCCCTTGCCCGACATCGTTTGTTCCACCGAGAAACATGACGTGTGTGACGGCCCTGTCATTCAACGGCACGCGATTTTCCAATGCAGGGTAAATTGGCGGATTTCCTTCCAATAGCTGATCAACCCTTAGCCCACCGGTGCCATCGTTAGGACCGGCCAGGAATGAATAATTAGCCTGTCGAGCCGCAGCAAGAACAATCGACTTCGTCCCGTGGGCATAATAATTCGCGGAAATTTGCCCCCCATAAATGAGTGAATCGCCGACGGCACCGACCATCACGGGCACCCGGCCTCGAGCGACGTCCTGACATCTGATTTTCCCCAACAATGGATCGAAAACAATGTCCACGGTTACACTCCGAATGCAGCGACGACGAGATCCGACGAACTAGCCGATCTAGCCCACAACTCGACAGATTGCAGTAGCGCAACATTGAAATACATCAACACACTCGCATCGGCCGCCAGCCTGCCCGGTTCGCCCGAGGTGAACAGCACATGGAAATCCGGGACGATAAAACCCGAGTCCTTCAGTACTGGGGGGGCTTGATACGAATCTTTTACCCCCGAACCGCGCAGCTCGAACGCATTGAGTGCGCCAGGACCTATGTTGGTCATTTGTACGACCAACACATTGGTCCCTTCGACGTCATAATCAGCAATGAGCGCAAGCGCTCCGCCCACGGTGATATTCTTTTCGAGGTAATTGGTCGACATCTATCCTCCTAGTTGCTGGACGATCCGCCGCAGGGCTCGATCGAAAATGGTTTGAACTTGCGCCCGCTGGGCTTGTAACGTGTTGCCGAACATGTGCGCCCCCCTTTGTGCCCCGGCGCTATGGGCGTAGTAAGGCAGCATGGCTTAGTGAGCTTGTTTGGTCAAAATCTCATCGATCAGCTCGACGATCGAGCGGCCCTTGATGCCGAGCGGATCGGCGATTTCGCGAATTCCGGCGATGCCCTTTTGATCGGCGATCGCTTCGAGCTGTTCGCGGGTGTAGATGTTGGTGGGGGTCGACGCTGATGAGGCAAGTTCATTCGGAACGCTCGGCGGCGTCTCGGCGAGCGCCTTCGGGTCAATCTCGCTCAGGGTGTGGGCCTTGTACGCAATGATGCTCTCGGCGACGCTGATGGCCTGGCCGGTCGCGTTGCCCTCGTCGTCGACCGCCTCGCAGCGAATGTTGCAGGAGATCTGGTTAACCTCGCGTTTTGACAAGTTTTCGACCGAGACGCCATCGACGAATTCTGCACCGCCGAAATTGCCGGTAAAGCTTTCAAAGCCCGGTTCAATGAGACGAATTTTGGGCATGACGACAAACTCCAAAATGAATAAGTAACTCTTGACTTATTCTATCAGGTCAGAAACCATATGCAACAAGACAACAAAAAGAAAGGCGAGTTTTTCCCGCCTTTCTAACAAAGTCACGAATGACTTAGATATTGGTGATGCCTTTGATCCGGGCCAGACTCTTGGTGGACTTCAACGCGATGCCGCAGTACCACTTAAGCCTCGTCCGTCTCGCGTCTTTATTTTGGACCAAACCGACATCCTCGATACGGATACCGAGCTCCGGGCCACCGTAGAGACCGTGAAGACCGTCGGCGACATTGAGCCGCATCGCGTAGATCGAGCAGCACGCGCTGGAGTTGCCCTGTACCTCGTCGGCCGGCAGGAAGTCGTTGACGATGATCGGCACGCCGTTGTGCGCCGGGATCGGGCCGTATTCGCCCTGAACCACGTTGTCGACCGAGGTACCGCCCAGGGACCGAAGCAATGCGCGATGAGCACGCAAGGTGCCGGCACGCATCATGATGACGTCGGCACCATACGGCACGGCGTCCAGAAGCTCGTCCAGCATCGACAAGGTCAGCGCAGCGCCGTTGGTGCCGGCGGTGATGGTCTGACCGGCGGTGACCAATTTGGCAACGCCGTTGAATTCTTTCGGGTTGGAGGTGGCGTCACCGATCGCCAGCGTGCGACGGAATTTGCGTGCCATTCCTTTGGCCTTGGCCGCGATCTGCGTCTCGAACTGATTGTTGGTGTCGCTCATCGTTTCCCGCAGGAAGTTGTCGACATCGACGTCGCCGATCAGAACCTTCAGCGTTTCGGTCACGCTTTCGAAGGTCGCGGCGCCTTCCGGCACGGTATCGGTCACCGGATCGATGAAGTCCGCTTCGGACAGCGTCTTCTCGCGGTTGTAGACGTAAGCCTTGCTATTGACCTGCTCGAACGGGAGCAGAGAGAACAGTTCGTCGCGATCGATGAGTTCTTCAACGATGCCCTGAACCAGCGTGTTATTGGACAGCTTTTCAGCGTCCGCGCGAAGCAAACCCATGATTAACCCTCATTCAGCAGTGAGTTACAAAAGAAAACCGATTTCTCGCCTTCTTCGAAGCTCTCTTATCGAATGAAGGTGTTATTCACGAGACGTTCTCTTGCCCCGTGAATAACTCAGTCATGACTTATTATAGGCGAAATGACGCCACCTGTCAACCAGTTTGCTTGGCGCGTTCCCTCAAACCGATGCGAATCTTGTCGATGCCGCGCAATTCGGCCTTATCGGGATTGTCCGGCGCCTTACGCGAGAGCGTCGTGCCGGAGCCGGCACCGGGCTGCATCTTGGACCTCAGAATAGCGTCCTTCTCGGGGTCTAATTCGATGATCTTCTCAATGGCATCCTCGAACGACAGCGCATTGCCCGAAGCGTCGATCAAGGGCGTCCGGCCCTGAGCGCCGCGCGGCTTGTCATAGGGTATGACTTGGCCGTTTTCGACCTCGAAATAATTGCCGTAGAAAACACGTGCCTTTGTCGGGGTTAAAAACGTCTTTTCTTTGATGTAGATGGAGTTGTCAAAGGCGTGACCCACGGTCAAATTATCGATCGTCGTCTTGAGCTCGGCGATCTGAGCGTCACGCGCCGCAAGCTGACTCTTGAGCTCCTTCTCTTTTACCTGATGCTGTGTCACAAGCTGCTCCTTCAGCTTGTCCCACTCGCCCTTGGCTTCGAGCTGCTTTCGCTCGGCTTCTTTCTTTTCCTCGATCAGCGTCTTGACCTGTTCGAGATCAATGCCATCGAACGCCTTGAGCTTGGCTTCGAGATCCGCGATCTGAGCGGTCAGTTCGCCGATCTTGGCCTTTTTCTGCATGTTTTCCTTGATGAGTTCGGCCTCGCGGTCGGAAATGCCCGACTTGCCCTTGCCGTCGTCGCTTTTGCCGGTCTTTCCACCCTGGGTCGCCCCGCCGTTGTCGACGTTATCTCCGGTTCCGCCGCCCGCCGACGTGCCGTCGTCGCCGGCTTTGTCCCAATAACCGCGTACCACTGACATGCGTTGTAAGTCTCTGAAATTCATAAACTATCCTCTAACATTGAATTAAGTCGTTTCTTCCGATAATTTCTCGATGCCACTCGCGGGCATTTCCGGCGCGTCATCCCAGTTTTGAATCTCGACGCTCAACTTCTCGCGAAGATCCTTCTTGAGCTTTGGGAAGATCTTGTCGACCAGAATCTGCATCTGCTCGCGCTTGACCCCCATCGGGGCGTTCAGCATCGAAAGATTGAGGGCGATATCGAACTCGTCCGCGAGACCCCGAACGTCGAAGGTTTCGGGGTATCGCACCCATTTCTCGGGGGTGAAGTCGTCGTCGTCGACATTGATGCCATTCCAACGACCGACCAGTCTCAACATGCCGTGTTCGAGCCGCGCCAAAGAAGCGGCTTTCGAAGTCAGCAGCGCGTTGATGCGCTCGAAATCGTAGGCTTTCGCAACCCCGGACGAATTGTCGATGCCGACCGCGTTGTCCTGCTTGGTTCGTTCGCCCGCCATGCCCACCGTATGATAGATCTCATTGATGATCTGCTTGATCACGGTAACGATGAGCTCGGCCTGACGCGGGTCCGGCGACAAGAAAAAGGGCTTTGCGCCATTTTCGCCATCATAGATGAAGATCCGCTTGGTGCCGACTTCCAACAGCTTGTTGTAGGCGTCGTCACCCGGTAGGATGCCCTGAGCCGGCATCGCGAGCTGAGAGAATGTCTGATCCTGAATGATGGCATCGAGATTGCTGAGGTAATTGGCAACCGCCCGATCGAGATAGGCGATGTCGCCAATCAGGGAAGGGGCGACATAGAGATTGTCGATGCCGTCGATGTGATCGTGCGCCAACACCGGCACAACCCCGGTCGGATTAATGCCGTTGTCGACCTCGACGACGATCTCTTTTCCGAGTCGATTCTTTTGAACCTCGAACAGTCGCCATTCGGTGCGAGTCCACAGACGATAGCGACTCCTCAAATCGCCCGAAGACGTAAAGGGATCGTCATCGTCGCGAAACGTCTCATGCAGCAAGATCCATTCGAACTCGTCGTGATCGTTAAAGCCCATGTCAAGCACGTCGACCGGCGAAACGACATAAGCGTAGACCCTTGCGCCGAGGCGCTTTTCTTCGGCCCTACTGATCAGCGCCATCGTCTTTGGCATATTGTTGTCGACCACGACGTAGACCCGTCCGAGCACCGAGGACTTCAGCGAGGCATAGCGCATGAAGGTATCGATCGGCAACCCGTTTCCACGTCCGGTGTTGGCCCAGAACTGATTGACGATGTCGGGCGCGTTCGCGACATCGCGAACGATCTTCGGCCTGAAGATGTACTTGTTAACGAGATCCACCACTTCCCGTGTGTGATTGAACCGATAGGCACGCTTGACGCGATCGGGATATTCCTTGTCACCCTCTTTGTGATAGCGAAAAATGTTATCGTCGAACCAGCCTCGCCCCCCTTCGTAGGTCTGCTCCATGAAGCGCCATTGAGGCAACATGGCTTCGTACTCGGGGTGGCGTCGTGAGATGAATTTCTTGAGTTGTTTCTGGGTCAGCATTATTTAGTCACCAATAACTTATTATTGCGCTAATACGACAAACCTGCAACCTCGACCTTCCGCGTGGGGAATTCGAATTCGATCGGGTAGCCCAAGGCGTCGCTGGAATGCTCAACCCCCATTTCCTTGTCGATCTCTTTCGAACCGTCATCCTTGTAGAGCGTCTGTTCCAACGACTGAATGAGATATCGACACGACTTGTCGATGCGAAGACGAACCGTACCATCGGCGGCCCGAAGCTGCCGATTCACGGCGTTCACCCGATCCTGAACGAAGGGATGCTTCTTCCGATACTTAATGCGCTTGAAGCCTTTCTCGCGAAAGACGTCGAGCGAGGATTCGCCGCGCGCGTGCTGCTTGTTGCCGCCGGCGGGGTCGGGGTAGATCGTGACGCGATTGTGATAGCGCCAATAGCGACGCTCGATCTCCTCCGAGACTTCGACCACGTTCGAGTCGTACTTGACGATCTCGTCGACTACCCATAGTTCGCCGTTTCGCTGCGGCTGCAGCACGACCGACGACATCGGGTTGATGTTGAAGTCCTGTCCAATCCAAATCGGCAAATCCGGGTTGAAGGGATAATCGCCGACATGCACGTTGCGATCGAAGGGGTAGTAGACCCGACCGCTCGAACTTTCGAACGAGTTAAAGTTGTTGGCGCCGGACGCCAGCAGATAACTGTGATCTGGACTATCGACCGTGAGGTTCCACACGGTCTCCTGTACGGGGCGGATGATACGCCGGATCACCTTGATCCGTAGCAGGCCCAGCTCCTCGATCCAGCGCTCGCCGATCCAGGCATCGAAGTGCGGGAAGGCGTATCCGGCGGTATTGGTCTTGCCGCGATCTACATCTCCCAGGAAGCGATGAGCGGCGCCAGAGGTTATGCCCATTGCCTTGCCGATCTCCTTGTAGGTGGCGCCCTCCTCGCGCATCCGAAGGGCAGTCTTACGTCGCTGGTCGGCGGCGGTGCGGTAGGCACGCAGATACTTCGCCCACTGCCAGGCAAGCGTCGCCTTGTGCTTGCAGTACAGATACCCCACGTCCTCAAAAAACCGGATCAGGTTGTCGGCCCCGGACGCAACCCGCAACCAGTACGTCCGGTACTCGCGACCGGTCACGGTAACGCTGGATTCGACACCGAGGTCCAGCAAAAGACTCTGCAACTGTCTAAAGTAACGAAGCCCGTCAACCCCCTCGCGCTTGCACATGCACAATACGGGCTGTCGTGGAAGGCGGCTCTTGCTGGATTTGTCCTTGACGGGGGCCGTGCCTTCCGCACCGAAAAGCGCCGCGATATAGGCGCGCTTTTCGGCGCGCTCCCCGTCCAATATCCATTGCGGCACGCCGAACTCGATCCTCGTCTTGGCCCCAATGGGCGCGCCGGCGGCCATCATCGCCTCGCAGGCCCGCTTGCCGATCTGCAGTTGGTAGCCGTCATCCCGCCCGGGGATGTTTTTCTTGCGGCGCACCTGCGCCTTGACCACCAAGCCGAGCAGCGTGCAGTCCTCGAGGATAACCTTCAAATCAGCCTCGACATTGCTGTAGAACGCACCCTGCAGGCGCTCGTAGATACTGACCTCGCCCGAGCGCCGCCGATAGCGCTCTTCTTTTCTGACGATGACCCCGTCGCCAGTCAAGTAGCCGACTAGCGCAGCGAGGCGCTCGTCGTCCGTCGTTAGCCTCTGGTCGGGCGGGGAGAACTCCAAAAAATCAGCGTCGCAGAGTAGAACCGCTTCAGACTTCACAGTGCACCTTAAACCTATGATGAGCGCTGGCGGAAATGACTTCGCCGGTCTCGAGTGTAACGTCGCAAATGTCTTTCTTGCCGGTTTCGCCAACCGCCTGCACTTTGGTCGGCACGCGCTTACCCTCCTCCGTCACATGCACCAGAAGATCGCCGACAAGGACATCGGAAATTTTCTTGGTGCGACCGTTCCACAACAGCACGAGTGTGTCGGGAAGATGGCAAGCCATAAATTCCTGACGAAACGATTTCTCATCCATGTCCGCACGCGCCTGCTCGATTTCTTCCAGCGGCACGAAGGGCGAGGTGGTGGTCGGAAATTGCCAGGAATGCCAGCGCCGATTGCGCCGATTGGTTTCGTTCTGCCCCAGAAGCCAGAGCTTGTAAAGCAGATTGAAGCCCTTCGGGGAGCCGATAAAGATCGCGTGCCCGCCCGTGGTGGCAAGCGTCGGGCGCAAGACTTTCGTCCAGACCTCTTCCCGCATGTCCTGCACTTCGTCCAGAACGATGAAGTGCAAACCGACGCCTCTCAGCGTATCCGGACTGTCCGCGCCTTTGAGCTCGATCGTTGTTCCGTTGATCAGCCACAAAGTCATCGTGGTCTCGTTCGGCTGCCGACGCATCCAACGTCTCGGGATGGTGTCGAGCATGTCGTACCACATGATCTGCTTCGCCATCCGATAGGTGGGCGCCACGTACCAAATCTTCCGCCTAGGAAGATGCGCCTTGTCGATGATGGCGGCCTTCGACACGGTCGATTTTCCCCAGCGTCGGCCGGCTGCGACTACCCGAAATCGCGCCGGATTGGAAAAGACCTCGAATTGACCGGGATGCAGACGAATCGGCACGCGCTCGGCGTAGGGGCTGACGATCTTGCGTTCGGGAATCTGGATCTTGAGATCCGACGGCAAAATCACGCAGAAAGATCTCCGTCGTTCGGGTCGGCGCTGTCGTCGAGAGCGGGCTTGGTTTCAACGAGATCGAACGTCTCGGCTTCGAGCCGCTGCTGCTCGCGCACTGCCTCGACCTGTTCGGGCGTCAGCTTCTCGACGGTCAGAACCGGCAGATCGCTTTGCGCGTCGTATTCGTAGTCGCGCACCCCTAGTGCCAAAAGCCGTCCGTGCGTACAGAGCCTCAAGGTTTCCGCCATCTTGTTGAGCGCCTTCATGTCCTTCTCGCAGGCGGCGATGACGCCCGGCGACACAACGCCGCCGGCATCGTGTACGGCCTTGGTGATGACCGCCATGCCCGCGCGCTGCAGCGCCTCGAAATTCTTGTAGGAGTCCTCGCGCGTCTGTCGAAGCTTTTGGGCGATCTCGATCTCGTCGAAGGCGATGTTCCGACGCGCTTCGAGCCGTTTTAATTCCTGCTCCGCAGCGAGTTCGGCAACCCGCTCGGCAATGATGCCCTGCACCTTGTCGCGCATTTTCTCGATGCGCTCTTCGATTGCCTTGGGGTCGATTTGATAGGTCTCCGCGACCTTTTCGAGATCGAAGTTCTCAACCAGGATGAGCTGGCAGATTTGATCGAAGACTTCGACCGAGATGGCGTTTTTGCCGGATTTTTTGGATTTGGTGGATTTCGCGGCCACGGATTTCACGCCGCCTGAAAAATCGGGGCGGAAAAGGAGGAAAACCGCCCCATCCGAGTGCGAGGTAAACAAACAAGAACAAAATCTGCGTTCATTATAGGCCGCCTTATCGAAAAAATCAAGTCACCGACGATTTATATTTCCCTCTTGACGGTTGCCTGCGTCACGTGTAGTTAATTTAATAATATATATTTATATAACTTGAAATTAACTACAGGTGAACGAGGCAACCTAAAGTCAGAACTGAATCATTCTGATCGAGCGGTAGCCTTTCGGAGTTAAGCAAAAAGTGATTCGTTTGGCGCCGCGTCGGATTTCCAAGCCCTTCTTTTCGATCAAGCCTCGTTTTATGAGCGCGCGGATCGAAAACTGCATCGACTGTTTCGAGGGTCGGTAACTCAAGCGCTCCAAAAGCTGATCGAGATCGATGAACGATTCGTCCGGATTGCCGCGACGGATCAGTCTCAAAATCTCCATCTGCTTCGCGGTGAGTCTGAGTTCGTCAGAAGCAAAACGGTCCATTGTCTCCCTCGTCACGAATCACGTTGCGGCACTCGCGGACGATGTAAAACACCAGCCCGATCAGGGCCGCGATCATCAAAGTGTCTCCAAAACGCATCAGAAGCTCTGTAACGCTCGGGTTGTAAATTGGGCTATCTGTCATCATGTTTTTCGTTTTCGTGTCTTCTTGACGCTCTCAGACGTCTTGGCAGCGTCTTTTTGAAGTGCTGAAAGCGTGTCTTTTTCTGCTTTCTTCAAAGCGCGTTTCCAAAGACGTTCTTGAGCGCGTTCTTCCGGGGTTTTCGCCGGTCGCTCGGGTTTGGGCTTTCGTCCCTTCTTCGGCTTGACGTAAGGCTCCACTGGCGGCAGCGGCGAACCATCGCCGACGTACTCGAACGACGCCGTCGCGCGGGCCGCGGAGGTCATGAGCTTGCCGTTCTTGCCCTTGGTCGGGACTCGGCCGGGCGGCCGGATGGTGACCCACTTGGGCGAACGCGTGCGGTGGGCGATCATCGCCGGGTGCGAGGTCACGCTTGAATAGCGCTTGCCTTGCGCCAGAAAGTAATCGCCGACCGCCTCCGAAATCGCGTTGCCAAGTCCGATTCCCTGATAATCCGGCAATACCACGGTGCGATGACCGCGCCACATATTCTTGACGTGCGGATGGGGAAACGGCATGGCGGCGCAAAATCCCACCGGCGTTCCGTCGAGAAGCGCCACGAAACAGGTTGCCGATCGGTTGCAGTCGGCGCTCAAATAGTGATGACCCTTGAATAAGTGCCAAGCCTTTGGATGTACGCGGCATAATTCGATTTCGATCGGAGGTCGCCGAAGACGCCCCCGTTTGAAGTCCCCGGTATCGACGTGGTAAACCCAGTCGGGCTCCAGCCAGTCGATGATGTCGTCATGACAGGAGATCGCCACCAGGCGCTTCTTTTGGCGGCGAACGAGTTTTTGGACGGCGGCCGAGCAGATCTTGGCGACCTGGCGATCGACCACCGACGTGAATTCGTCGATCAGGACGAGCTCTTTGGATTCGAGAATCAGTCTGGCGACAGTGGCTCTGAATTTCTGTCCGTTGGAAAGAGCGGAATAGGGCAGAAGCCAGGAGGGGGCCGAGGAAAAGCCGACCTGCGACAAAGCGCCGGTGATTTCGGTCACCGTCAGAGATTCCGCGAAGTCGTCGACCAGGGACGGCGCCGACCAGCTCAACCCCTGAAGCCCGTCGAAATAGGCGGCGTTCGGAAAGGCGCGTTTCGCGATCGTGGTTTTCCCGGACCCGGACGGCCCGACGATGAGGCCGATCTCCCAATCGAAGTCCTCGATCGGCAGATTGACGTCCCAGGTCTTTCTGAGCTTTTCCGAGACCGGCACGTCGAACATGCCGGCCACCGCCTCGGTGCGGAAGCTCGGGACGTATCGAGTCTCGACGGTATGCTGGAAGCGCATTAGCCGAATAGGTTCTTGACGAACGGCAAACCCACTACCCAGCGCTCGACCGGACTCATCTGCGACTTGGCGTGTTCGATGACGGTTCTGACGTACCACTCGTAGCACACGAATTGAGCAAAAGCGTGATCGTAGGCTCGGCTTTCGAGGCTGGGCAGTTCGTTACACTCTTCGCCATTCGGGAAGTCGACGGTGTGCGAGAACCCGGTAAACACAGCGCCGTTGTCGATTTCCAGAATACAGACGACCATCGGGCGTTCGGTGCCGTCGACGTCATGGGTCAAGGTTTCGGTTTTGAAGCGGGTCGCGACGATCTTTTTGCGAACTTCGTCGGTGAATTCTTTCGGGATGACTTTAAATTTATGATGACTCATGGTATTTCCTAGATGGTTTGAACGCGGCATTCGTAGCCATCCTGCGTAATGCGTTCGTAGACTGCCCGCTGATCGTCTTCGTCCTTGCACATGACGACGATTTGATAGATCGGTTTATATTCCTTATCGCGAGCTTTGATTTCGTCGATCGTCGGCGTCTTGGCGAGCTCCTTTTCTGGCTCGGCAGTGCTTTCGGCAGGCGTTTCGTCGAGTTTCAGATTCGTATCGAGATTGCCGAACGTCTTCATCCAGGCGTCGGCTTCGGTCTCGGAAAAGCCGAGATCGGACAGCGAGATATTGGCCTGGGTGAGCTCCAGAATCTGGGCGTTCAGAAGATCCTCGTCGTAAGAACCGCGGGCCGCGATCTTGTTGTCGAAGATGCGGAGCTCCTGCTTCTGCTCTTCGGTGAGACCCCGCAGAACCAGGACGCGAACTTGTTTTAAGCCCGCCTTGATCGCTGCGAGACGCCGGCAGTGACCGCCGATGATGACGCCGTTCTCGTCGATCTTGATGGGGTCTTGGAAGCCATTCTTCTTGATCTTCTCGGCAAGCGCCGCGACTTTTTCTTCGTCGTGGATCTTGGCGTTCTTTTCGTATGGAATGATCTTGTCGAGCGGCCAAAGCTCGATTTGTTCGTCAACAATGGTGATTTGATCGCTCATGCAGCGTGCCTCGTGAAATGCAGGGGTTTTTCGGCGTCCCGGCAGACGGTCTCCAGATCGAGGTCGAATTCCTTCTCCTCGAACAATTCGCCACAGTCGCAGTCTTCGCAGGTATCAGTGCGGCGATGGGCGCAATCTCGGCATTCGTCAAACTTGTCTGTCACGGCGCTCTCGGCAAATCAGAATCAGGGCATCCCCGGCATTGGTCTGCGAGTCGGACCCGGTAAGGCCCTTTGCCACCATGACCTCCTGAATGACGTCCTCGATCAGTTGGGCGTCCTCGATCGGCACCTTGAATCGCAAGACGCGATAGGCGCTTTTGTTGGGCTCTTTGGGCAGTTTCGGGAGATCTTCGTCGAGCTTCAGGGGCAGATCTTCGTCGAGCTCTTTGAGGTCGACCTTGGCGGATGCCAGGAAAACGTCGATCTCGGTGTCGCTGTAGGGTAGAAAGGAGGTCAGGACGCGAGGGTCGGGCAGGGAGCTAAAAAGATCCGACAGCTTGACCGCGTCATCGAAGCCATAACGACCGTTGTCGGCCAAGGAGATTTCCTTCGCCTTTTCGTCGTCGATGCGCCCCAAATTGATGATCGGAACGGTTTCGAAACCCTTACGCTGAGCGATCTTGGCGCGATGGGCGCCGCCTAGGATTTCCAGCGTGCCGTCGTCGAGCTCGCGAACGACGATGGGCCTGAAGAAATCGAGACGTTCGAGCGAGGCTTCAAGCTTGGCCTCGTTCTCGGGCGATACATAGTTGGGATTCCAGTTATTGGGCTTTAGAAGCCCTGGCGAAACGTGTTCAAGCTGTAGCGTATCCATTAAAAGTTGTGTATTGTAAGACTTATAAATAAGTAATTGGTGACTGACAATAGCTATACCTGAATTTTGAGCATTTGGCAAGCCCTATGTCGTCTATCGTTCAGATTTTACACAACCCGGTCGTCGCGAAGCTGAAGCATGCCGACCGTGAAGCGCAACTTGCAGTATCTGAACTTCTAAGCTACGTCGTATCGGGGGCCGAGTTCACCAATCGCTTTCGGGATCGCAATTGGGACGGACGGCAGACGCTGTTCGACTTCGCGACCGGCAAATTTCCCGCAGGCTTCGTGCCGCGCGTGATGCACCATCTGCAAAAGCTCGGCTACACGGTGCAGTCTCTGTGCGCACCTCTGCCGGCCCCTCTGGGGCTCGAAGGCGACGCGCTCGAAAATTTCGACGGACTGGGCGGCGATACACGCTACGAATATCAGAAAAGAACCGTCGATGAGTTGGAAAAACGCGGGCGGCTGATCGCGATGCTCGCCACCGGCTGTCACGCCAAAGGCACAAAGATTTTGATGTTTGACGGATCGTTAAAAAACGTCGAAGACATCAAAGTTGGCGATGTATTGATGGGTCCGGACAGCAAATCCAGAAACGTACTGCGTCTTTATCGCGGCAGGGAAGAAATGTTCAAAATTATTCCCACGAAGGGCGATTCGTATGTCGTCAATCGATCACACGTTTTATCGCTTCGTATGACGGGTCTTAGGGGGCGCAAAGTCGACGGATATGAAGATGGGGAAATCGTAAACATTTCAGTAAACGATTATTTGCAAAAGGGAAAAACATTCAAACATTGCGCAAAAGGATGGCGAACGGGTGTCGAATTCCCACACGTTGATCTTCCGAAAGCTCTTTCACCCTATCAGCTCGGTGTTTGGCTTGGAGACGAAAGTAAAGACGCTTCTGCCATTACGTCGATCGACAAAGGAAAGGTTCCAAATCATGTTCTTCGCGAATTAAAAAATCAAAATTTATTGTTCAACAAGCACATACCAAGCATCTACAAGGTCAACTCCAGTCAGAATCGACTGGAACTCTTAGCGGGACTCATTGATACGGATGGCTATCTTCATCATGGGTTTGTTGAAATCGTTACCAAATACGAAGTATTAGCAAACGATATTGCGTTTTTAGCAAGATCGCTTGGCTTTGCCGCCTACATAAAGCAAACAAAGAAGAGCATCAAATCAACGGGCTTTTGCGGGAATTACTGGAGAATCAGCATTTTCGGCGATCTTGATCAAATCCCATGCCGAGTCAAACGTCATCAAGCTCAAGAAAGACGGCAAGTCAAAAATGTTCTAAACGTTGGAATTCGTGTTGAATCTGTAGGAGAGGGTGATTACTACGGATTTGAAGTTGATGGGGATCATTTGTACGTCATGGGTGATTTTACCGTCACGCACAACTCCGGCAAATCGCGCGTAGCGTCAATGGCTTACGCACGCATCAAACGCCCGACGCTGTTTTTGACCACTCGGAGCGTTCTGATGTATCAGATCAAGAAACGTTTCGAAAAAGATCATAACATTCGCGTTGGCGTACTTGGCGACGGTGAATGGAGCCCAACAAATGAAATAAATGTCGGTATGGTTCAAACACTCGCGCCTTTGCTGACCCCGCTCGATGTCGAGGTCGAAATCGCGCGCTGGAATCGATCCTGGAAAGATGGCATTGTCAAAAAGCTCGCCGAGCGGCGCGACGCGCTCATCAAAGCCAAGATGATGCCGGCCGAGGTTGAGAAGATTCTGGCTAAAGAGCTAAAAGCCTATCGGGATCAAAAGCCCGATCCGGATCAAATTCGAAGGTCTGTCACGGCCCGCGTCGAGCAGCACAACAAGCGGCATCGGCAGACGCTCGACCTGCTTTCGAAATTTGAATTCGTGATCGGCGAAGAAGCGCACGAAGCGGGCGGCGATGGCTATTACAACGTCATTCAGGCGTGCAAGAACGCTTATTATCGATTGGCACTGACCGCGACCCCCTTCATGCGGTCGGATGGCGAAGACAACATGCGGCTGATGGCGGCGTTCGGCGAGATCGGCATTCGGGTCACCGAAAAGCGGTTGATCGACGCCGGCATTCTGGCAAAGCCCTATTTCAAATACGTCGACACCGAGCGCCCCAAGAATCTCTACAGAACCACCGGCTGGCAGCGAGCCTACAAATACGGCATCGTCGAAAATCCGCACCGCAACGGCGTCATCATCAACGAAGCGCTACGGGCCAAGCAATACGGTCTTCCGACTTTAATTCTGGTTCAGCACACGCGGCATGGCGAGCTCTTGAAGAAAGCTTTGAAACAAGCCGGGGCGACGGTGGAGTTCATTCACGGCGCACACGAGCAGAGGGAACGCGAGCATTGTCTGAATGCACTCGCCTGCCGCAAGCTCGACATTCTGATCGGGTCCACCATACTTGACGTGGGTGTCGACGTACCGGCTGTCGGCGTCATCATTCTGGCCGGCGGCGGCAAGGCCGAAGTCGCCTTGAGACAGCGGATCGGGCGAGGTCTTCGTGCCAAGAAAAACGGCCCCAACGTTGCGTTCATCTTGGATTTCGTCGATTCCGAAAACGAACATCTCCGGAATCACGGCAAGCAACGTCGCGCCATCGTTCAGCAAACGCCCGGGTTCGCCGAGGGCATCCTGGCGCCGGGTCAGGATTTCGATTATTCCATTTTTGGGAAATAGCCATGCACGATCTAAATATCACGACGCAAGACATTTTGATGGGACTGATGATTATCGGATTCATTGTCCACAGTATCTATACGACGTGCAGTCTCAAATCGTTGACCGTCGCGATTATCGACGTGCTCGCGGAACCGGTGAATGAATCGGGTCAGAATGAATCGGGTCAGTCCGAGCCGAGTTCGATCGGGAGTGAATACGGCGACACACAAGCGGGATTTGTTGTTGACGGCGATGTATAGTCACGAATGACTTGTTATTGTATACTATTGTATACTATATGCTGATATTCGATACAAGCGTAGGGGTGCAATATGAGTGAAAACAAAAGCAAAACGGTTGTCAAACCGGGCTATAAGCGGATGACTTACGAACTGTCTGAAAAGGCGCTTGCAAAAGTGCGTGCATTGGGCAGCAAAATCGATCTTGCCAATTCAGACGTTGTGGATGCGGCGATTCTGTCGCTGAATACTCAGGATCAAGGTTTCTTGGCAGAGGTCAGTCGCATCAAAAACGAACGAGAGGTAGCCCGGCGCAATGCCGGAAGACTTCGCGCGGATCTTCTGGAAATCTCGCCGCAGCTCGCAAAGCTTTCGGGCGACGAACTGTTGCGATTGATCGAAATGGTCAAGGGACAAAGCGTTTCGCCTTGATCTCGGGGACGTCGATATCGCGCTTGATGCCCCGTGTGTCAAGCGCGATACTTAGTCAGAAATAAATTAATTGAAAGGGGAAATCGTGGATTTAGACAATTCTCATGACGACGCTATGTTGCGAGGAAAGATTGAGAACAAACGCATTGAGCATTACAAGAAATATCTAACAGAGAAGTACCGTCCGCCAAGTAAAGGTGGAAACACAAGCGCGCGCCACGCGCACGTTCTGATCATTGACGGCGAGAAATACAGTTTCCTTGCACTTGGAGCCCAGCAATGGGCTTATAAATCGGACACGGTCTCGTTTGAATACGAGATCACAAAGGAAGGATACAGAAACATCATTAAGGAAACCTTTGTTGCTCGGACAAAGGACGGCGTCGAAGTCGTTCGTGGAAATCGCGGATTTAAGTCACGGCTACGAACAGCAAAAACGCGCATGCCCGCAAGTCGCCGTGAGTGGCGCGATTAACTGCCAATAGCCGCAGGACGCGCCATTGAGGGAAAGCCGCCGTTCAATGCTGTGGTGGTTGAGCAGGACTGGCCGGAATTTGAACCGACGTGGGAAGCCATCGAGGCGCGGATGACGGCTAACGTCTGAATTAAGCCGCGCCACGAAGTGGCGTCGGCTTGAATGAAATATTAGCGGGAAAGCCCGCCGAAGACGATGATGACATTTGACCAATGGTGGGACAAGGAAACAGAAGCGGTCGGGAGAAAAGGCATGGGACGAAATGGTGTGTTTATCAGCTTGCGAAACGCGCATGGGTAGCGGCAGAGATGAATGAACGGGAAGCGTGCGCGAAAGTCTGCGAATCTTTCGGTGGAAGACGAAGGAGACATGACGTGACGAACGAACAGAACCAAAACGAAGACGCAGAAGGCCGGTCGAACTCTAAGGCGTTGTTATGCGCGGATATCCCGAAAGGCTGGATTCCGCTGATTGAAGCGGTGGATTTCGTGAACAAGAACATAATGTCGAAGAACCCGCGATTTGTGCTCGACAACTGGGACCACAAGTACACGCATATTCGCGTGGACATGCGTACCGGATTGGCAATCATCCTGCCTGGAAACAAGAGCGCCTAACTTAGATTTAGACACCACTTTAGGCGCCTAATCCTGTAACAGCCGACAAATACACCCGCCACGAAGTGGCGTCGGCTTGAATGAATTGTTAGTTGGCATATTGGAGAACAAACAATGAGAACGATAATTGCAGGAAGCCGAAGCTGCGTTGACATGCGACACCTTCTTGCGGCAATTGAAGCTTGTGGTTGGATTCCAACACAGGTTGTAAGCGGAACGGCTGCTGGGGCCGACAGACTTGGCGAGCAGTGGGCCGAAGTCGCTGGCGTGCCGTGTGTGAGGTTTCCCGCGGACTGGAATACGCACGGAAAGCGCGCCGGGTTTCTGCGAAACGAACAGATGGCGGATAACGCCGATGCTCTAATTGCCCTGTGGGACGGCGAAAGTCGCGGCACGAAACACATGATCGACATAGCAAAGCGAAAAGGACTCGTTGTGTATGTCCACATGATAGCTAACGCTTCGCCTGAGGGGCGCGGCACTGTGAAGTCTGAACAGGGAAAGAAGCTTCGATATTGAGAAGTTAATCCAGACACTTCACCTTCATGATCCAGGTGATGGCATCATCCCCAAACATATACGTGCCGGTCTTGAAAGGCTTCTGATCGATCACTTCGAACGACCGGCACGCCCCATCCAATTTCGTTGCGATCATTTCTCGTCGATCTTCCTCTTTGTTGCCGTCCCAGCCGATATCGTGGGCGTTCTTGATCAGGAATTTGTAGTCGTAGCTCGAATCGTCGGGTGGATCGACTCTTAAAATCCCGTGCGCCTCGGACGCGGCAACGTACATCTTCGTTCCGGCGCATCCCGTCAGGAGTAACAAAGTTAAGGACAAGATCAGTTTCATCGAAATCTCCTTAAGTTCGTTCCGGATATTATTGGGCATGGAACAAGGCATGTTAGTGGGTTGAACAAGTTTAGTCTAGACGTGGTTTAATGTGCGTTTTAAAGGAGGATGCGTGAGGCGTATCGACGACGAAATCGTGATCTGGGCGATCGAGGACGCAGCGAAGGCCGCAGTCGAACGACTCGATCAGACGTTTGAGCCGAAGCTGTCGGGAGAATTTAGAGCGCATCTTGAGCGGGTATTGGGGGATATGCTTAAGGGGCGTGATCCCTATTTCGTCAAGCGAAAAGAGGCAGTCGGGCTAAGAGTGTATGTATTGGGGAAAGAGCGGTTGGTTTTGAATAAGAACGATTTCGATGTTCGGGGGTAGGGTTATGGAGTATAAGGATTGCGGAGGTTTGAGGGGCGGCTATGGGTGTAAGGGCTCGGAACCTGGAGAGGGGTGATTTTGGAGGGACCATCCTCAGCTCGACGCGCTCTGTTCTAAGACATTCGTTTGCAAGTACCATGCCAAGCAAGTTGGCATGGTACTTGCTGAGCAAGCTTCATGCCAAACAAATCGGCATGAAGCTTGCTGGGCAAGTTATACTAACTTGCCCAAAATTTCCTTTCCTTCATCTGTTAGTTCGAAGCTTGTGCCTCGAAAGCTTGTGACTAGATTCCCGTCCACATTATGACTTGCTCTAGCCAAGCCTAGCCATACAAACGCTCTAAGAGCGTTTCTAATGGCTGATAGACTTCCACTATTGCCAGTTATACTGGCAATAGTCTCACTTGTCAAAGACTGCGAAGCTCTTTTCATGCCGTTAAAGGCATGAATTGCCGGCATTGGCAACTTGCCGTTGCCAATAACAGCATCGGCCACTTGCCGCATTCTAAGCAACGACTTTGCGTTGCTTGGATTGGCCAAGTATTCTTTCATTCTCGGAGTTACTGCATGTTGCAGTAGAAGCTCTTGAGCGCTTTTAGCGCTCACAAAAGCGCTCAAGACTTTTTCTCTTGTGGCGCCGGCGCTTGCTTTGCCGCCGGCTTGTTGATTGGCTTGCCTCCATGCTTTAATACGCTCGATCGAAGCTTGCAATGCAACAGGCAGGCTGTTTATGTTTATGTCGTCGACTTGGTCTAACACCAAGTCGACGGCTTGCTCTTGCGCCGGCGTTGACGCGCCGGCGCTTATGCTTGCTTCTAGCGCGTCAATCAGACGCGCTAGTTCATCTTGATTGAGTTCTTGATTGAGTTCTTGCTTTTTATTAGCCATTTTTCACCTCAGCTTGTACATTTTGTTGAATCCTAAACCCTAGCAAGCTTAACGCTTGCCGTTGCGATCCTTGCAACTTGCAAACAAGTTTACTCACTTGTGACTTACTTTGCAAGCATAAAAAACTAAGCAATGCGTATATTTTTTGTGAAAGAAATTGTTTCTGAAAAGCAAACAATCATGGCACAATTATTATCGATACAAGAATCATTCCATAAACATACACTAATGAATACCACAAGAAATTGTTTGGTATCACTTGTGCATGTACAAAAATTATGCCAAGCAATATGGCACAAGTATTGCTAAAGCAAGCTTCATGCCATTGATAATGATAATCATTCTCACTTGTAAATGAGAATCACTTGCATTTGTAAATACTTGTCATTCTCACTCCCGCGCCCGCGTCCATGCCGAATCCACGCCGTTCGCCCGCCGTTCGCCCGCCCAAGGGCGCCCTTGGCTGTGGTCAGACCCAGCCGTTCGGTTATGGTTACCGAGGGCCGTTCGGTGGGTCCGAGCCGCGGGATTGGTCAAGTCCAGCCGTTCGGTTACGGTAAACTCAAGCCGTTTGGCTGCCCATGGGTGAACCTTGGGCCTGGTAGAGTGAGGAAAAAGGCGCATCCTTGCGCCGCTATCTCAGTACAGAATAACTCGGTGACTCTCGCAACAGCATTCGCAGCGTATCTCGACCCGACCCGACTCAGGGCCACCATAGCTCTCGTCGACCCACTGATGTCCTTTCCATGCGCACACGAGCATGGCGAATGACATCTGAATGAGATAGATCGCGATAAAACAGGCGTATTCGAGATCCGTCTGCTGCTTCTTCCCATCTTCCGGCGCAAAGGCGCTGTGATTGTGATTGAAATCCTGGATCTCCGACCGGGTCATCATCGCAACGTCTCGAGCCCATTTCTTAAGTCTTTGTGCCCTGGTTTTCATGTTTTATCCTCGTTGTGTTGTGCGTTCTTGTTTAGGGCGCATACAGTCTGACGAGGCATATCAGGGATGTGTCTGGAAATATTTCTGGCACCGAGCCGCCAAACCCTTGGCACAGGAAGGCCCTTGGGAGCCTCATGGCGGCACGAAATCGGTAAACGGATGTCTATCTAGCCCCAAGGGCAAAAACGGCTCTCCTTGGGCCGGAGAATGGCTCGGTAAACCCATGGCTGTGGCTGGCTGTGGATTTACCGAGGGCCGTTCGGTCGGTCCAAGCCGTGGGTGTGGGAACCTTGGGCCGTTCGGTTCCCATGATTGATTCTTGAGCATTTTTGAAGGGCGCATCCGTGCGCCCTTGATCGTCTTATGCCGCCACAAGACGGGTGACGGCAACGATCTGCCCGGACTCGTTGCGCACCGCCGTCGGTCCGGTGTCCGGAGCATAGACACCGGCTCGGCCTGGCACTGCACTCAGTACCAATGACGATACAAGACAAGGTACGCCCTCCTCCGGTAGGCCGGTTACCTCGCCGAACCGGCGTCGAACGATCGGTGCCCCGGTGATGGGGCACGTGCCGACCACCTCATCGGTGGTCGATACCCGAGCCACCGTCCCGCTAGGCGGGATAGTGGTCTCGGTGCCATCCTGGCACCGAATAACAATTGGGTGGGGAGTCAGGTTGATAATCTTCATTGTTTTTCTCCTTTCAGAAAAAACCGCCCGGGAGTGCCGGGATTCCCCGGGATGTGGACGAATTCATTTGCGAACTCGTCCGGTAAGTAGAAGCTTTCATAGCCTGGTTTGTCCCGGCCCAGGCGCAACGACACGCCAAGCTCGGCGAGGCGGGTCTTAGCGGCGGGAGATACGCGGACGTATCCCCCTACCAAAGTGCGGCCGTCGCCGCGAAAATTCGTGATCATAAAATACTCCAATTTAGAATGATAAAAGTCTAAATAAGGCACATCCTTGTGCCGTGTTCCGTCAGCCGCTTTTTACACGCGGCGGTCAGCATGCCGGACCCAATCCGGTATGAGTTGGGGCAGACCCGTCCTTGCGGCGGCAAGCAGGCTCGCCCGGGCGTACATAGCTCCGTTCGAGCTCTTTCCGCGCAGATGCGGCAGCGTCGCTTTCACGGCGCGAAGGACCGCTTTCTTGCGGCCCTCTTCCAAGATGGCAAGAGCTTCAAAGATATCGTCCTTGATATCGCACGCCCGAGCATACGCTCGGCGCGCGCTGTACAGGTCGTCACGAAGTTGACGGGCTATCAAAATAAGGTCTTTCATTTTTCTTCCTCTCTTGTTGTGCGTTGCGAGTATATTGTCGTTTGTAGAATGTGGAAGAACATCGGGAATCTGTCAAAACCCGCAAGCTTGCCGTGGTCGGCGGGAATAAAGAAAAGGGCGCTTCATGCGCCCTTAAGATGAACCTCCTTGTAGATATATTTTCCCTCGTTAGCCAATTTCAGGCTCTCGGCCCACTCGATGCCATCTGGCTTTTGGAGTCGCCGATCGCTCCAAATCCAGATTTCTTCAACCATGTTCGCCCGAACACGGATGTCGGCATTCGGGTTTAAAGATATAATGGTGAAGAGGGCCTTTCCGTCAATTTCGAACATTTTTTCTCCTGTGTTGAAATTAGTGTTCGGGTACGTAGTCGTCCGGAACGATCCGAACGCCCACCGGTGCGCAGCAAGCACCGCCCCCATATAACCCATACCCGGACGTACATTCAATCCAGGCCGGGAACTTATCCGCTTCCTGCGGAGAGATGGGAACGACATAAGCGGGCGTGTCGCAGTAGGGACACGCGTCGATTAGAGCCTTCATTTCTTTATCTCGCTTCGTTTTGTTCTCAATCAGAACGATGAAAAGTCTAATGAAATGTTTCAGGAGAATATGCGGGAATTTTGAAAACCCGTGGGCCGCCCATGGTTTCTCTTCTTTGGCTCTTTAACTCACGACTTATTGACTTTTCCGAGGATTTCTGATAAGCTTCGCCTGCCTCGCACGCAATGCGCGAGACGAGGCAGGCGAAACCCCCTCGGGACGCAAAAATCTCGTCTCTGTATCTCTCCATCTCTTCACCTCTCCGTCGACCCTTGGCTGTGGTCAAACCCAGCCGCTTGGTGATCTACCTCCAACCATTCGCCACTGTGTTAACCCATGGTCAAACCCAGCCGCTCGGGTCTATTTGCCCGAGCAAAACGCAAAATCGTCGAAATAGCACTTTGGGAATGCGTCTAGAAGCGATTCTAAGGCTCGTAGACGCGCGTTTTTAATCGAAGCTATGTTAGGGTAGCGGGGTCTTTAAAAACGTGTCGTTTTGAGGCTCTGAGACGCATTGGAAAGCATGTTTTCAAAACGGGCCGCCCGTGGACTTCAAGTTTCCAAAAAATGGGCATCAAAGATGCCCAAAGTTGGAGGTAACAACAAGGTTTTAAATCGCTCTCACTTCCGCGAGAGCGTTTCGATACATTCTTGGAGACAAAGAAATCCAGTTTTCAGAAGTGTTGATCAATCTTGGTAACCGATCCGCGAGTTCTTGAGCCTCTTCTTTCGAGACTCCGAAGAACTCTTTCACTCTTCCGGTCTGTGGATTGAAAAGAATTTCGACGTAGATGTTCCGAACGTCGGAAGAAACTTCTCTGTAACGATGGGTTGCTAAAACCTGCATCATGTTTCACCTCTTGTTTCATGACTCATTCAAGATGAGTACAGTCTGACGAGGCAAAGAAGGGATGTGTTAGGGAATTCAGCGGTGACTTGATTTAAGACGATTTAAGACGGGTTTTGAGCTGACCCGCTACCCTTGGGTCAGTTTGCTACAAACATGGCTTAAAATCGATTCTAGACGGCTTCCTGACGCTTTTTCTCGGGCTGTTTGACACGGTTTCGAACAAATTAACTTAAAACTCACCGGAAGCTTCAAAAACACCCGGAACGCGAAGTGCCGCCCGGCGAGCGAAGCGAGCGTTGGGAGGCACGCAGCGTTCCGGCCGCGCCGAAGGCGCGCTTGTTCTCTTGATTCCGAGGTTCGGATTGTTTACTGTCGGGAAGATTGAGTTGCCTGTCTGGCGGTAGGCTTAATTGTATTACTACGTAATACAATTAAACCGAACATCAAAGATTTAAGTCAGTGGCGATTTTACTCTGAACTCGCGGAAGTTTTAAACCTTCCGGCGCGCGCGGAGGCCAAGCCTTGAAGGCGAGCGAAGCGAGCTCAAGGCTTGGCCGTAGCGTCGCGCGTGGTTTCCCCTAGGTATATATACCTAGGGGAAACCACTTGCTAATTTCATAACTATAAGTATAAGTATAAGTATAAATATAAATATATAAATATAAATAAATATATATCGCGTGCGCGCGCGCGCGCGTGCCAGAAATTTCAAGGTTTGTCAAGTCATCCGTGACTGATTACCAGCTCGGCCCTTGGTTGCCTTACCATGGATGTTAACCATGGATGTTTTTGGTAAACCTCACCATGGACCCGGCTATGGCAACCTTTAATCGTTCTGGTGGACATTTCCATGGACCCAGCCATGGCAACCTCTAGCCGTTCGCCCGAACACACCCCACGGATCGGTTCATGGATGACCCCAGCCGTTCGGTTCCCGCCCCAAGGCTTAGCCCGTGGAAATCTCTATAGCCGAACCCAGCCGTTCGCCCATGGAAATCTCTATAGCCGAACCCAGCCGTTCGCAGCCCGGCCCGATCAGTCATCAAAAACTGACTCAAAAACATCGTCGGTAATCGTTTTTTATCAAGCTTTAAGACGAGTAGCGCGCACAAACTGATCGAAGTAGTATGTGAGTAGCGCTTTGATAGAAACGTGTCTCAAATCAAGCGAGAATGCGATTCAGAAACGCAAAGCATTCCCAAACACATTCCGTCATCGATGACTTATACTTGACCCATCTTTAACGCTGAAGGAGAACATCATGACTGAGAACGCGGAAAAACTGTCGCCTCTGGAAAAGGGAAGAAAACGTTGGGAAGAACTTCGCGCCAAAGGAGAGGTTAAAAGACTTGATCCTATCGAGAAGGCAAGGCTTGATCCCAAATCACTCAGGAAAGCCATCAATGGTAAATGCTGGGATTGCATCGGTGCCGGCGCAGACCCCAACCCAAGGGGTGCCATTGCAAACTGCCACATCACCCTATGTACCTTATGGCCGGTCAGACCCTATCAACACATAGCGGGGAAAGCAGAAACGGATGAAACGGACGAGACCGACAATTAAACATCGTCGGTAATCTTTTCTACACGGACTTCCCGCTTAGTACGAGAACAAAACTGAGCGGGAATATGCCGGACTAGCGGGCAGAATAAAAACGTGCGGATTTTAGCTAAAAATCATTGATGTCGAGGTCGTAGTCCTTCTCGGCGGCGGGAAGTTCGTAAACGGGATTTTGGGCAGGTTCGAAGAGTCTCGGGTTCTTGGTCTTCATTCGACGAAGAACGTGTTCTAGGCGTTTTTCCTCATGGTAGTCGCAAATCGACCAGGAATGAGGTTTGGAGAGAATGCGGTTGCATTTCGTTCTGGAGTAGGTGTCGGGAGGGACCGGGTAGTCTTGGGCGTGGGAGAGAGCAGGGAGGAGAAAGAAGGGAAGTAGGAGAAGGGGTTTGTGAAGTTGGGACTTGGTTCGTGGAACCTGGCGAGGAGGGGTGTTGGCGGGTGCCCGGCCAACCCTTACATTTTCAAAATCTTTAAATTCAAAACCTTCAAACACATCCTCAAAACTTCCACACTCATCATCTACGTCCTCAAAACCTTCACACTCATCATCTACGCCTTCAAAACTTCCACACCCACACTCACACTCATCATCTACGCCTTCAAAACCTTCAAACACATCTTCAAAATTCCCACGCCTATCACCTATATCTCTACCATTAACATTCAAGTTCTTACCCATGTCGATTCTTGCCTCTCTCAACTTTTCATCAATCCATCGGCCGGAAAATAGAGTTTGATTTTCATGCTGGGCTCTCTCAAAGGTCGCCCTACTGAGCGGCATATAGATTTACTCGGTTGAGCCGAAGGCTTCGTCTAAGGCTTGATTGACGTTCGCTGCGTGGTCTTCCAGATCAACGCTACCTGCCGCATGGATAACCTCGTAGACCTTTTCTGAGCCATGCTCTTGTACAAGGTCATGAATACGATCATTCAGTTTTTGATTGGCTGTTACCACAGCGCTCCACCAGTCAAACGTATCTTGGTCGCAAACATAAGCATCACGATCTTCGTCCCATTCAAACTGACCGTCGATCAATGCGCCTGTGTTGCCGATGAAGTCAGAGATATAGTCAACCCCAGATTTAGGGTCGATGATGGAAAGGGTTTCAATTGCGGAGGTTTCTTTGATGATGATTTTCATGATTTCTATCCTGCATCAAGTTCGGCGGCTGCCTGTCTCACAGCTTCAACGTTATGCCCCGTAGAGTTAGTCGTCACGGTGCGGTAAATCGGCATGTAGTTTTCACACTCCACGCCGCGCGTCGAGATTGTGTAACTGAACGTTGCCATACTTTGCCAGTCGCTTGCCTTCGCCTGCACTCGATAGCAATGCGCTGCGTTCGGGCAAAATGTTTGCGTGCACATCGTAATGTCAGCCATGTTTGTTACCTCGTCGCATAACTGTGCCTTCAACTCGGACGCCTTCGGCGCCGGTTAAGGCGTCGTTATGCCTCAGTCGCCTTCCAGTAATCCGGGTCAACGTCATCGCCCCGGCCTCCTTGCGCACGGCGATGTCATCCACCGGAGTAAATCTGCGATAGAACTCGTACAGCGGTAATGCCCACACGCGCCCTAGATCGTCTTGAAACACGGCAGTCATAGGACACTTATCCCTGTCAACCGCGCCCTCGTTGGCGATTAGTACCACCGTAAAGCGGTTACCGCTGTAGTGCTCCCATACCTGTCCAGGCTGAGGGATCGTATTCATTGCCCGTCCTCCTTTCTCATTGCGTCGTCGATGGCGGCGGCCAGTCTGCGCAACCGCTTGTAGCACGCTTCGTCAATGGCGTGGTTGTCGTCTCGGTCTTTTTTTAATTCTTCGATCAATTCTTTGTCTGTCATGTGTGCTCCTATGCACTGATGCGAGCACGAGGCATCAATGCTTTCTGGCGGCTCTCCGTCAATCCAATCTGAAGTTGAGCGATTTCGGCACAACACGTGACCATCACAATCAAGCTCGTACAGATAGCCATCGAAATTACACGCATCAAAAAACATCACTCTGGCTCTGAGCTGTTCATTTGCAGGCAGACACACAAATGGAAGTCTTTTGCTCATCACAGCTTCTCACCTCGAATATCAATCAACAAACATGAATTGTCGTGTGGAAATGATTGTTGAGCGTGTATTAGAACACGCTCAACGTGGGACTTATTCGGAATTATGCGAATCTTTCTGTTAATGCGTCAAATTCTTTCTCTGTGATCAAACCCGATTTCATAGCGACTTTTTTGGCTATTTCGACAATTTCATCGTCTTGTTCGAAAATCATTTGTTCGATTGCGGCGATTCTTGGGTTTTCGCTCTGTGACCCATAAGAATCGTCACAGTCATATTTCGTGGAAATATTCAAACGTTCGAGTAAGTGGACGAATCTGCTCAGCAAAAACGCTGCTTGGGAAAGGTCTTCGTCATTGTCGAACGAACGATTGTGAAAGTTGAATTCGTTGAATTCCCAGAGCAGAATCGCGCCGGGCATTGTATATTCGTTTGCAGCTTCTTTGATGGGAATGCCTGCGGGAGCGTCGTTGTGCGACATCGTGGTTTCGATCTCGAAGAGGTCTTCTTTGGTGATGTCTTCGAGATTGTGAGACGTATTGAGACGGTCGAAGAGTTCTTGCATTTTCATTTGCGTTCCTCGTTAGTTGAAAGCGTGCTCAATTAGCACGCTGTTAGTATCGATCGGTGTTTTAGGGGTGTGTTAGGAAATCTCGCTTTCTTTAAAGATTTTCTTAATAACGATCTCGACTTCGAGCGCCTTGACTTTCTCGAAGTCGGAAATCTCGGCAGCTCGCTTCTTTCGCTCATTCGTATTCGCCGCTCAGATCCCAAAGCGTCGTGCAATCGATAACATCTTCGTCGCCTTCGATGAATTCCGCGATTTCTTCCCATCTATTCGCGGTCACGATTGCGTGCCGAATGTCGCTGTCAGATTGAAGGCGATAGGTGATTTTGACGCCAATCTGAGCGTCATCTTGTCGAACTGTTGCCTGAATGATTGCTGCCATGATTCTCTCTAAATTATGAATGCCTGATCGTCGAGTTCGCCGGTTTCGACGATTCTTTCGAGATAGACTCGAATAGAGCCTCCATAAATGAGTCTTTGCAGGGCGTCGAAGAATCACATCGAAACGGGCGATTCGATGGACTGAACAACGAGCCCATTTATCGAATATCGTTTTCGTTGCCGTTCCAGCAGCACAGGTTGAAGCTGATCGTGCCGACACGAACTTCCTCTTTTCTGCCGGGCGAAGTGATTTTGGCGTGCAGGGTGTGAATTTCTACGCCCTTTTGAGTGTGTGTGATGGTCAGATACATGATGTGCCTTTTTTTGATTTGATGGTGAGCCCGCTCTCAGCACAAGCGTATGATCGCGCGCTGAGAGCGGGCGCCGTTCGGGATTATTCGCTGCTGACGTACAGCATTTCGTGCGGCCAGTACCTGAATGTCGCTTTGTCGTCTCTGTAGCGATGGTGATGACGAATCATCCCATCGGACGTTTTTTCGATTCGTTCGACGACGTAGTCGAAGACGTAGTCGAATCGAGCGGTGAGAAACACCACTCGATCGCCTACACGAATCTCGCTTGCCTTTATTGATCTCGTGTTGACTCGCATTGTCAAAACCCCAAAATCTCTTTCATTGCCCAGCAGGTCTCTTCTTGCTGACGGATCAGAATCGCTTCGGCCTCCTCGATCTCTTCGAAGGCGTCGGTCACGGAATGTGCTGGCGAACGACCGTAAAACGAATGCTCGCTATAGTAATCGAAATTCGCGCCGTCTGTAGCAGAGCCTTGAGCGACATGCTCCCAAGCGGCATTTCGCTCGCAAGCAAAGCTCTTCAAAATGGTGTCGATGGTCGTTGCACGGCTAACTAAGTTTGCCATGTTTTTTTCTCCTTTTGTTGAGTCACTACTGAGTTAACAGCATTGACAGTCTAATGAGATGAATTCGGCAGATATTAGGGAACGAATTGTCTGTCGAGTGTTGCGCCGTAGACATTTTCAAGCGCGCGACGAAGAGCCGCGCGCAGCTCAGGATTGTCTTTGATGTTCATTAAATTACCTTATTTGTGAGTTATCGGAGCGCGCCATGCACGCTCCGAAGATCCGTTATGCGAACCGACTCAAAACCTCGCGCTTCGAAAGATAGGTTTCGATTTCCTTATTGTCGAAGACAGCGACTACGAGGTCGTTGATCTCCTTCAGCATGCCTTCGAGCGTCTGGGCGCTGTAGTATCTCGCGCGTTCCTCGTTTGAAACGTCCAGCGCATCGAGCAGTTCAAGCTTGACGCGCAAGGCGCACTGTATGGCTTCGCGGGTCGTGAGTTCGTGTGCCGCGCGCACCTTCGTGCGTCTGAAGTTTCCTTCTTTGTCGATGTATCTCCGCGTTTCAGTGGGTGCAACGACGTGCATCAGAACTTTGTTTAAGTTCAGCAATACACTTTCTCGGATCATTTTTAATCTCGCTCTGTCAATGCGCTTAATTAGCGCAGCGATAGTGTCGCGAGGTCTTTCAGGGTGAAGTTCGGGAACTAAACGGGAATGATCTTGTTGTTTTCGTCGACCCAGACCGTTTTCTGGCGTGGCATCGGTGTATTGAAGATGCACTTCAGCCAGGCTCGGCCCTTGTCGGTGAGTACATAGCAGCCCCGGCCCTTTTTGTCGCTCTCCTTGAGAACTTCGTTTTCGAGGAATTCGGCGATGGAGCGGCAAACGCTCATCGAATCGATTTCGGGGTGTGGATCAAACGACATATGATAATGAAGCAAAATCTGAAGACCGAGTGGCGTTAATTGCATATCAACCTCCCAAGAATTTATCGAGCAAAGTAATCATGACCGTACCAATCAAAGCGATCATCATTGCCGTCGATATCAGACCTAGCAATCGACCGCTGGGTTGCGAGCACGGCGCAAACGTGCGCCAATCGTTTTGTTTGAAGTCTTTCATCGTTTTTGCGCGAGAAATGGAGGTGACTGCCGAAACAGTCACCCCTGAGTTATTATCGAGCTTGCGCGAAAATCCGATATGTCGGCATCGATGCGTTCAAACCGACAGCTCGCAATCGCTTCGCTTCGCGCGTCGCCCGGTTGAACCCCGCCAGCGCCTCTTTGAACTCCGAATATTTGACGCGATGAGAAATCGCCGCAACCTGATCGAGTCTGTAGATCGATTTACGCGGGTTCGGCTTCACGATGTAGAACTTCCTCATTTTCTTTACCTTTGCTTGTCGTGCGTGCTCAATCAGCACGATGACAGTATCAAGCGGCATTTGCGGGCTGTATTTGGGATTCTTCAGGCTTTAGATAAGACGCAAGATTTTCGTAAAGCAGGCTGTTGTCGGGAATCGGCATTTCTTCCAGTACGAAGGCTTGATGCGCGATAACAAAACGTTTTTTCCACAGTGCCGGTATTTCAAGCGCGTCGGGGCCGGCAATCGCCAACGTCTTTTCGCAGATCCTTTTCCAGTCCGCCTCCCCCTGCGGCCCGAGCGTTGGGTTGAGTCGACCGGTTGTCGCCAAGTGCCGAAGTTCGTCGATGCGCGCGCAAAAGCGCGTCATCCAATTCATCAATTCGTCAATGTTTTCGCACATGAACGGCGGCGGCAAACTGATCATCAACGTGTCTTTGCACTGCCGTTCGATCCGATCGAACGTCAGAAGAATCGCCAATGCCAACGCCTGAAAGTCCGAAACTGTCGCCTTACCGTGAATGGTTTGATAGATAAAGGAAATCTTGCATCCGTCAGCGGTAAAGCCGACTCCGTCGTTGTCGTTCCAGGAGATTGGTTGCTTGATGTGAGATTCGATAATCGACTTGATACTTTCGAAGTCGACAAAACCTTCGAGATCGATAAGTCTGTGTTCGTCATCAATCAAGATGGTCGTGAGTCGCGTGATGGACTCTTTAGTTTGCTCTGTCATGAGTGCTCCTTTCTTTGTGAAAATAAATCATTGGTTATTTATTGCCGTTGCGCAAGCTCTGTCAAAAAATAGCCCCGGCGAACCGGGGCAACAAGCACTAACAAGGCGCGCACAACAAAATCTTTAACTCATTTATGAGTTATTTATTTGATGCGCATAGTGTACGCAAAGCGATTCGGGATGTGCTCGGGGAAAAACGTTAGATGTCTTTCATTACCAATTGCCATAATTCTTCTCCTTTCGAGATTGCTGTTTACGCTGCTCTTCGGCTTCGATGTGACGTCTGTATGCGATTGACCGGGCGGCGGCGATCAGATCGTCTTTGTAGGACTTTCGAAATTTAGCAAGAAAGGGGCTGTCTCGAAGTTCTTCGAGACCTTCCACATCGCAGATGCCGTAAATTTCCGCGACGCTTTTTTCCATTTCGACGATCTTTTGAGCAATCAGACGATCGGCGTGTTCATCTATTTCCGCGTGAGCCATGTCACTCTTCAAAAGCGTCTAAGCCGAACTTTCCGAATCGTTTCATGCTAACTATAAGTTTTCACTATAAGTTTTGAGAAAGTAGCGAGGTCTTTAAAAAGACTTTTGACTTCCCGTTTTCAACCTTATACTTAGGATTTTTTCGTCTTATACTTATGCCAAACCCCTGATTTCAAAGGAGAATTTGGAAATTTCCCGAAATTCCGAAAATACCTCGAAACTTATACTCGATCTCAGCGCCGACCGTACTTTTCTGCCGCATGAACGGTCGAAAGCCCCGCAATCAGCATCAACGATCCAACAAATTGCAGAATTGGATTGACCTTAAAAAACCAATACAGTCCGATTCCGATCAGAAATAATCGACCCAGGTTAATAATGAGCGTCAGCATGTCACCAAGTCCCGTAATTGGGATTGACTTTTCGCGTTCGAATTTTCGGAATTTGTTCGAGTTTCGACGGGTCGATTTGGCTCAGAACGACTCGCGCGAGTCGTTCGGGATCTTTTTCACCGATTCTGCCTTTTTCGACGAGATTGAGATATCGCGCCCTGGAACCGTATGGTATTTCTGCGGTAACGGAATCGAATGCCCTGCCGAATCTCAAAATAGGGACTAATAGATCCTCGTTGAAGTTGAAGTCGAACACGATATCGCCTCGACTGATGGTTTCGCTGTCGAACTCCAAAATCTTTACATTCTGATCGGGCAAATAATGCGGGAATATCAAGAATTGATTCGGCGGCAAATCGTAATCGATGATGATTTCTTCGTTTTCAGGATTGTCGTTACAAACACCAAGCGTGTAGTCGAGACCAATATATTCAAGAATCGCGAGCCGCAAGAGTCTGGATTTTTTGTCGAAGAAATCGACCAAAGCGACCTCGTTTTTTTCGTTCTTAAACGCTGCAAGACTCTCGGGCGTGTATACCGGCACGAGTCGACTTTCGGGAATGATCTCCCAGCAGTGGCGATCGACGTTGTCGCAGGAACGAATGAGTTCGCCCGATCTGAGTTTCAGCAGCGGTAAAACGGTGTATAGTTTTTTGCCCAAGATGGTTGTTGCACACTCTTCCAAAATACCGCCATACCACGAGCGGGCCGGGTCGCTCGGCTCCAATACCAAACAAACGGTTCCGGGCTGCATGGCGTCGTCACCCGTTGAACTCATAGGCGATCAACCGACTGCCCGGCCCGAACGGTGATTTCAGCGCCCCGAGCATCTTCAGGCGATCGGGATATTTGATCTCACTTTTGATCCACAGCGGATGTTTTAGTTTTTCGATATACCAGAACTGCCAGTTCCCGCCGACCCAGCGGCGAAAGCGGGCGAATTGCCCAAGCGCGAAATAAACTCTCATTAAAAATCTCATGATTTACCTATTGAGTTGATAAAGTTCATTGTCGCGCATTGCGCGCGGGCAATGCGCGGGAGACTTTTTGCTGCGTCGCTCAGTAATGTTCGCGTTGGAACATGTGCTAGAAGCGATTCTAAGACGCATAACGACACGATTCGCGTCGAAGCGCTGTGTGTGCACGTTTGAGCGTTTCGCGTCTTAGAGCGCATTGTAAAGCGTTTCTTCACGGCTGACTTACCAATCGCCTTAATTCGTTTTGATGGGATTTGGCGACGATGTCGCCAACTTTGATGCTAGCGGGGAGGATGTCAATCATGGGTGAATGAATTAATATTTCAAAACGTCGCGACTTGCAACGGGGTCGCTAAAGACCCAAATATCGCCTCGACGCATGATATTACCCGCATGAATATCGGGATAGCAGTCAAACGTTTGAATAAATTCGACAATCTGGAGTAGCGCCGTTTTGAGTGATCCCTTAACTCGTTTCTCTTTGATCGAATGGCAAATCCATTCAACGTTTCTTAAAATCGGATCTTTTATTGTGTGATCGTATTTTCTTGATAAATGACGATAAGCAAACGAAGCTTTCGATCGTCCGCGCGGATTCTCCAATCGTTCAATCTCCATCAGATAGAGCGGCATGCCCGGGCGCCGTGTACTTTCGCCGACTTCCCCAATTGCCTGAATTAATTTGGGGAAGTGCTTGCCTTTCAGCGCGAAATAGGGATCGGTCAATGCCCACCAGGCCGCCGGATCGACGGTCAACTTAAAAACGGTATTGGGCTTTGAACCTTCGTAGATAATCGAATTGCCGCCCCGAGCGATTCGCCGGCCGATTTTTGGATAGTCTTTCTTGATCTGTTTGATGCAGACGTCGTTGCCGTAGATGTTTCTGTAATAAAGGCTCATTTGTTCTTGTCTCGCTTTCAATCTCTTTCAAGACTCTTGGCGGTTTTGTTTTTGAACTTCAAAACCGACTCGACCCAGCCTTCGAGATTGTTGACGGCGCCAGCCAGATCACCGGACGACCAACAATTGACGACTTCCTGTGCAGCTTCGATGTCTTCCTGAAGAAGGCCGTCCTGCTCTTTGAAAATTTTCACAAGGTTTTTCACGATGTTTCCTCGCTTTTTAAAAATGTCCCGTCCCTGGGACGTTGCCATCATTGGCTGAGGTTGTTGTTATTCGCCGTAGGCAAGAACGATCTTCTTGAACAACAGCGAATCGGGGTTTGCGACGTGCTTACCGTCCGAGAGCTTCAGAATCTTCAGGAACTTGCACATGGCGACGATGTTCGTTGCCTGCGGCATCGCGGTCGACTTCGCATACGATTTCACGCCATTCTTGTGCTGCGACATGAAGTGGGCGACGAGATCGGCGGTCGTGAAGCCTTCAACGCCATGCTTGGCAATGAACTTCGCCCCGATTTCGAGATAGACGTTCAGTTTTCCTCGTCCAGCGCTCCAGGCCAGAAAGTTCAAGGTCTTGGCGCCGACCTTGACGTTCAGCTTATCGACATCCGCGCACACTTTATTGTGCGCTTCCCTCGCCGCGTCCTCGTCGAGTTCGAGATCGGCTTTTTCAAGAAGATAAAGTTCCGATCCGGCACGTTTCTGAGCGATCTCGCTGCGAGTAAGCCCGACGGTCGACTCGCGCGGTGCTTTTTCTTTCGTTTCTTGTGTCGGCTTTTCTTCCTTTTCCTTCGCTTTCTTCGCGGGCTTGTCCTTCTTGTCGTTGGCGGCCGGCGGGGTCGGTTCAAGATTCAGATCGCCGTCTCGCTCCTGCAAAGCATAGATTTCGTTCTTTCTCTCGACGCTGGCGATGAGCATTTCGTCGTTTTCCATCAGGGTCAGATCGGCGAGCCCGGTGTCGGGATCGGTTTCGATCCGTGAAGAATCCTCATCATCGTCGATGGCTTCGTCCATTTGATTAATGAGCGCTTCCAGCTCGTCAAGGCTCAACTCTTCACTCGTATTCATTAAACAACCTCTCTTTTTGATGACATTTAATTGTCGCAACACATGCGAGGGAATTGAGTCATTTGTGACTTATTCCCTCATCACTTACCTTGTGACGCATCTGTTACTGTGAACAGTTTATGTATCTGATTTGGTTGTTGTTTGGGAATTATCGTCATTTTTTGGGAACACAACAACACTCACCGATGAGTTATTTATTTGCTCCAACTCAACGATACCCCAACCGCCGGTCTTTCGAACGACGGCGATTTTGAAACGATATTTGGACACGTTAGGGCCGACCAGAGTGGAATAGGCATTAGCAACTGCCGCGATGACCTCCAATAAAATCGAGAGCCGATGATATTCGGTCTGCCACACGCCGGCCTGTTTGGTATTGGCGTCGGTCCAGGCGACGCAGTGTTCCCAGACGTCGGGCGTGACCAAAATGGGCGACCCGGAAAAGGGCACCTTTAATCGACGCGCCTCGTCGAGCAAATTGATTAGGGGTTTGGCTTTGACTTCTTGAACCATGTTTTCTCCAAATAAAAAAAGCCCCAGATAACGAGGGGTCGCTATTGGGGCAAGTTGTTGTACTTACGTACAAGCTAAGGTAAGTCGTTAGTATAGATCAGCATTGGGCATCAATGCCACTCAGAGCGTAGATGCGATCAACCCGGGCGCAAAATCGCCTCATGTCAGCTCCTCAAGTCGAAAAAACCTTCGTCGATGCCGCGCCAGAGACACTTTGTCATGACCCCAACATCGTATACGGCGCTGTGCGCCTTGTTCGTGTCGTACTCCACGTCGCAGGCAAAGCACAATTCCTGCAGACTCGGCACTTTGCCCGTCGCCGTCGCCCAGCGACCGTTTTTCATTGTGCAGAAGGTCTTCTTGTCGTTCCAATTGGGCATCTTTTCGATACGAAGAAATTCGTGTACCAAAAAGCTCATGTCGAATTCGAGATTGTGAGCGACGTAAATGTCCGCCTCTTCAAGAATCGCGGCGATCTGCGACGCGACGGCATTGAAGCGTGGCTTTCCGATCAGTTGCTCGATCGAAATCCCGTGAATCAGTTGGGCTTTCGGATCGATCGCGCGATCCGGGTAGATCCGCTTGATACAGGCTTTGATCGGCTTGCGTTGTGAATCATCATAAAGCACACCGCAGAACTCGATGATGCGATGATCTTCGGGCTCAAGCCCGGTGGTTTCGGTGTCTAACGACAGAATCTTCATATTGTCACGAATGACTTATTTTAATAGTGCGAAAGCGGGTTTAAAACTCAATTCGCTCGTAACCTTTCTTTTCGAGCACGTGCCGCATCTTATGAACTTCCTCAAGAGCTTTGGTTTTCGAGCGCTCGCCGAAGGCATCGAGACCTTCGCGCTCGACAAACGGGGCGCCCGACGGCAGAGCTGCGCGATAGACTCGAACGACTTCGCGTTCCTTGTTCGTTATCAGAACGACGCATTTGTCGCTCTCATTGACCCATAACTCGCACTGCATGGAACTTGCGTCGAGTCTCTTGAGATCGTCCCCAAGTTGCGCCAGCATGATGTCGACCCGCTTGTCCGCGAGTCCCGCCACGATGCCGAAGATGACTTTGACACAGAGTCTGAATTCGTGCCGGGAGATTTCCCCGGCACGATGTTTCAGAAACAGGTCTTCGATCGTCTCCAACGTCTTCCGTGACAACTCTTCCTGAAAAGTCGGGATGTATTCCCCAAGCTTCATGCCGCTTTCACCAACTTGTTCAGCGCGCCGGCGATTTTGTTGTCGAGCTCCTGATGGCGAATTGTCGGGAGACCCGCACCTGCTTCAGTCTTTGGGAAGAGTTCATTGAACACCTCCCAAACGTGCGGCATCTGCTTTTTCAGTGCGGTGTCGGTCGTGATCGACGCGAGCGAAGAGGTGAGCTCCTTGCGAAAGTTTTCATATTCTTCTTTCAACTCTCGAAGCGTGTCGTTCGCCGTCAAATAAGCGACGACGCAAGGATCATCGTTCGACAGAACGATCGTTTCACCCTTATAATCTCTTGCCCAACACCGCGACCCATGCCAAAGTGGGCCGTATTCGCATTTGACGTTGACGGATTTTTCGTCAATCATCACCAAAAAGCTCGAACGTTGGTCGAACCAATGCTCGGGTAACGATTTGAAGGCGTCCAGAACACCAACGCGGCGTAGGATTTCATCCTTAATGACAGTTCCGGCCGCACTAAGCGCTTTTTCAGCCTCTTCGATTTGCTTGGCGTAAAGCCGTTTTGCAAGGGTGTCGACGAGTTCGGCGCGTATGGTATTAGTGAATTTCATGTTTTCCTCTCTTTTGCTGTGAATCGATTGAACTGATAGTGATAGTCTTGCACGTAAAGTACGGGGTAAAAAGTCGTCCATGACTAATTTTCTATTGCAATGTATAGCGATATTTTTTGTTTAGGAGTCGACTCACCGACGTTTGGGCGACGTTTGTGAGAACATCGATCCGTTGCTGAAGGTCGACAAAGTCGCGCTTGATTACGGCCTTCCGCGTCTGAATACGCTCATCCATCAGAAGCCCGAACAGAATCAGGTTGATGTGCTCCTGATAAGCGATATTCGGCTTTGGGCGCCGACCGTCGTCCTCATAGGCGATGCCCGGTTGTATCAAACAAAGCGTATCGAAATACCGATTGGTCACGTCGAGACAGCGTTCGAAATAGTGCGAGAAACGATCCGTCTGTGCGGGTGTGATGTTGTCGCGCTGAATGTCGGCCAATGTGTAGGCGATAAAATCAAGCGGCGTTCGATCGCTGATGAAGCATCCCTTCGCTTCGATATATGCCGCTTCCGCACGATTCAGAATCTCTTCCTGCACCCGAAGTCTCGTCATGAAATCGACGTCGGCTCTCGGGTCCACGCCGAGATCGGCGTAGACCTTCGAAGCGGAGCTGGTGACGAATGTAATCTGGGGCACATGCTCCGTGAAGGCTTTTGCGAGCGTTGTTTTCCCAACTGAGGATGCACCTAGCAAACCGATCACATCGCCTCCTTACGCCGCTCCGGGCGGGCCGGGGTTTTCGTCGACAACGCGAGCGATGTCTGGCGATTTTCCCTCGAACACGGCATCAACCACAACTTGATAAAACTTAATCGCCTCAACCACTCTATCAAGTGCTTCGTGATAAAGTTTGGCCTGCGTCGGATCGAGTTTGATCACCGACTTGTCTTCGGGGTCCAAGATGCTCGCGATGTGATTTGGCAACGACTCGCCCTGAAACACATGAAGCTTCAGATGGGTGAGCGCATCGCCCAGTTGTTCCGCGTTTCGGTTGAGCGTCGCGATGTGATCGGCGAGCCCCTTGATGGTGAGACCATTTGAAAAGCTCTTCTCGACGCGCTTAGAAAGCGCGTCGTATTCAACCGGACTCATCGATCACCCCCTTCGTTTTGCCTGTCTGTCAGCGACAGCGCTTCAGCCGCGAGCACACTCCATATTTCGAATCGCGGGTTATTTAAAATCTCGTCGCGTGATACGAAGCCGAGCTCTATCAGCTTGCCCCTCTCAGCGCTTTTGGGTTCGACAAAGTCCGGCCAGGGGAGAACGTAAACCAAGCCCAAATGCACTCTGCCAACCGGGTTCGTGCCATCGTAAATCCATTGAGCGGGATTAAATTTGCTCGGATTGACGTTAATTCCTAATTCCTCATGCAGTTCGCGAGCCAGAGCGGCGGATACGATGTCTTTGAAGGTGTCGCCCATGTCGATGTCGTCGATGTGACCACCGACCCCGATGCTGCATTTGCCATTCAGACGCGCTTCGTCGCTTTTGCCGCGCGCATACGCCCAGAACTTACCTTCCGAGTTACGCAAGACGACGTAGGGGATCACCTGCAAAAAATTCTCGTCAGTCTCGGCGATATCTCTCGATAGCCACAACCATTGTTGCGGCCAATGCCAGCCCTGCCAGGGCAGTGTTAGCCTGAAGTTGGGGTTTTTCTGAATCGATTTACAATGTGCTCTCGGGAGCACTAGAACGGGAGCGCTTTTGCTCATATCAATGCCTTATAAATCATAAATGACTTATTATTTCAGATCAGTTTAGGATCTGTGACGGGATTTAAGAAACCCAGGAAGTAGAGCCCCGGCGTCTTGGCAAACGAAACTTGACGCTTCTTCTTGCAGACCCAGTCGCCTTCGCGATCTTTCGCCGCCGTCGCTTCAGTATTGGACGTGTTGCCCTCGATGGTCGTGATCGTCATGATGCCGCGCTCGATCTGAACGCCCGTCACGATGCCGGAATGCCCCTGAATCGTGTCGCCTTTTTTCATGAAGAAGATGGCGCCGGGTTGCGGTAGATTCGAGGTCACGTGCTTCACGGCATTGTACGAGCCGACGACATGCAGACTCAGGCGATCGTCCAGGGCGCGACGAAGATCCGTAGACATCCCGAGCGCCTTGTAAGCTTCGAGCCAGATCGCTTTGGCAAATCCCATGCAATAGGCCCAACCGGGCTGCCACTTGACGCCTTCCAGAAGTTTTCTCAATTCCTGCGCGCGAGCATCCGCTCCGGGCGTCTTGGGATCATCCCATTTTTCGTTCGCCTTGATTTCTTTCAGACCCTGAAAGCGCTCGGCTTTGGCGATGATGGCGTGTGACAATTCTGCGAGTTTAGACATGATTTTCTCCTGTTGAAAAGACGGGTGACAAATTTGCTGTGCTGGGCGATAACAACGTCTTTATCCCAATCCCACTCCTTCGCATCAAAGGGCGGAAAATAGACATTGCCTTCGTAAGGATCGCGGATGAATGAAATAACCATTTCATCGACGTAGGGCAAAAAGACTTGGTAAATTTCTCTGCCGCCCGCGACGAAGATCCGCTTGGGTTGTGACTTTGCAAGATGCGCTATTTCCCTTGCTGAGAAATTTGTTGATGGGAATGTCCGAAAAGCGGCGTTTTGCGGATCAGACAACCCCCATCCTTTTTGCGACATCACGAAAATTTGACGCTGATCGAGCCCCCGTCCATTGGTTTTCCTATACAGAATCTCGGCACTTTTACGTCCCATGATCAGGGTGTGCCCGAGTGTTAATAAACGAAAGATTCTGAGTTCTTCCGCGATCGACCAGGGAAGATCGTCACCTCTCCCGATCACGCCGTTTTTGGCAACGGCGGCGATCAGAGTAAGACACCCTTCAGACCGATTAGACGGCAACCGGGGCAGTAATGGCATCGTCATGGGTGTAGTTCTCCAGAGTGAACCAATCGACTTCGAGTTGGTCGTTCAGAACTATTTCCGGCGTAAGAGGTTTTGCGATCTTGAGCGTCGGGGCTTTATGATAAAGCGGATTGCGTTCCAAGAGCTTGTTGACTTGGCTCTTGTGATTCAGATACAGATGAACGTCCCCGCCCGACCAAATAAGATCGCCGACTTCATAATTCAGAGCTGCGGCGAAAATGTGCGTCAGAAGGGCGTAACCTGCGAGATTGAATGGCAGCCCGAGAAAGACATCACACGAACGCTGATAAACGTGGCAAGAAAGTATTTTTATACCATTTATCTCGCGAACGTAGAACTGCGCCAACACATGGCAGGGCGCCAATGCCATCCGTCCGTGTTTTACGTTTTCTTGAGGAGTTTTGGATTCAATCGGGAGATAGGCTACATTCCATGCCGAGATCAAATGACGACGCGAGAAGGGATTATTTTTCAATCCGTCTAGCAGTTCGGCGATCTGATCGCGCCTGCTTCCATGCGAATCGATCCAATTACGCCATTGAAATCCATAAACTGGTCCCAGATCGCCATTTTCGTCCGCCCATTCGTCCCAGATCGTGACGCCGTGCTTGTGCAACCACTCAACATTCGTTTCAACATCCGTTTCACCCCGCAGCATCCACAGAATCTCCGCTACGATCGACTTGAAGTGAGTCTTCTTGATCGAAACGATCGGAAATCCCTCCTGCAGATTGAGTTTGATTTGATGTCCGAAGATGCTTTTCGTGCCCACCCCGGTGCGATCCCTGCGCACATCGCCATTCATCATGATATGCTTTACTAGATTGTGAAGCGCTACGTCTACGGATGACATGAAATCCTCTTTGAAAAGTTAGTTGTGACTGATTTTACCATTCGAGTGCCGCCGACACCTGATAATTTCCAACGGCACTTTCGAAAAAATTCTCCTCGCTGCCATTTAGCTTCGACGCATCCTCAAACCAGGGCACCGGGTTCCTCGTGCCGTAAAGCTGCGGCAATCCCATCTTTTTCAAGCATTCGTCCGCGCGATATTCGACGAATCCCTTGCAGATTTCGGGGGTCAGACCCAATACGCCCTCCGAAATGATGTAGGAACCCCAGGCGGCTTCGAGTTCAACCCCGAGCCTGAATAGCTCAAGGACGTCTTTTTGAAGTTCCGGCGTGTCGAGCTTTCGGTTTTCTGCGAGCAGCGCCTTCCAAAGCTCGATGAAGAAGTGCAGATGCACGACTTCGTCCCGCTGAATGAGCTTGATCATTTCCGCGCTGCCCTTCATGAGCCCCTGCTTTTCGAGCGCGTAGAAGGTCAGAAAGCCGTTGTAGAAATACACACCCTCAAGAATCACGTTGGCGGCCACCGCTCGCATGAAGTTCTCGGGCGTGTATTTCTGCCCCAAGATCATGGACGACTTCATGATGTAGTCGTTCTTTTTGGCAAGCATGCCGTCTTCTTCAAACATCCAGTAAATCTCGATCGGGTCGAATCCGATCGATTCGATCATTTGCGAATAGGACAGCACATGCAGCGCCTCTTCCCAGGACTGACGAACCAAAACCATCGAGATTTCGGGGGCGGTCACGTATCGACCGATATTGAAGACGAGATTATTAAGCTGAATGCCGTCGAGATTCGATAGGAATGCCAGCGCCTTCTTGTATGCCGTGAGATTGCCGCCGGCAAGCTGGCCGGTTTGATACTGATGCTGGTCTTTGGTGAGATTGATTTCGCGTTCGTCCCAATTGTTGTCCTTCATTAGAGTAAGCAGATTGCGGGCGAACTCGTACTTCACCGGACGAATCGCCATGAGATTCGAACGCTCGCCCTCGATGATCAGGCGCTTATTTAGAATCTTGGTGGTTTTCTGTGTGTGATTCATCGTTTTTGCGTCTAAAGAACAGTAACGAATGACTGATTTTAACAAGTCGAAATCGGGTGCGCTATCGGAACTCGATCTTTTCCCCGTTAACATTCTCCCCGGTCTTTAGGTCGGGGAGGATGTCAAAGTTTAAGATGCAAAATCGAGCATCGCCAGGCAAAAATAAGGGGCTGTTAAATAGCCCCTCTAACTTTTGAGGATTTCGAATAAGCGAAATTATCGTAGCTCAGCGATAACTTATCTATCAATCACTGGCACGCTTCACACGAGGGATTATCAATCGAACAAAACTTCGGCGTCTCAGCTTCCGACCGGGATTTTCCAAGCGCGTCGTTGACCTCGACGATCTCGTTCCGGAGATAGTAGGTGCTCTTAAGGCCCAATTCCCAAGCCAAGAAATACCAGGAACTGATCTCGCGACCCTTAGTGCCGAGCTTCTTGAAAAGATTCACCGATTGCGACTGATCGAGCCAGCGCTGGCGCACGGCGGCCGCCTTGATGATCCAAGTCTGGTCGACCTCGAATGCCTCTTTGCACAGCTCCGGTTTGCCGTAACTGAGCGTCGAGTCGACGACCTTGAACTTGCCGGACAGGTTCTTCTTCATCGTGACGCGATTCGTGACCGGCTCGATCGATTGCGTCGTGCCGACGATGTTGGCGATCGTCGCGGTCGGGGCAATGGCAAGCATCAGCCCGTTGCGCACACCATGCAATTTGACCTGCTTGCGAACATAGTCCCAACGTGGATCTTCCTCGAATCCGGAAAGCCACTCGCGAGGCAATGCTTTCGCCGTATCGATCGGCAAGATGCCTTGATCCCACAGCGAGCCGGCGAAGCCCGAATAGCGTCCGCGTTCCCGCGCCAGCTCGGTCGACGCCAAAATCGCCTGCAACGAAATTTCGCCAAATACCGCATCCGTAATCTGCAAATGCGAAATCGACTCGAAATCAATGCCGTTGCGCACGAGATAATCCATCCAACCCATGACACCGAGACCGACCGGGCGATATTTGAGATTCGAATTCTTCGCCTTGTCGACCGGGTAGAAATTGAGGTCGATCACGTTGTCGAGCATACGCATCGCAATCGGAATTACGCGCTCGAAGTCGCCGATGTTCAAAACCGCAAGATTCAAGGAACCCAAGTTGCAGACGGCGATTTCTTCATCGTTGGTATGTAAGCCGATTTCGGTACATTGCCCCGTCAGAATGCCGTTAAACATTCCCATATGTCGCTTGGGCTCAGTAAAGCAATAAGTATCGTCACGACGCCCAAAATCATTAACGGATTTGACCGTAATAAACTGCTTTGCGCAACGATTGGGCGTATGTTTCTCAATCACCAAACGATTGCAGCTTAAACCAAGTTCCAAAAGATGCTGTGTATCCGTACTGTTAATTAGCAGTTGATAAAGCGCCTGACATTCATATGCCGGTTGATCATCTGCGAATCTTGTTACGGATGCTCCTTGCGCCAGTGTCACTTTGGCGTCAACGCCCAACGTTTGCAGCATTAGACGAACTTTATTAAGGAACAATCTATCAACCGACTCAATTTGAAGCGATTGATTTCCCCCATTGTGCGAAATAGACCCGTCTGCATCGAGAAGACCTGCCAACCACTTCAGACGACTCTCAACGCTGTAGTTCATTGGCACAGTAAATTTTGGCGCCAGATCATGAACCAAAGAATAGCCTAATCTGCCATCTGCGTGTTCTTTGTTAGAACCTGAGCGAATCGCCAAATGTTTGATCAACTTTTTCTTTTCGCCATACAACCAAATGTATGGTTTTCCACAACTGTAGTGACCATCACCACAAAAGAAGCCGTGTGTGTAAGCATGATTAAATTCTCCCTCGCCCTCGATAACAGGCAGAGTGAATTTGATTAGCTTGTCACCCTCTTTTAGTTCATTGGCGCGTTTTTCAATAGGGGCATCTTTGTGGTTTTCCTGCACATAAAATTTGTGATAAGGCGTGCATTCAATGTAAGCGCCGTTACTCAATTCTACAGTCAGAAGTGACTGATTTTCCCCAGTCTTAAAAATAGTCGTCTCGGACCATTCTTTACCATTCCAAACCTTGACGGTTTGCCCTTCAAGCTTGGCAATTGGGAATTGGCCTTTGTCTGTCAAAATCATCGTTTCGGGCGCAACGCAAAGATTACTTGATCTTACGACGCCCACATGCTGATTCTGATAACGGCGATTGAACTCGTCCTTGAACGTGATCCAGGGACCGCCCGACTCGACCAACGCCTCAATACTCTTTCGCCAGAGTACATTGGCGGGAATCGTCGCGACCGCATCGCCCAGAGCTTCGGCTTCCTCGTAGGCTTTCCTGAAAGCTTCCCCGTGCAGCTCGCACAGCTCGGGATGGGCGTGCGAATCGAACAGCGACCAGGGCTTTTCGTCGCGCACGCGCTCCATGAAAAGATCGTTGACCCAAAGTGCCGTGAAGATTTCTCTGGCGCGGGCACGCTCTTCGCCGACCGGCTTCTTGAGATCCAAGAATTGCAGAATATCCGCATGCCAGGGCTCTAAGTAGGCTGCAAAGGCCCCTAGTCTTTTACCACCATTATGCGCTAGGAAAGCAGTCGTCATATAAGACTCTGCCCCTTTAACCTTCAAATCAACAACAAACGGAACAGGGTCGATCTGTTTGATAGATTTGACTCTTGAGTACAAAACGCCGTCAACAACAAACCAGTTACGTTTTGTTAGATGCGTCACCTCAAAGAATTGAGCGATTTCTGATACTGCGGGAATACGCAGAACATAAGGTTGTTTTTTGGCTTTAAATTTACCGCCTCTGAGAGGTCTGCTATTGCCAGCACTAGCGATTCCCAGTCTCAAGAGTTGATAGCGCACACCTTCAATCAATTCTCTGGACGAATTACTGAAGGTAATTTCTTTACCGCATGAAATGTTTCCATTCGTTTCAATCAACCCGCGAATCATTTGCAGCGTTTGTGATGGCGGTAAATGATTGAACCGACGCGCAATTCTTTTTTCTTCATTTTCACCATATAGGTCGTCTTTATTAAACGACAAACAGCATTCATCACCTGCAACAAAACGTTCCGTCGTTGCGTCGCGCAACTTTTCCTTCCCTTCCGCCCATCTTAAAAACGTTGTGTTTTCCCTAACGTTCTCCCAATAATGAATTCCGCGCTGTGTCAGATAGTTCCGCACAAACTCCAGCGTATCGCATTTAAGCGTCGAGTGGCACGTAATTTCAAATTCGCCGTTAGAGTAATGACCATCGCCTAGTATGATTCCGTATAGGCGAGCATCATCATCGGTGAAGTTTTGAACAGGCGTTATTTCTTGCGGTATGATCTGTCCAACGTAGTCACCTCTTTGAAGTTGTCCCGCGTCAATCCATTCAACTTTGAGCTTTCCTCGATTTAACATTGAAAGTGTTCGATCGATGGTTTGCCCTATTTGAGCGCCGCGAATTGCCAGAATGGGATGGCCCGCAGTTATTCGAATAGGCTCAATGGCGTGCTTAATATCGATTTCCACCATAGGGTCATGCTGGGCGTACACCATTCGATCCGTTACTTCCGCATATCGCCCACCGACACCCAAAACCAAATCCCCAATTTCAACATTTTTGATGGGTTTAATCTTGTCTGCGGTAAATACAAGTGTATTCGGCGCAAGGCATTGATTTACGGCAACCGCAGTGTCGTTGAAAATTTTGAGATAGGGTACGACGCCCGAAGATTTGCCGTTGGTCGATTTGATATGCGACCCGGCCGCACGTACCCGTGTCCAATCCGAGCCGATGCCGCCCGCAAACTTGGACAATAGGGCGCAGTCCGTGATCGACGCGAAGATGCCTCTGCCTGTTTCGGATTTATTGTTTTCCCGGATCGAGTCGTGAACGGTCGTAACGTAGCACGAAGACATCTGGGAATGCCGCGTACCGGAATTGAAGAGGGTAGGGGTGGAACTGACGAATTCGTGTTTGGATAGGATGTCATAGAACTTGATCGCCCAGTCGGTCGCGGCGTCTTGGTTCTCATTCAATGCGAGGCCCATCGCAACGCGCATCCAGAAATGCTGCGGCAGTTCAAGCAACCGTCCTTCTTTCGCGCCTTTTTCGGGAAAGGCGCGAATCAGATAGCGATCCGCCAAGATTTGAAGACCCAAATACTTGAACCTGAAATCGCGCATGGGGTCGATCGCGGCATCGAGCCGGTCGAGATCGAAGTATTCGAGAAGTTTCGGGTCGAGATTGGAACATTCGACACCTTCCTTGATGTAATTTTTGAGGGGTCCATACGTGATTTCGCCGTTATTGACCTGTTTGTACAGCGATTGCAGCAGCATTCTTGCCGCGGCGTAGGTGTAATCCGGGGTATCAACATCGACCAGCTCGGCGGCGCTTTGAATCAGCGCCCATTGAATATCGGACGTCTTGATGCCATCGAAAAGACGAATATGCGCATTGGTTTCGATCAGGGATTGAGAAACATCGAGACCGTCGCACGCCCACTCAACCGCACGATGAATTTTATTGACATCCAATGGCTCCAACGAGCCGTCGCGCTTGACGACAAGCATAGAAACTCCTATTAAAAATTGGGATCGCTAAAGCATCTATTATAACTCAGTTGTGACTTACCAAACAGTCGGCTAAAATGCAATCTCCTGTAGTGCGCGCCGCATGGCGATCATCTGTTTGAACTGCTGAGTCTCGATGGCGGCGTGCATCACGGCGATGGCATCCGCCATGTGCTCGGAATTGAGAGTGGGTTTTTGCGTTTTCTTGTTAATTTTCCAGGAAAGATCGGGAAAACGCCGATAGGCCCATTCGATAACCCCTACCTTCGAGGCGTTCTCATTTCCGGTAGATTTCTTGGCTTCGAGGGGCAAAATTTCGATCAAGGGAAGATCGAGCGAAAGAGACGCAAGAATGCCCATCGTAATGCCAAAATGCTTCGCAGCAGCGGCAGACTTAGACCCGAACGGAATCTCGGCGGCAATCACATTGCAGGTCTTCGCAGTTTGGCGCAGATGAGACAGAAGTTCTCGGGCGCAGCGTAAATCGTCCGAATTCGCACGAACGACTTTTCGATTCTCGCGCTTGGTCTTGAGGGTGCGAATCTGAGTAATGTTGAGTCTCTCGGTATCGAGATCATAGGTGCCCAGCGCGATACCACAGTTTCGAAGCGTAACGTCAAGTGCCATTAGGTGCAGTTTCATTAGCAATCTCCATAAGTTTGTCGAATAGGACTTGGGGGTTTGATTGACATCCTCCCCGCCCTCGATAAATGCGATAAGGTTCGTTATACGACATGGGCAATCCCCCCTTCATTGACGACTGTGATCGACGACCTTATCCAATCGTTGAGTGCGTTATGACTGATCACCAAGACCGTACCGCGCTCTTTCGATTTTTCGTCCAAAATCGCCATCAAACGCTCAAGCCCCGCATCGTCGAGTGCGTGATCGATTTCGTCGGCGATGAAAAGATTTAAGGGCTTCTCGGCACGCGCCGCGACCAGATCCTGCAACGCCATTGCGCAGGCGAGTCTCACTTTGCGTTTTTCGCCCCCGGAGAGTCCCGCGAACCGATTCGCGCCCATCGTCTTCTTAACCTCGATCTTGAACTTTTCACGCAGCTCCTCTTTCTTCGTCATTGACAAGGTCGACCATTGCGCCTGAATCTGTCCGTCCGAGAGATGTCCCAGGTAATGCGCGGTACGCGCGTTCAGGAAAGGCGTCGCGATATCGAGAATGTGCGCCCTGGCCCCGGCGGTGCCGAAGACTTCAAGCGCGGATTTCGCGAGCTTTTCCAATCTCTCCGCGTCTTCAACGCTCTTTTCGAGTTCGCCGAGCTCTTTGGTTCGAACATCGAGACGTTCTTGCCAACGCCTCAAATTCTCGATGTGCGGATTGATTTCGCACATGATGCGCTCTAAATCCATCTTCGTCTGCTTGACGGTTTCAGCCTGCTTCTTGAGCTGTCCCGAGATCGAATTGATTTCGCGGACTTTGCGCTCTAAATCGTTTTTTACGCTCAAAAGCGCACTAATATCGACTTGATCGCGTTCGAGCTCGGAAACGCGATTTTGAGCGTTTAAAAGCGCTTTCTGAGCGCTTTCCAACTGCTGTTTGATCGCTGTTGCTGCTTTGCGTTTTGCATCGAGCTTTTCTATCGCGGATTTCTTTGCGGATGCGAGCGACTTTTCGGTCAGGGGCTGCGCACAGGACGGACAGGGCTTACCCAGTTTGTGCGTCACTTCATCACATTCTGCCTTGAGCTCCTTGATCATGTTCGCCACATTCCGGCCGTCCGACTTGATACGTTCCAGAGCTTTCTCGGCTTGAAACTGTGTCCTGCGCGCCTCTTCAAGCGCTTTTCGAGAACCTTCCGACTTTGTAATCTCTGCATCGATCTCCTTAATCTTGGTGATCACCTCAACGCCATTTAGTGCTTCAAGTTGCGCCTTAAGATTCTCGAACGACGAAATCGCCGTCTTGAGATCGTCTTTTTTTGCTTTTACCTGAGCGTCGTGCGCTCTGCTCCAACTCTCCGCGTCGGACGTCGTTTCGTCGATCGTCTGCTTAATGCTTTCGATATCCTTAATGACTTGATCGCGCTTCGATTGCGCATCAAAGAAACGACCTAATGCCTCCTTGTGACGCTCTTTGGCGATTTCGTGCGCTTTCTGCAGCTTGGTGATGCCGACGGCTTCTTCGACCAGAAGCTTCAGATTCTTATCGGTCATCGCTGGAAGATCCGGCATACGCTCCTGTCCGAGATACACCGCAGCATTGAAGACCTCGCGCGACATTCCAATAATCTGTTCGATCTTCTTTTGAGTCTCGGCCGTCGTGCCGCAAGTGAGATCGTAGATTTCGCCGGTCTTATCGTCGAGCATCAAAAGCATCAGGGCGTTTTTGTGCTTTGAATGCTTCCGGTAGCGGGCGATGCGATAAATCCTGCCTTCGTCCTCGATGTCCATGACGCCTTCGCAGTCTTTCTTAACCTGGTTGTTGACGACATCATCGCCCACGTAGCCATCACGAGCGATCGTGCCATAGGCGATCCATTCGATTAGATCAGCCAGCGATGACTTGCCAGAACCATTGCTTTTGGCGCTCGGGTCGGTTCGGTTTTCGCCTTGAATGAGAAGAAGTCCCCGATCGTCGAGACTCAGTTCGATCTCGCCCAGAACGCAGAAATTTTTGCCTTTGACTTTAAGTAATTTCATAATTCAATCATGACTTATCATAATGTGCCATAAAACACCTTCCTTTAGGTGGTGAAGTGTCAATCATCATCTGCCTCCAACGCTTTCATCAAAATCTCTCCGCACAACGCCTCCAATTCCGGGGAATGATCGGGTCGCGTCTTGACATAGGACGTCACGACCTCGTGCAGCTTCATGCCGGGCGCCGCGACGGTCGATGTGCGCGTCACGCGATTTTCGCGAATCGGGTTGATGACGATGCCAACTGCTCCGAGATCCTTCAGCATGTCGCGAAGCTGTCGAACCTCCTTGTCGCTTTCGATGGGAAGATCGGCTCGCACGTAGTTACATTTCACCAGCGCTTCCAACCCTTCTTCATCCTCGATGTGTTCGCGATCGAGACGAACGAACTTGGGCGCTTTGGTTTCGTAATGAATGAGCTTGTCGTCGGACGTTCGTATCAAGAACCCGGCCAACGACCCGACGTCACCCCAGGTTTGATGTGTCGACGCGCCGATCGAAACAACGCGGTCGCTGAATTCGACGCAGTTGTGATAATGCCCCGAAAAGATGCGTCTGAAGCCTAAGTTATCCTCAAGCCACTCGGGATCGAGCCCGCCCAGACCTTTGATAACGCCGTCGATGGGCGCGTGCATGATGAGCTCGCGCGTTCTGGGTCCGGCATCGTCCGACAATTTCTTGAGCGCCGTTTTGAGTTCGTCCAAATTTTCGATCCAGGGGCAGAAGGCGTAGTCGTCTTTAAAACATGGCTCGTTGATGACGATGCAGCCGACCTCTTCGAGCGCCGTCACTGCGCTGGTCAAATGCCGGACGTCGCGCGATTCGAGATCGTGATTTCCAGCCAACACGAAAATTTGAAAACCCTGTTTGACCAGCTCGCGATAAACCTTCAGAACCGGATTCAGGACGCTCGGGGCGAGTCTTCCACGCGTGTGAAAGACATCCCCGGCGCAGATGATGCGATTGCCGCCATGCTGCTTTCTGAGTGTGTTCGCGGCGCGTAAAAACTCGTTGATTTGAAGTTTCAGCCTCGAATTGACGCCATCGTCGTCGATCTCGGAAAAGGCATTCCAGGCGTGAAAATGCTGATCCGCCACGATCAGCGCGGGTGTTAGTTTTGACATGCAGTCTCCTTTTGACAGCGCGGTTTATAAAAGATGTGTTTGCCGAACCGACCCACTTTTTGAAGTTCTTTTCGCCACTTCGGATGCTTGCCGATACGATGAAAATGCGTGGCGCCGCCGGTCACGTCGGGCTCTTTGCGTCTCAGCGTGCGCGAAGCGATCAGAAGCGCTTGCTGCCAAGCTTCGAACTCGATCGGGTCTTTTTCGAAGCTAACTTTCGGGAGCCCCTGAGAGCCCACGCTCGAAACCCAGGAAAATTGACCCTTCTGGTACACCACCTTGCAGACATCGTTCGGAAATCCGTCTTGTCTAACCCGATTCATGACGACCTGAGCGACGGCTTTCTGAGCGATGATCGGCTCGCTTCTCGCTTCGTAGAACACATTCAAAGCGAGACAGAGAACTGCGGTCTTGATCATTGTCGTAACTCATTAGTCAGTCGTGAGTTACTTTATAAAGCAAAAGAAACGGTCTGTGAAGCTTCACGCTAGGTTATGCGTGACTTACAGACCGAAACAAGACTACAAATTCTCAACCGCGCGCAGATAAATTACGGTTGCTTGACTAGCATTGTTGAAAGCGCGAGTGCCGTAGGCGTTCTTAAGACACTTCAACATGGCTTCGCCGACATTCTCGACGATGCCCTTCGCCTTCAAACGATGTCCGTTCTTGCCGTGAAGTTCCGCCATTTCGCGCTTGTCGCCGAGATATACCGCGGTGACCTCGGCGTACATGAAGATTTCGCCGGTCTTGGCGTTCATTAGAGCCACGGTATCGCCCGGCGCGACCCGACGGGACCAGGCGGCCCCCAATCTGAACGTAGCGAAATTGCCCTCGAACCCCAACAAAGGCGGCTTGAACTTCAGAATCGGGGCGAACTCCCGACACTCGGTTGCCGCAAAATCGGCGCACATGCTTCTAATTCCGCAGCGATGACACAAAATGCGCCCGTCGGAGACGAAGCCATCCGACAGGCGCCTGATTCCGCGAAGATCCGTCACTATATCGATGTTCACAAAAACCACCCTTTTTATTGTTATGAGTGGTTTGAGTCTAACGGACTTCAGCTCATACCGACTACCGGACCAATACAGGTAATTGTAGATATTGCCTTACACCGCTTTATCCTTTTTGGACGACGACTTCTTTTCCTCCTCCTCTTCGAGTCGCGCCTTTTCTTCCTCTTCCCGGCGTTTTCTCTCTTCCTCTTCGCGCTTTCTTTCCTGCTCTTCGTCCCAGACCGCCAAGATGTTCATCAACTTCGTCTTGCCGTTACGCGCCCTTTTCAAAGCCTCGATGATCTGACTCTTGTAGTAGAGTTTCCCATCCCATTTAATTCGATTCCCCGACTGCTCGATTGCGCCTATTTTGACGAGATATTCAACCAGCGTTTCGATATGATCGAATATCGCCATATTGTTCAAATCGAACGTCATATAAAGATCGGCATTTTGAAATGGCCGAGTATGCTTCGATTTGACGCACTTCGCCTTGATGAGCTGACCCAGCATTTCCTTCTCTCTTCCGTCGCTCATGATGCGAGTGCGAGCCAGCGACAACCGACCGGACGCATAAAACTCCATCGCATTGCCACCCGGCGTAGTTGTCGGATCGCCATGCAGAACGCCCGGCTTGGTTCGAATCTGATTCAGGAAGACGAACGTCGTGTCGAATTCTTCCGCCGCCGTGTTGATCTTCTTGAGCGTAGTCGACATGACGCGCGACATGGCGGTGTTGTCATTCATATTGAGTTCCGCGAGCGTCTTTTCGAGCATCGATTGCGGAACGGCGGCGGCGATCGAATCTTGCACGACGATGATGGGTGCGTCGGGCGGCAAGAGTTTCGATCGACGAATCACTGACACCGACTTAATGGCGTGATCGTTGCCTTCTTCCCAAGTCTTTGGGCGTTTGTAAAGCCAGAAAGGACTCTGGGTGTTAAGGCCGTTACTTTCCGCAACAGTTACTTCGAAGGTTCGTTCGTAGTCTTCGAAGATGGCAATACCGCCCATGCGCTGCGCTTCGATCATAATTTGCACAGCGAGAGCGGTTTTTCCGGCCGACGAGGGGCTATAAAACTCGTACAGTCTGCCGAAGGCGAGACCGCCGTTATGCCGACCGGACAAGATGTAATTTAGATTTGGAAAACCGGTATCGATCCAATTGATGACGGTTTGCTTGTTGTCCGACACTCCGACCTCTTTCGCCAAAAGTGCCGCCAATTCTTCTGCTGCTGACATGGGAACCTCTTAAATTGAAACTCGATATGAATGTGTGTTGGCGTAGTTGTCGCGAAAGGGCTTCGACCAATCGCTTTGACGCAAGAGTGAAACGAAATTAAAGTGCTGACAGAGTTCTTGAAACCTCGTTTCGTCGGGGGCTCGACGCACACAAATAAGATCGTCTTCCGAGACATTGATGAATTCCAAATCCATAAGCTTCATGTTGCGAATGAAAGCATCGTGCGTTCGCGCCATTTCACCCCATTTCTTTGAAGTGGGTGGCGCCTCATTCAAAGCAAGACGCCGAAAAGCTTTGGGAATTTTTTTACCCAAACGTTTTTCAACTGTCTTTTCGCCTTCAGTGTTATAAACGTGCAAAAACTCAACTACGCCGCGCATCGGAAACGCCTCAAAGAGTTCTTTGATCGCAACTTCACCAAAACCGCCAACGCCCGGAATGTTGTCCGACATATCGCCACCTAAAGCTTTTGCTTGAACGAATAGCGTCGTGTTCTTAAACCCCGTGAAGTTTTCAAACGTGTTGATGTTGCAGGAACGATCGAATCTCGGGTCGAACCAGGACACGTTCTCGCGAACGAGCTGACACCAATCCCGATCGCCCGTAACGAGAAGCGCACGCTCGAATTCGCCCCTTCGAACGATGTGACCTGCGATATCGTCGGCTTCCACCGATTTTCCCATCATCTGCAAAACGCCCAAACTGTGAAGAAACTTCACAACCTCCGGGCGCTGCAACTTGACAGCGGCCCGCATCGCTTGCTGTTCGGGGGTTTCATTACGATTGCCCTTGTACAAGGGCCACAGGTCAAAGCGCCACTGCGCTTTTCCGTCCCACAAAACTACCGGCATGTAACTTCGATGCCGATCGAGAAGATTTCGCAATGTTCTCAGGACGCCATATATGCCCTGAACTTCCATATCCCGACACGTCAGTCTTGGGGCATCCTGCGAGGCATAAAGCAGAGTGTTGCCGTCCACCAACAATAGATTCATTTCGTTCCCCTTTGAAAAGAAGGGGGCGGGGAACCCCCCCACCCCCGAGCGAGAACACCCACTCCAATTCGCGACTTAGCCGAGTTCTTTCAACAAATCGTCAAGCTCATCGGCGGCAACGGGGTCGTCATCGCCGACAACCTTCTCGTTTCGCGGCGGATAGGCCGTGACGCTGTCGGGAATATCGTCGTCGAAAGCATTGCTCGGCGCCGGCGGGCGCGGAAGAGCGCCGTGATTGACAGGCGATGTCGGTAAAAAGCCGGCAGCGCTGCGCACGGCGACGATCGCCTTCATCCGACCTTCGTCGTACTCCTGCGCAACCCAGTTGTCGAGATTGTGCAACTTCTTCAAGATCTCATCCTTGATCGGCACATCCTTCGTGCCCGGCGTGATGGTGTAGGTCGTGTTCTTGCCGGTGCCTTCGCGCTTGATGGTGATGTAGGTGCCGAATTTCGGATCGGTCAGACGATTGACGTCCGGGTTGTCCTGGCCGTACTCGGCAATGATCTCGATCAGATTGTCCATGCAGCCGAAGGGCAGCTCAAGAATCACCGGATCGGACGACACCTTGCCGTCGTCGCTGATTTCGAGCGCATTGAACAAGACGCGCCCGGATGCGTTCATATCCCTGAACTTCTGAATGATGGAGTCGTTCGGCGCGCTGGAGATGGCTTGCGAAATGAGTTCGCAAATCTGACAGTCGCGCTTAAAGGTCTTCGACACGCAGATGTAAACCGCCTTGACTTGACCGTCATCGCCGCGAATGAAGTGCGCCCCGTATTCGTGAAAGAACTGCGGGTCCGCCAGACCGCGCCAAGAGGGTAGTAAACGCCAACGCGAACGCCCGTCCTTCGGTTTGACGGTCTTAACGCGATTGCCCGAACGAGCTTTGACTTCCTTCTGATAGTTCAGGATGAAATCCATCACAGATGACATAAGCAGCTCCTAGTGGATAGTAGATAGTAGATAGTAGATAAATAGGTAAGTGATGACTTATATATTTAGGCAGAATATCAAACAATCCGCTCTCAACGCCTCATTGCTTCGAACGCTGAGAGCAATGTCATTATCTCATGAATGACTTACTTTATGCGCTGGCAGAACGAGATTTTGCGAGGTATTCTTCGACTTTTTCCTGAATCCGAAGCTCGCCCCTCTTCTCGTCGCGCCGACTAAGACCGATATGAACCAGCATATCGCGCTTCTGGCGCAACGCTTCCAGAAAATCCCGAAGCATCTGCGCGTCGGTCTTGACCTCGTTGTAACGCATCCGAAGCTTGATTAGCTCGGGATCACGGCTGAGCTCTTGATCTAGCGCTTTCTCGGTGATTTTCTTCCCTTCTTTCTCGTATTTGTTCCGTAGTTTCTCGTAAGCAATGCCTTCCTGAGTCTCGATCCTGAGTTTCAGATCGAGCTCCTTCTTCGACGCGATGCGCGACTGCTCGGCATAGAAGGCAAACAACCCCGCCTGACTGCGGCAAGCTTCTTCAAAACTCGCGTCGGCGATCTTGGCGTCTTTCATCATCTGCTGAACAAAGCCCGAATCGCCATAGCCCGGACGGGCATTCTCCATCATTTCGATCTCGTCGAGATCTCCCTGTTTCAAGACGGAATCCTCTTTCAAAGACGTCGAATCGTCCTTCTCGACCTCTTTGGTTGTCGAGAGCGCCAGCGTCTCCGACAGCGCGTTGGATGCTTCTTTGATATCTTCCGCCAAAGCCGCCTCCAGTTCGTCGAGATCGCCGAGATCCAATTCCAAATCATTCAATTCCGAACTTTCTGACATAAATACCTCTTAGTTAGCGTTACAGACACAATATAAGACGAAAACTTCGGGCGCTGAGCGGGATTAACTCAGCATCAGCGCCACCTTACGAAAGATGTCCCGCACGACCTCTTCAAGATGAGGCTTGAAATGCAGCATGCCGGGGTTGATCCCCAGAACGATATTGGCGTCGCGTTTTTTGTCGTAAATCACTCTTCCCGCCAGCTCTTCGATTCCGCCCTTGAGATCGGGCGCGAAATGACGAGAGACATTGCCGCCCATGCAGACGATCACGGACGGCTGAACCAATTCGATTTCCTTTTCGAGCCAGGGCGAGCACGCCCCGATTTGCGCGGGTGTCAGTCGATCGCTCTTGGGCGCCTTGACCAGCGACGTAAAATACCCCTGCGCGACGCTGAGCCCCGCATCCTTGATGGCTTCCTTGAGCACGAGACCGGCTTCGCCCTCCAGCAGTCTTTCCTTTCGAGCCTCGAAACTGGACGGGCAATCCGTCACCACCATGAAACGAATCTTTTTGCCCGATCGAGGTTCGATATGCCATTCCTTCTGTAGCGAGCAGGCATCACAGGCATTGTCGCGCCAAGTCTTGTACATTTCCTTCAAGGGTTCCTCGATCAGCGAGCGATTGCACACCCGCGTCATCTGTACGAAATCGATCACGAGACCCGGCATCAGTTCGATCTGATCCTTGACTCTGTCCGGGTGCCGCGCCGGGAGGCTTCCTGGCTCGATGCTCGCGAAAGCGCCGACCTTGTCGAGCGTTTCGATTTTCCGAATGTTGACCAAACGCCCTGGAACCGTATTTCTGAATTGTTCGCGATTCTTGAATCTGCCGATCTTCGATCGCGCCTCGACGATCGCCTTCGCGCCATTCTCGGAAATGCCCTTGACGGCGCTAAAGGGGGTGTAGATAAAGATTTCTCCGGTGGCCGGGTTGTCGCGGATCATAAACTCGGTCTCGGACAGATTGACGTCGGGCGGCACGACGACGATCTTTCGCTTGGACGCATCCTGAACCAGAGCGACGCGCTTGGCATCGTCCTTTTCGATCGATAGCGCCGCCGCGTAGAATTCGGGCGGGAAATTGATCTTCAGCCACATGGTCACGTAGGACAGCAGACTATAGGCAACGGCGTGCGACTTATTGAAGCCATAGCCCGCGAACTTTTCGATCTTGTCGAAGAGCTCGCTCGCTGCTTCCTCGCTCATGCCAGACTTCGCATAACACCCCGCAATCCATTGCTCGCGCAGTTTCTTCATCTTCTCCTTGTCCTTCTTGCCCATCGCCTTGCGAAGATTGTCGGCTTCGGCGGGGCTAAAACCCGCCACGTCGCGCGACACCCGCATGACCTGCTCCTGAAACACCATGACCCCGAACGTGTCCTTCAGAGCTTCTTCGGCATTCGGATGATCGTAATAGGGCGATTTCTCGCCGCGCTTGATCGCGACATAATCGTCCAGAAGCCCCGAATCCATCGGGCCGGGTCGATAGAGCGATGTCGCGACCGCCAAGTCGTCGAAGGTGAGGGGGCTGTATTCCGCGAGATCCCGCAAAAGCTTTCGCATTCCGCTGGATTCGAATTGGAACGTGCCTATCGTTTCGCCGCGCCCGAATGCCTCCAACACTTTGGAGTCGTCGAGCGGAATCGTTCGAAAATCCACTTTGATTTTGTGGCGCTCGTAGATGAATCTGGACGCATAAACAATGAGATCGAGCGTCGAGAGTCCCAGTACATCCATTTTGACCAAACCGAAGTCTTCGCACGAACGCTTGTCCCAATTGATGACCGGCCCGCCCGACGCTCTTTCGATGACCGCGCGCTCGATCAGAGGAACATCGGCAACGACGACGCCGGCGGCGTGCTGGCCCATCGTCTTGATGCAGCCGTCGAGCGACTGTGCCAGCGCCCAATATTCCGGGTATTGATCGCGAAGCTTCATCAATTCCGGCACTTTCTCGGCGGCTTCTTCAAGACTCAGCGATTTGCCGTGCTCTTTGGGGACCAACTTGGTCGCGGCCATGTCGTCGGGACTTAGGCCATGCACCCGCCCACAGTCCCTGAACGACGATGCGGAAGCGAATTTCATGTAGTTCCGAATGCCCGCGACCCGCTCTTCCCCATACTTTTTCTTGAGATACTTAAAGACTTCGTCACGGCGCGAGGCTAGAAAATCGAGATCGGCGTCAGGCAGATCGATACGATCCGGGTTGATGAATCGCTCGAACAAAAGCCCGAAGCGCAAGGGATCGACATCGGTGATACCCATCAAAAAGGCCACCAAAGAGCCGCCGATCGATCCGCGACCTGGCCCCGTCTCGATACCCTGACTGCGCGACCAATTCACGATGTCGTGTACCAACAGAAAGTAACGCTCGAAACCCATCTTTTTGAGGATCGACAGCTCGTATTCGAGCCGCGTCTTGTAACGCGGAAGCTCCGAAGCGGGCGGCCGATAGCCGAAGACCCTCGAAGACAGACGTTTCTTCCAGCCTTCTTTGACGATCCCGACAAGCTTCGCGAATTCTTCGTCCGCCATCCGGGGCAAGGACGGGGGCAGCTTTTCGAAGCGAAAATCGCACAGCGTCGGCAGAATGGGGTCGCTTCGAATCGCCTCAAGAAACAGCGACTTTTCAAGCCCGCGCTTCTTGAGGCGCGTAAACAGTTCGAGCGCCCGATCGCGCTGCCGGGTCGATTCGACCAGAGCATAGTCGCGAATGTAGGGGATGAACCGGCGCGTTTCGTTCTTCATTTCCTGATTGGCAATAATGGTCGCCAAAACGTCGCGTGCATCGGCGTCGGTTCGGTCGTCGTAGAATGCCGGGTAAACGAAGCGCATCGGCAAATTGCATTCCCGCGCGGCGTCGAAGGCGATTCGATTGAGTTTGTCGAACAAAGGCGTTCGCATTGGGGTGATTTCGACGATCACTTTTGCGCCTGTAGCAACGGCTTCGCGTAGCAGGGCGTCCCAGCGATAATCGTCGCCCCAGCATGAAAAAAGCCCCTGAATGTCGCCTGTCGTGAAAACCAGATTGTCGTTTTTCAAAACCTCGATAACATCATCCCATGACAGTCTCGGCACTTTGTAAAAGTGCCGCTCGTCGTTAGCGAGCGACAGCAACTTGAAAAGATCCTTAAGCCCTTCGGCGTTTCGCACGAACACCTTCGGAAACCATTCGCGATTGTCTTTGGGCTTTACCAGCTCCTTCGGCTTCGGCGATCTGTAGTCGAGATCCTGAATGACGCGTAATCGGCAGCCGATGAGATAATCAAGTCCTTCTTCCTCGCATTGCGCCGCGAGATCGGGCAATCCCGAGATCGACATCGTGTCGGCCAAAACGACGGTGTGATATCCTAACGTCTTTGCCTTCTTAACGATGTCTTTGGGAGACAGAAGACTCTCCCCAATCGAAAAGTGTGAGCGGGCCTCGATAGCCCCAAACGGTGCTTTCATGTCAATACCACGTAACGTCTTGATGAATCAGGCTTCAGCACTCTCAAATACACAAGCGACACAATAGCGCGATAAAGCTGGGCGTTGTCTTTGTCCATCTTCGACACCGCTTTGAGCCGCTTTGAATTCATCAAAAACTGTTCGGACAGCGTCGAGTAGATTCGAAGATTGCTGGAAAGCTTGAGCCCCGCGAAGGGGTCGAGATCCTCAAGCCAAAAGCCTCTAATCAGCTCCGGCAAGAGACCGCGACTTAAAAGCCCCTTGATCAATTCCCCGATCTTCGGGTCGACCCTTTCGGGATCGAGCAACGGCTGATACTGCTCTGGAATCGGTCTTCCCGGATTGAGTTGCGCCATCTTGCCGCCCTGTAGCGAGAGTCCGTTCCTGACCGCGAGGCATTGCAAACGCCATACCTCTTCCTCGAAGGCGATTTTTTGCCGAAGCTGCAAGGCCGAATCGAGTCCCGCCAAGAAACAGGGCTTCAAATGCGGACAAGTCTTGCATAGAGCCGTCCGCCCGACGATGGGGGCCGACGCGAAGCATCCGTAGAATGTCGTAGCAGTCATAGAGAACGTCGTAGGCAATGCGTCGTAAATGCGTTTCTAGCGCGTTTTTTCGCGCGTTTTTGTCTAGATGCTATGCGACTAGCGCTAAGACAAAAACGCGCGTTATTCGAACTCTAATCGCGCAAATCCATCATTCTTCATCTACCTTCCACGGCGGTTTGCCCAAGAAAAAAGGGGCGATCTTCGGATCGCCCCTGGAGGCTTCAACATGGCAATTAGGTTGCAATCGCGGCTTCGACGGTGCGATCCATAAATCCCATCGCGATCTCACGATCGACCGTCGATAGACGATTGATGAAAGCAAGCATCACGCCAGCTCTGAAGTCGTTCTTGCGCGCCCCGACTTTCGCGGCGTAAATGAGCTCGCGCGGACCCACCGTCGCGGACATCTTGTTGGCGTCGAAGGCTTCCCGAACGAGCCGCGCGAAATCGACCAACTGTGCAGCGTCATCCTCGTCGACGCCGCCCTGAGCGGCGACGATGCTGATTTCGAGTTCGCGCCGCATGTATTCGACGCGCTCGGTGATGCCGAACCGCGAGTAGTTGGCAGCATTCCCAATCTTTGTGCCTTGATAGAGGCCGTGTTCGTCGCCCGAACCATTCGTATTGCCGGTCGCGACAAACCGGAAATTGGGATGCGGTCTGACTACGCGCCATTCGGCCGGGGCCTCTTTAATCACGAGTGACTTACCTTCAAGCACCGGCTGATAAACACCCAGAATCGAGGGATGAGCGAAATCGTATTCGTCGGCGAGATACAGAAAGCCGTAGCGCATCGCGAGCGCTAAGGGGCCGGGCTCGAAATACGTGCCTTTTTCGTTCGCGAGGATTTGCCCCAAGATGTGGGCTTCTTCGGTGTTCTCGGTGTGCTGAATGCGCATGTAGCGACGCCCGGTACGTGCGCAAATCTGCTCAATGATGGTTGATTTGCCGACCCCGGCGTGGCCCCACAGATACGTCGGGATGTTGCAGTCAATCCCGAGCATGACGGTTCGTAATAGATTGATATCGTAAACGTAGTTGTAATCGATCTCGGGGACCAATTCCGCGAAGTCGCCGCCTTTGTCGAAGGTGTTGATCATGATCGGCTTGCCTTGCGCATTCATCGCGGCGCTCGACGAGCCCAGGCCGAAAACGTCGTGAAGCGCCTTCTTCACCACACCTTCGCCCTCTTGCTGTTTGTCTTTCTTGCGTTTTTTGTTGATGAGTTCTTGCGCCTCTTCGGAGAGAAGCGGCGCACCAGGGTAAAGCTCCTGATATTTGTCCAAAGTCGTATCGGGATGCTCCTTCTTCAAATGAAGTTGAATCGAATGAACTGCGCCTCCGCAGATCATGCAAGTAATAGCGGTCATGAAGCCTCCTTTTATATTCAGTCGTGACTTACTTAACGAGTCGATAGTTTATCGTTGTGAACAAAGGGGGACAAGTCATCCGTGACTTAATTCCGATATCAAACCAAAGAACGTTTGAGGAATTGAATAATCTCTGTCGGGAGTTCCGAAACGTTTTGTATCACCGTGCTGTTCGGATAAAACCGTCTGACGCCGACGTGCATGATGCCGATGGCGAAAAGATGAATCCCCATTTCGGTCACTTCCTTGACGGCGTCTTCCAAATCCATGAAAAACCTGTCAGTATTGCCCCACGCATTGGGTTCGCCATCGCTTAGAACGATCAAATAACGGCCGCTTTCAGGGCGTCGCATCAGTCGCTGCGCCGCGATTCTCAGCGACTCGCCGTCGATGTTGTTACGAAGAAACTGGGAGTGTGGCGGCGGGTACATGGCGTGCCCGAAACGGCGCTTGACATCGGTCGACATACGCTCATTGAAGCTCTTGAAGATCGGCATATTGATCGGCTCCCAGCGCGCCCAGTAATTGATCGGACGCCCGGTCTCCATCTCTCGCCGCAACTCGGCATCAAGCTCAGATGGGACCATGTGCGTGGTGAATCCAAGCACCTCGTTTGGAATATTGAGACGTTCCAGAACTGTCGCGAGCGCATACGCGCCGATTACGGCGGCCTCGTATTTGCGCCCCTCCATCGAGCCCGAGCAATCGACCAAAAGCTCCGCTGCGGCCTTGCGCGTATTTGCGAGAATACGCCGCGAGAAGACCCTATCGTCGCCTACCTTGAGTCGGTAAAGCGACGAAGGATTGACCCGGCCTGAGCGTTGTCCCGGCAATTTTCGAGATTGCGACTGTGCGACGATCAGTCGCTCCAGCGTTTTCTGAAGAACGCCGGTCTGCTCGCGGGCAACGGCGTCGAGCCGCGTGAGAGCTTCGTTGCAATTTCTTTCCGTCGTCTTGTGAGGGTAGAAATCGATCGTGTCGAAGTCTTTGGTGTAGACTCGATATTCAGTATCTGCCATCAAAGATTCGGCGGCTCCCCGAAGCACATCGCGAACCATCTTGTCGTCGCTTTCGGGCGGGTTTTCCGACAAGTCGTCGAACAGCGTGACGTCTACCTCTTTATCTTCGCTGGCATTTTCATCTTCACCTGTACCCTCGTCCTCGTCGCCGAAGTCTTTAGATTCATCCTCTTCAGATTCAGACTCTTCGTTGAAATCATCCTCGTCAGATTCTTCGGACTCGGACTCTTCTTCAGATTCAGACTCTTCTTCAGATTCAGACTCTTCGTTGGAATCATCCTCGTCAGATTCTTCGCTTTCAGACTCTTCAGATTCCTTCTCTTCCGATTCTTCAAACTCGGACTCTTCTTCAGATTCAGACTCTTCGTTGGAATCATCCTCGTCAGATTCTTCGGACTCGCCCTGTTCGCTTTGCTTCTCGTCCTTTTCTTCCTGATTCGATTCGTTCTCTTCGCTTTTCTTTTTGTTGGATTTACCCTCGCCGAACTTCCCTTTGTCGCTCTGATCTCCCTCTTTACACTCGTCGCTCGACTTCGGCGAGATGATTTCCTTCAGTTTCTTGATCAGATCTTCGTGCAGATCGACAACATCTTGACAGGTTTCAAGCGTCGCAACCCGTCTCAAGAGATCATCGCCGATATGCCGCGTAATGGGTTCGATCAAATCCCATTTGTCTTTCATGTATTCTTTCGCGACACGCTGACCAGCGTAAGCTCTCAGCATCGGCACGAGCAATACCCGAAACAGCGACACCGGATCGGGTGAGGTCGTCAATGTCTTCGCCAATATTTCATCGAGACGATTTTTGTAAACAAAATCCATTACCGAATTCAAATTAGCCTGACAGCCTCTGAACCGACGCGCCATCAACTTCTCGATGCGGACATCTTCGAGCGCGTTCTGCAGAAAGGCTTCGAATCCGCCTCGCTCTACGATGGGTTTAAAGATCTTCATATCGGAGAACAGCACATGCGCAACCTCGTGATCAAGATAGCCCTGTAAGGCACTGACCACGTCCTCTCCGGCGTTGTCGGGCAGAAACGGCAGATTGACCGAGACAACTTCCCCGGTTTTAGGATCATAATTAGTCTTGGCTTCAAGTCCCCGCTGCGTCACTCTTATATTTTTTTCACTCAAAACCTGAGTGATAGTGACGACGGCCTCTCGAAGCGCCTGAATACGCGATTTGGCGATAGTCATGCGTTCTCCTTTAAAGTTTTAACGAAAGTCTTAACGAATGAGCGACGATTTTAACGACGCTCATTCGGTGCATGCGTGGGAATTAGATAAAAAGCGTAATGACTAACCGCTCGTCAAGATGGGTGGCGATAACGAGGTTAATATCCGCTGGACGCCAAATAAGTGATACAACATAAGAGCCGAAAGAACGGGAACGCTCGCTGTTCGCCGATTCGCTCAGTTCAGCTATTTGCTCCAAAGACATTGTTCTAACTGTGCAGCGTTCAGAAAGCGCCGTTGATAGTTTTTCAACCAACGGGGCAAGAAAACTGCTTTGCATAGTTACCTCCCATTTGCAAATAAAATTACCTATGAATTAGCAAAATCAAAACAATCAATAAACCCATACGTCACTAACAACTTATCGCATCTGTCGCCGATTAGCAACAACGCAATTATACACCAATTACCATCTCTTATTTCTTACGGTATTTATTCCAAACTACCTTATTGAGTGATATGCGGTTTTTAATTTTGACAACATATTTGATGACCGATAGAATCACTCATAAGTGAATAACGCCATGGTGGAGTTTAGCTAAATAGGAGGATGCTTATGACACAGAGTGTGAAGAAATCCGAGACGCGGCCATTTTACGAAATCATTGCCCGCTACATCGATTCGTCTACAAAAACACAGCGCGAAATCTGCGCCGAGATGGGCTATACGAAGCCCAACCTTATTACGATGTTCAAGCAGGGCGCCACCAAGGTGCCGATCGAGAAGGTTCCGCTTCTAGCCAAGGCAGTCGGCGCCGATACCGTATTCTTTCTGCGTGCGGCCATGCGAGACTACATGCCGCAGGTGTTGGAGACGATCGAACAGTATCTCGCCTTTCCCATCACCGAAAACGAAAAGCAGATCATTCGAACCTTGCGGGAGTGGACCGATAATCTCGATCCGAAGATGTTCAAGGAAGAGCAAAAGGAAGCACTAAAGAAATTCGCGGAGACCTTGATCAAATAAGGCATCGGCGAAAATTTCCGATTCCAAGCCCCTCGATCGAGGGGCTTTTTAATACCTTAATTGCGTCGTTTCCCGCCTATACACTTTTCCAAATAGGCGCACCAGATTTCGAGCCCCTTGCGCTTCTCGGGCAAATAGTCGTAGCGATCATAATGCTTGGAGCTGACGTCCGTCAGTGCGTGATTCTGAATGCGATCCCGAACGTCTTTCGAAATTCCGATCTCGCCCATGTGTGTCTTGATGGTTCGACGCAAATCCTTTGCTGTGAACTTCTGACAGCCGGTTCGTTCGCAAAACTTCTCAACCGCATGCGGCAGAGAGGTTTTGTTCATCGGACGCTTCGAGTTGAAATAATTGGGAAATAAGAAGGGCGAATAGCCCGCAAGCGCAATAGCCTCTCTCAAAACCGCGTCACACAGCCTGGTAATTGGGATCAAATGCCAGCGTTTGTTCTTAATGCGTTCTGGTGGAATCGACCAAATGCCTTTTTCAAGATCGATCTCACTCAACGCCGCTCCGGTAATTTCGGTTGGACGCTGACCGCCTGTCGCAATGATGAGCTTTAACGCCAGTATCATCTGAGGCGTGATGGCGGGGCCTTCGTAGGTCCAAATGTGGATGATTTCATCCATCGACAAAACGCGCTCGCCGACACGTTCGGCTGACGGATCGCGCGGAACGTCGGCCACCGGGTTGTGCGTCAGATTGAACATGACGCCAGTTTTAAGCGATTTCGGGTCGTTGTCGTGATGAACCCCGACCTTGAACGCCGTGTGAAGATAGGAGCGCAATCGATTCGCCTGCGTCTCGGAGCCCCGCTCGATCATTCGATACATGACATCCCGAATGTGATGTGGAGTCACTTCTGAAGCCTGCAGATCACCGATGAATGGCACAGCGTTTGCATCGAGAACACGCTTGACTTCCGGCCAGGAACGTTTCCCTTGTTCCTGCATTTTTTGAATGTAGTAATCAAAGAGCTGCTTGACCGTGCCGTCTTTGAACTTCTCGGGTTCTTTGGGCTTCTCGGGTTCTTTGGGCTTCTCGGCCTGCGGATCGATACCGCATTCGACGAGTGCGCGAAGCTCTCGCGCCTTTTCACGTGCGTCGGCGAGCGAGATTTCGGGATAAGAACCGATTCCTGCGAAACGCACTTTGCCATTGATCGTGTACTGCTGAAAAAAACTCTTGTGCCCATTTGGCGTCACCTTGATGCCGAACCCCTTGTCGGCTCCTTTTTCATAGAGTCTATATGCGGTCTTTTTGGGTATGAGCCCCTTGAGCTGCTTGTCGGTGAATCGCATGGTTTCGTGGTCTATGCTGTGGTCTAAATGAGAGCGGGCAAAGCTTAACGAAACCAAACAGTAAGTGACAACTGAACATTAAAAACTATAAGCAAATCAAGGCATTAAAAACACGCCAAAACGACCGTCAACTCTCAAAAACAAAACGGAAGCCGACTCTTAATCCGTTTGTCGTAGGTTCGAATCCTACATGGCCCACCAATTAAAACAAAGGCTTGCGCGGTTTTCCCCGGCGAGCTTTTTTCATGGTAGACGCATGGTAGACGGTAGACGAAAAATCGAACGTCTTCGCCAGGGGCGTTTGACGGCCATTTGATTTCGTCACGGAAACAAAAAACCCGGCCAAGGTTTCCCCGGCCGGGCTGCGATCAATGACCAGCCAAGCGAATCTTATCGGCGGCCTTGATATGTCCGAACGAATCGAAAAGCAGCCCGCCGGCTGCCATGATGAGAGTAAAATCGTCTGGGTAGCCTACAAGGTTGCTCACGCGCTCTCCGAATCGCCAAAAAACCGAATCGCTCCGCGAAACGCCGTCACCAGGAACCATTGCCTTGCAGCCCGAAAATAAGATCACGGCCGCGTTGTATGACTCTATTGCGTCGCCAAGCGTGTCAAGCTTTTCGGACATGGCGACATCCGGTTTCGCAAACGTCTTTATCAAGTGTCCATGCGCCAGAACGACCAGCTTGTCCATTATTTCCGCGCGCGTCTCGGGGCCATGGTGCGCGAACGCGACGCGATCGGCTATCGCGAGCAATCCGTTCAGGTATTGAATAACGATCCCGACTCGCTCATCCTCGGTGATTTCCCAATTCTCGCCCCATTTGCGCGCTATGCTGCCATCGATCAGTACGTCAGCGCACGCCACCGCCGCGCCAAACAGATCGTTAGCAAGCGCTTCAATTTGTGCCATCAGCAAAGCCTTGTTGATGCGTTTTTTGTTGAAGAATTGACCTAGCTTTTTAAACATTTCAGTGTCCAAAATTAAACCCGGCTAGGTTCCCCCGGCCGGGTTCCGCTGCTATTGGTCGTTATTCAAGCCGCTCCCGCCGCCCGGCATTGGTCGATCAGAAGCCCGGCCCGTTCAACTCTCAGCCGCACGTCGTTCAGGATCAGGTAAGCGCCGGTCGATCCGGGCTCCGTGGCGATCGATTCACAGCCGAGCGCGACTTGAATCGTTTCCAGGATATGTCCGACCTGCTCCAGGAGCTCGCGGGCGTCGTTCAGGTTCTGCCGTTCCATACGCGCCCCTCATCCGCCGATGACCGGAGAGACCGGCCCACGTTCCAGCGTTTCCCGCACGCAACTCAGGTCGTTCCCGATCGACTCGGACCAATACAGAACCTGATCGGCCAGCCCCTGTACCGTCGGATCGTCCGACAAACGGCGAATGCCGCGCGCCAGCGCCATCAGATGGTCGCATTCGATTTCGCTGATCCCGATTACCTCGATCATCTGCTCGCGGTCCATGAATGCCGCGCGGTTTGGTGCATGAATAGCCATGAATGCCCCCCATCACTTGTATTGCCGCGAAACCTGCACGACCGTCGCTAGATGGTCCATTCCAGGCGCCCACGGTGCCAGCTTGAAGCCGGGCGGGTTTTCGGCGCGAACGGCCACGATGTCGCCCTCGTCGGGCGGAACGTCGTCGAGCCGCACGCAGTCGCCCCGCCTGATATATGGGGCGAACTCGTCGGTCTCGACGCGCCAGAATCCGGCAGTCAGGTCGGTCGGGGTGTTATGATGCTGATTAGCCATGATTGCAACCTCCGTACAGGTTTGCGGTTGTGGTCAGGGTCGGCGTGGTGTTGGCCCACCATGTCGGCCCGCTCTTGTAATGCAATGTGTTACCATTGGCGTTAATTACCGTATCATAGAGTAACGCTAATGGCAATACAAGAAAAACGACTGAAAACCGAATCCATCAACGTCCGGGTGAAACCGGAAATCAAAAGACTCGCCGAGGAATTGGCGGAACGTGAAAATCGGACTCTATCCAACTGGGTCGAGTCGCTGATTCTGCGCGAAGCGGAAAAGGCGGGGATCCGGCCCAAGCGCGGCCCCGGAAGCACACGATGACGTTTTTTTATCCTGCCGATGGCTTCCAGTCGTGCCCACTCTGCGGCGGAAAGGTTCCGGCCAGTTCCCGCTATCCTCGCGCCCTATGCGTCCAATGCGCCAGCGAAGCCACGGACGAGAACGGCCGCCGGCTAACCTTCGGTAATGTTGACGCGACTGGCGGGCTCCAGGTGCGCTACGCAGACACCGGCGAGACTCGGAATCGACCGTTTTGCTATGTCAGGGGCGTTAAATGCCTCGCGGAAGAGGGGCGTTTTGGAGGGTATGTGATTCAGCCGATTGAAACCCATTTCAAACTCTCGCCGGGTTGCTGGTACGGCTGGGAAATGTCGCCCGGCTACCTCGACGACGGAAAGCCCTACTGCTCGCCAATTCTCGTGCGGTCGGTACGCCGGGTCGGGCGTCGATCGGATCGGTTGCACGTGCGGTTCTGGAACGTGCTCTATGCCGACGGGGTCCAGGATTTCGAAAAACGGCTGCACGTGCTCGAACGGGCGCCCGACCGTCTGACCGCCGCGATTGATCCCGGATACGGCCCGGATCGCCGCGCCGTCATCTGCGAAATTGATTTCCGTTGGATTGAGCGGCATTGTCCGAACATCCTGCGGTCGTTCCCGGTGTCCCGCTGCTCGCCGTCGGCTCACGGGTCGGTCTCGGCCTACCTCACCGAAGTGTTTCTCTGCTCAGGATCGCCCGGATAACCTGGCAATCATCCGATCGATCTCTCGAACCATCGCCGTGCTGGTCCGCTCGACGTCGCTCCCGGCCGGATCGCGCCGCCAGGGTTTCGGGTCGGCCGGCGGTGCCGGATGTTTTGGTTCTTGCGCTTGCGGGGCGATCTCGCGCGCGTTTTCGACCGGGATCGGTAGGGTAGGATCGGGTTCCGGCGTTTCGTGCTCCAGCGCCGCCCTGTGCTCGCCTGTCGCGGGCTCCGAGTCGCTGGGCAGCAGTGGATTGACGGCGATCGGTGCGACATAGCCGGCCGGGTCGCCCTCGTAACGCTTCAACTCCCGCGCCGCCCGTTGCTTGAACGCCTGTTCCGTCTCGCCCGCCTCCCGGTGCAACTCCAGCGCCGTCGGCGATCCGATCAAGCGGCCGTGCATCCGGTAGCACTCCGGCCGATCGTCGAACCGGCCGACGATGCGCCGAACGATCAGCCGCGCGGGGTGCCGGCCGGCGGCGCTCTCTAGTCGTGCAATGCGATCTCTAAGATTCACATCGGTTCCTCTCCTGCTGTAGTTCCAGCGCCTCGACGCGCCGTTCAAGCTCGCCGGTCTCGATCAGCTTGCCGAGGGTAGCCAGGGTATACGTCAGTTTCGTTCCGTCGCTCGGATCGAGCCGCCCGTTCCGCATGTCCCGGTAAACCCGCGCCATTTCCCGCTGCACGTCCCGCAGCGTCGCCAATTTGATCCGGCGTTGCTGCGGACGGGGAGGGTTCGCGGGTAAATACTCCTGTCGCGGCTCGTCGGGCGGCATTGATTGACTCATAACGCGCGGTTTAGGCGGCCGTAACGGTCAGGTTTTGAGCCCTTTAGCGCGCCAATGGGCAAGCAGCGGTTCGGGGTCGATCGGCAGCTTCAGCAGCGCCGCCTTATCGATCAGCGGCCGGCCGTCGAATCCTGGAAGGCTTAGGAATCCGTAAATCGGGGTCGTCGGGTGCCGGTTCTGCGACTGAATTCGGCTGATTTGCATGAATCGTGCGTAGGCGTCGATCAGGTCGTTCGCGGCCTTGACGTAATCGAGTTGGGCGGCCTGTTCCTGTAGGGCGAGAAAACAGCGAAACGTTTCCTGAAATTCGGCCTCGGCCGCCTCAAGTGTGGCTTCGGCTGCGTGCAGTTTACGGGTGAGCCCTTCGTTCCGGATTCGGTCCCGCTCGGCCGTTTTCCGAGCGTCCGAGATTTCGGACTCCAGCCGGTCGATGTGTTCTACCAGCGCGGTTAGATGCTCGGCGTCCACCGGCGTTCCTGCGGCCTCGTCGGCCAGGATGTCACCGTACTGCCGTTTGAGCTCGGCCAATTCCGATTCGCGGGCGGACAGGTCGATCCCGGTTTGTTTCCCGATCAGGGCGGCCAATCGATCCCGCTCGGCCTGCGCCACGTCGCGCGCCTGTTGAGCCCGCAGAACGTCGTCAAACGTCGTGTCGGGAACCGTTTTCATATCGCCCTCGATGGCGAGAATTTCGGCGTTCAGGCGGGCAATCTCGGCCTCGGCTGCGGCTGCGCCCTCGGTCGCTTTCCGGAACGCGGCGCGCAGTCGCTCGTATTCGGCTCGGGTCTCGTCGTCCGGGTATTCGCCGGCATTCTCCAGGTTCTGGATTGTCCGCTCGATGGCGTCCAGCCGGCGGCCGAGTTCCATTTCGTCCCGGCGCAGCCGTTCGGCCCGGTTCGTGGCCTCAACGTAGGCGCGGCGGGTCTCATCGAGCCGGGTTCTGATTTCGTGACGGATTGATACGCGATTGGTAACGGCGTTCATCTTTCGTGTTTCTCCGTGGGTCTGGTGAATGGATCGTGGTTCAGCCGGCTACGGCGTTGCGGATCAGACAGCCGAGCTCCGGGGAAACGATGAATTCCTCGACGTACTCGCCGACGCGGACCACGTGCGCGCCCCGAACGGATCGGTTCGGCTCCTCGTAGGTCCACGCGAATCGGTCGCCCCATGCGGCCGTTGCACCCCAGCGGTTCGGGTTTCCGGCCTGCCCCATGTAGAGAAATGCCGCGTGCGGTCCCCATAACCGGGTCAAGCTCGCCGCTTGGCCTTTCTTCGCCGAGTTGTGCCAGGCGTCGCCGACGACAATACGATCGATCTCCAGTAGGTTCGCCACGGCGTCGGGTGTGGCGATCCCGGTATCAGCCCCATCCCAGATAGTCGCCTCGATGATTTTTGGGTGACGTGATATGTGAGTCCACGTCCGCCGCCCGAATACGGCGATATTCGGCCTCATGATGCACGTGTCCAGGGCGTCCATGATGGCTTTAACCGGGTCGCTCGACGGGTCGCTCCATTGGTCTGAACCGGCGAGCGTCTGAACGTTGCCGGCCGGGTAGCTGATACTGCTGAACACCAGATTCGCAACGCGCCGCTCCCGGTCCAGCAAAATTAGGTCCGTCGTGTCCCTGGTCGCGTTCCGCTTCATTTCGTCCGGGTCCGGTGCGTTCGCCAAGTCATGCCAGGGAATGACGTGCTCCAGCCCGGCGCCGTGCACCGCGTCCAGGATTTCGCCGGCCGTGAACGAAACTTCGTTCGGCGCACTCTTACGCCCGACGCGGGTATCCAGCCGCGCCAGCAACTCGGCCGCGTTCGTCGTCAGATATTTGAACTCCATGCTGGCGACGGGAATCCTCGGTAGAACCTCGTCGGCGATGAACCGGTCATTACGGTATTCCCGCGCGACTTTCGTCAACTCTGGGCTGATCGGATACGGGGCATCGGCGAAGTCGAGGGTGCCGGCGCCGGTTTCCTCGTAATTGGACGTGAATTCAACGGTCTGCAT